CGCAAATGCATTACAAGGCAATGCCCCTAGTCAAACAGCTACAGCAAATAGTATTGTACAACGCAACGCAGATGGTAATATTACAGCTAACTTCTTCATCGGTAATGGTAGTCAATTAACAGGTATTACTACTACAACAAGCACTATTTCTAATGGTAACAGTAACGTAAACATACCTGCTGCTAATGGAAATGTTAATATTTCTGCTGTAGGTAATGCTAATGTATTAGTTGTTACAGGAACAGGAGTAAATGTTTCGGGTACATTAAATGTAACAGGTAATGCCAATACAGGTAATTTAGGTGTTTCACAAGTATTAGCTAGTGCTAATGTAACTGCACCACAATTAATTTCTAATGTTTCTACAGGTACAGCCCCATTGGTAGTTACTTCTACTACGGTAGTTGCGAATCTTAACGCAAATGCATTACAAGGCAATGCCCCTAGTCAAACAGCTACAGCAAATAGTATTGTACAACGCAACGCAGATGGTAATATTACAGCTAACTTCTTCATCGGTAATGGTAGTCAATTAACAGGTATTTCCGCAAGTACTATTTCTAACGGAAACAGTAACTTATCAATACCTGCTGCTAATGGAAATGTTAATATAAGTTCAGCAGGTAATGCCAATATATTAGTGGTAACAGGTACAGGTATTGACGTTACAGGGGGCGGTACGGTCTCAGGTAATCTAACTGCAGCAAATTTGGTAGTAGGTGGTGGAGCAGGTGGAAATATTACAGGTGCAAATAGAATAAGCGGTAATACAATAAATGCAGCTACTGCGTTAAATGTATTAGGTGTATCAAATCTTGGGGCAGTTGGTAATGTCATTATTACAGGTGGTAGCAATGGTCAATTTTTATCCACCAACGGAAGTGGTAATTTAAGTTGGACAACAGTAAGCACAAGTAGTATTAGTAATGGAAATAGTAACGTATCAATACCTGCTGCTAATGGAAATGTTAATATTAGTGCAGCAGGTAATGCTAATATATTAGTAGTTACGGGTACAGGTGTTAATGCAGGAACATTGAATGTTACAGGAAATGGAACGTTTGGCAATATTTTAGGACCACATGCTAATGGTAATAGTAATGTTAATATACCTGCTGCAAACGGTAATGTTAATATTAGTGCAGGTGGCACAGCAAATGTTGTTGTGGTTACTAGCACAGGTGTTAATGTTGCAGGTACAGGAAATTTTACAGGTAATTTAGCAGCAGCTAACGTTGCAGGTGGAAATGTTGTTAGTGCTAATTTCTTAACAGGTACATTAACAACTGCAGCACAACCTAATATAACATCTGTTGGAACACTAGCGTCATTAACGGTAAGTGGTAATGGCACGTTTGGAAATGTTTTAGGCCCACATGCTAATGGTAATAGTAATGTTAATATACCTGCTGCTAATGGTAATGTTAATATTAGTGCAGGTGGCACAGCAAATGTTGTTGTGGTTACTAGCACAGGTGTAAACGTTGCAGGTACATTACAAGTATCAGGTGTATCAAATCTTGGAGCAAATGGAAATGTCATCATCACAGGTGGTAGTAATGGTCAAGTATTAACAACAAACGGTAGTGGTAATTTAAGTTGGACAACAGTTGGTCAAGAGTCTAATATTAGTAATGGAAATAGTAACGTATCAATACCTGCAGCAAACGGTAATATTAATTTAAGCGTAGCGGGTAATGCAAACGTATTAGTTGTTACAGGAACAGGGCTAAATGTTGCAGGTAATATTGATGTAACAGGAGCAAATATAACAATATCTTCTGATAATTTTACTGCTAATGGAGCAGCAACAGGCAATGCTAATGCGTCAACCATAACAGGAAATTTAGGTATACGTGCTCTTTCTTCTACCTATACTGATAATTCAGTGGCAGCTAGTTCAACTATTGCTAATGCAGCAATACATGGGTTTGGTACACCAACACTTGATTCTGCTAATTTAACAGTAACTGCTACTAATGCAGCAACATTTTTTATTCAAGGACCGCCAACTGCAGGTTCTAATATGACAATTACTAATCCATATGCATTGCATGTTGGATCAGGTAATGCGTTATTTGCAGGTAATGTGACTGCTGGTAATCTAATAACAGGTGTGGGAACAGGTGGAAATATTACAGGTGCAAATTTTGTTATAGCTAATACATTTATAGGTAATTTAGCAAATGGTACTACTAATGTTTCTATTTTGACATCAAGTGGTAATGTATTATTTGGTGTTGCGGGTAATTCAAATATTTTAGTTGTAACGGGTACAGGTATCAATATTGCAGGAACATTAAATGCTACAGGTAATGCAAATTTTATTAATATTAATTCAACAGGTGTATCAAATCTTGGAGCAGTGGGTAATGTTATCATCACAGGTGGCAGTAATGGACAAGTATTATCTACAAATGGAAGTGGAAACTTAAGTTGGACAACAGTAAGCACAAGTAGTATTAGTAATGGAAATAGTAACGTATCAATACCTGCTGCTAATGGAAATGTTAATATTAGTGCAGCAGGTAATGCTAATATATTAGTAGTTACAGGAACAGGGGTAAATGTTGCAGGTAATATTGATGCAACAGGAGCTAATACAACAATATCTTCTGATAATTTTACTGCTAATGGAGCAGCAACAGGAAATGCTAATGCATCAACTGTAACAGGAAACTTGGGTATACGTGCCATTGCTTCTACCTATACTGATAATTCAGTGGCAGCTAGTTCAACTATTGCTAATGCAGCAATACATGGGTTAGGTACACCAACACTAGCAGCAGCAAATGCTACTGTTACTGCTTCAAATGCAGCAACATTCTTTATTCAAGGAGCACCAACTGCGGGTACGAATATGAGTATTACTAACCCATATGCGTTGCACGTGGCATCGGGTAATAGTTTATTTGCAGGTAATATTGTAACAGGTGGAAATATTACGGGTGCTAATGTAATTAGTGCTAATACAGTAAATGCAGCTATAGGTTTAAATGTATCAGGTGTTTCAAATTTAGGGGCAGTAGGTAATGTTATCATTACAGGTGGTAGTAATGGTCAAGTTCTTTCCACTAATGGTAGTGGAAACTTAAGTTGGATTTCAGTAAGTTCAACTAGTATTAGTAATGGAAATAGTAATGTCAACATACCTGCTGCCAATGGTAATGTTAATATTAGTGCAGTAGGTAATGCAAATATATTAATTGTTACAGGTACAGGAGTAAATGTTGCAGGTACATTAAATGCAACAGGTAATGCCAATGTTGGTAACATTGGTGCTGCTCAAGTTCTTGCTACTGCAAACGTGACTGCACCAACCTTAATTAGTAATGTAGCAACAGGAACCGCTCCAATAACAGTAACTAGTATAACACGTGTAAGCAACCTAAATGTAGCGTATGCAAATGTTTCTGACTTCAATGTAATTACCACTGCTTCTTCGGGTAATTATTATTTAACATTGTCAAGTGCTATTACAGGCAATGTTGCAGAAGCGGGAAATGCTAACTTTGTTGCTAATACATCAAATGGTGCACTTTATGCTACAACATTTTTGGGTAATGTTATAACAAGTGCAGCGAATGCCGTAATTTTTGGTAATAATATTACTGCAAGCGGTGCAGCAACAGGTAATGCTAATGCAAGCACCTTGACGGGTAATTTAGGTTTAAGAGCAATTGCATCTACCTACACAGACAACTCGGTTGCAGCAAGTTCAACTATTGCTAATGCAGCAGTGCATGGATTAGGCATACCAACATTAGCAGCAGCAAATGCCACTGTTACTTCTACTACGGCTGCTACTTTCTATATTGCGGGAGCACCAACTGCGGGTACAAATATGACCATTACCAACCCATTAGCATTACATGTGGCATCAGGTAATGCATTATTTGCGGGTAATATTTTAGGCAGACTAGCAAATGGTAATAGTAACGTAAATATACCTGCAGCGAACGGTAATGTCACTATTAGTGCAGTAGGTACTGCAAATGTATTAGTGGTTACAGGAACAGGTGTTAATGTTGCAGGTACATTAAACGCAACAGGTAATGCCAATGTTGGTAATATTGGTACAACAGGGCTAATAGCAACAGGTGTTTCAAATCTTGGAGCAGTTGGTAACGTTATTATTACAGGTGGTAGTAATGGACAGGTACTAAGCACTAATGGTAGTGGAAACTTAAGTTGGATTTCAGTAAGTTCAACTAGTATTAGTAATGGAAATAGTAACGTAAATATACCTGCAGCTAATGGCAATGTCAATATTAGTGCAGTAGGTAATGCAAATATATTAATTGTTACAGGAACAGGTGTCAATATTGCAGGTACATTGAATACTGGCACAGGTAATGCCAATGTGGGCAACATAGGTGCCACTACAGGAATATTCACTACAGGTAATATTACGACAATTAATAGTGGTTTGATGGCAAGTGGCACAAGTAATCATACTATAGCGTCAGGTGGAAATCATTCTTTCTTTGTTGCAGGTAATACTACTTCTCAGTTTACAGTCACTTCAACAGGTGTTAATGTTGCAGGAACATTGCAAGTTACAGGTGTTTCAAATCTTGGAGCGGTAGGAAATGTCATTATAACAGGTGGAAGCAGTGGACAATTTTTATCGACAAATGGAAGTGGTGGTTTAAGTTGGGCGGTGGCTTCGGTTGGAGCTATTAGTAATGGAAACAGTAATATTAGTATTCCTGCTGCTAATGGTAATGTAACCATAAGTTCAGGTGGTACAGCTAACGTTTTTGTTGTCACAAGCACAGGTGTTAACATAGCAGGTAATTTTTCAATTGCAGGAGCTAATTCTACGATTATTGCAAATAATATTACTGCAAATGGTAACGCAACAGGTAATGCAAACGTATCTACTGTAACGGGTAACCTTGGTATACGTGCGTTTGCTTCAACTTATACGGATAATTCATTAGCGGCAAGTTCAACAGTTGGAAATGCAGCTATTCATGCAATTGGTACTCCAACATTGGCTGCAGCTAATGCTACTATTACTGCAACAAATGCAGCAACATTTTTTATTCAAAATGCGCCTACTGCAGGTACTAATATGACAATTACTAATCCTTACGCCATATACGTTGGCGCAGGGAATAGCTATTTTAATGCAAATGTGACTGCTGGTAATTTAATAACAGGTGTGGGAACAGGTGGAAATATTACAGGCGCAAATGTTATATCTGCAAATTCATTTCAGGGTGCTTTTGCAAATGGAACAAGTAATGTTGCTATACCTTCAGCTTCGGGAAATGTAACAATATCTGTCGGAGGAAGTGCAAACGTAGCAAGTTTTAGTAGTACAGGCTTAGTAACAGGAGGTGGATCGGGTGGTAGTATTTCGGGTGCTGCTTCGATTAGCGCAAACTTGTTTATTGCTAACGCAAGTAATGGTACAATGTTTGCTAATAATTTTTCAATAAGTGGTGCAGCAAGTGGAAATATTAATGCTGCAACTATCACAAGTAATTTAGGTTTACGATCTTTTGCTAGCACTTATACAGATAATGTGTCAGCAGCAGGAACAATTGCAAATGCAGCAATCCATGCAATAGCTACTCCAACAGTAACAGCCTCAAATGCAATTACAACGACTAATTTAGCCACATTGTACATACAAAGTGCCCCTACTGTAAGCACTAACGTAACTGCAACTAATTCATATGCATTTTATGTAGGATCAGGAAATAGTTTGTTTGCGGGTAATGTATTGGGATCGGCAAACATATATACAACAGCAAATCTTGGTTATTTTACAGGAGCAGGTGGTACAGTTACACAAGCAACTTCAAGAGCTACAGGTGTTACTTTAAATAAACAAACAGGCGCAATTACGCTAGTTTCCGCAGCAGGTTCAACTACAGCAAATACATTTACTGTAACAAATAGCACAGTTGCTGCAACTGACGTAATAATTTTAAATCAAAAATCAGGCACTGACCGTTATAATTTACAAGTAACAAACGTAGCTGCAGGTAGTTTCCAAATAACTTTTGCTACCTTTTCAGGTACGACAACTGAACAACCTGTGTTTCAATTCGCAGTTATAAAAGGCGTTAATGCGTAATTATAAATATAGAAAAAGGTAATGTTATGAACTTAATAATTCAAATTAAAGATGGTAATCCATTTGAACATCCAATTATATTATCCAATTTTATTTCAGCGTTCCCCAACGTAAATATTGATGAGCTGCCACCTGAATTTGCATGGTTTGAGAGAGTGCCAATGCCTGAAGTAAGTTGGCATCAAGAAATAATTGGATTATCTTATAAATGGGTTGGGAATATAGTAAAAGATGTTTGGGAAGTAAGAGAGTTTACAACAGAAGAAAAATTTGATAAACAAAATTTCGTAAAATCAAGATTCTCTGAGGTTTTTCCAAACGTAAAAAGTTGGACATTTGATGAAGACCGATGTGGATTTGTATGCCCCGTTGCATACCCTAATGATGGTTTGTATTTTTGGGATGAAAATACACTAGAATGGGTTAATATGCCAAATGCACGTGATGTATTTGGTGAGATTACAGATCCAAATTTTCAAATGCCAATATCTGGGAGTGATTTTAAAACATTTTAAGATAAATACTTTTGTTCCAAGCGAACTCATAATTACATAGGGTAGTTATGGCTCCTAGAACGAGCTTAAGGAAATAACAATGGCAAAGCTAAAAATTCAAAAAACAGGTAATATCGACGTAGGTATTCCCGCACAAACTGAAGTGGGTAATATCGGTGTCGTTGGTGGTGCTAATGGTTTAGGTGCAGTAAGTGGTGGTAATACAATCGCTTGTATAGCAAACATTGAATATAGTTCAGGTTCTTATGCAGCAGGTGATGCATACATTGTTCGTCAAAAAGGTAAATCAAAATTTTTGGTTGCTAATTTGGCAAATACAGCAAGAACACAAATTTGCATTTTATCAAACGTAGATGATGGTAATGTAGCAAACTTGTCAGCAGGTCAAATGGCTATTCAAGGTGTTGATGCATCCGCAGCTAATGTGGCAATTTTCAGTATTATTAATTCACACGCTGAAGGATTTGCTCCTGACTATGTAAATGCAAATAGTATTGGTAATATGGCAAATGCAACTGCTTATCATGTTTCATTCGTTGCAGCAAATGCAACATTGCAGCCTGGTTCAAACTTGGCTATTCTCCAAATCCCAAGTCAATAATCATAATGATAAGCCAACAAAAAAACCCACATTACGTGGGTTTTTTCATTTTACAGCATCATGTATTAATGATATTTTTTGTTGTATAATTTTGTAATTCAAGGTATTGAATAAACCACGATGTAATGGCTTAGGGTATAAATTCATATCTACCCAACAATATCCAATATGCTCATGATTTAATTTTGGTATAAATTCATTATCAATAAATGAATAAAAGGTATGATAAACAAATCGTTTATCTTCGCTTGTGAATTGTTCAATAGGAAATAACTTAATGTTTGGTACCCAAAATTGAATTTCCTCATTGCATTCACGCTCTAACGCTGTTTTTAAACTTTCACCACGCTCCACCTTACCCCCAGGCAATCCCCACGTATTAATCTTTTTATCGTTACGTAGTAGAAATAAATGCCTATTAGTTTTTAGTGCGCAAAATAATATACCTACGCTATTATTAATACGATTTATATTACGATGTTCCATGAACCTTGATCATAAAATCCTTCAAATGATTTAGTCCAACCACTTTCTTGACCAAATCTGTATTGAACAGAAGTGCGCAAGTTTACAACCCATTGTGGTGTGGTTGATGCACTACTGTTAAATACAACTTCCCACTTTGTACCATTATATTCTATAATATCATTTTGATACGCTACAATATCACCCCATGCACTTGCAGTGTTTCTAGTGGTTGTGTTTATTATATCACTGTTTTGAATAATTGCAATAGTTGGATTATTAATCGTTATCGTATTTGCTATTAAATTAATTGAAACAATTTCAGTATCATCAGAAAACATTCGTTGTCCACTTGAATTTGTTCCTGTTAATACACTACCTACCCATGTTGAACTTGCAGCTAAGTGTAAACCACTTACCTGAATTACAGTTGCACCTGCTGCTAAAGAACCTGATTCACTAACAAGCAATTGTAAAGTATTTGGGTCACCAATATCATTTGTTAACAAATATCGTGTGCCTAATGTTGCAACAGGTAGTCCTACGTTTGGACCTTGACTTAGTGGATCCACCACTCTGTCAATAGGTTCTAAAGTATTTGCGGGAATAGTATCTACATCAATATTATACGAAAGTAATCTATCATCTAAGGGATCGTATGTTATCGTACCCATTATTTCAGTATCCATGTATGGATTTTCAAGAGTAATCATAGAGATACCTGGACGGACGTTTCCGTATGCGTTTAAAACTTGATGCCACGTTAATGAGGTATTTGGGCTAGATGGTAATTCTAAATTATCATTAGGTAAATATTCAGGTTGGTTAGCGGGTAATATTTGTAAAGTATTACCTAATAGAAGTACTTGATACCCATAAGGACTTACTTTTTGTCTTGTACCTAATAATAGTTCATCATTTTGCATATCGCTTAATGCAGTGCCTTTGTATATACTGTTAATAACTTTATAAATTACGCCAAGTTTTTGTACCTTAATTGGGCTAGAAATCCATATTGGCATATAAAATTTCCAAGTCATTATATCAATTGGATTAGATGTTCCAATTGGAATACTTCTACTTGTCCAATTTAAGCTTTCTTGGTATACTACACTTAACGAAGTCCAATCAATGAAATTATCAGTGCTCTGTATTTCTAATGATGGGTTAAATAATACACCAAGTTGTTCAAATAATTGCATTTTTTGGTTATAATTACTAGTCCAAAAGTCCACGGTTACACTTAAACGATAAGGTACAGGCATCAACCTTTTTACACTGAACGCATTACCTTGTGTAGTTTCAAATTCTTGTGTTTCATTATTGTAAGAACGTTGACGTATTGATAAATTATCTACAAAGTATGGGTCTTGTGTACGATTTTGTTCGTATGTTAGTCCATTAACATAATACGTAATTTGTGGAACTGTTGGTAAATTGCTTGGGCTATTGTTACTAATGATGTTCGCAACGTTTCTACTTTGATCACCATACATAACAGGAACACGTTTAAGGATAATATTTCCATTAGGATCATATCCATCTTCCACATACCAATTTGATAAGATTTTTGCAAACTGTATTAAAAATCTTCTTACTTGTTTATCATAAAAAAACTGTGCCACTTGTTCTAGTCCTATTCGTCAGGTTGAATGCGTAATGCATTACTTAATGATTGGCGACTTGGTATTAAAGTTCCATCTGTTGTTTGTACAACTGCATCGTTATTTATAAATGAACTTAATTGTGAACGATCATCAAGTGTAAATCCTGTTGCTGTTCTAACGTTTTGACTAATTTCTACCCAAATACTTCCATCATATCTGAATAATTTTTGTGGTAGATAGTCTATACGTAAAAAGTAATCTCCTTGTTTGGGGCTAGCAGGGAACATAATACCTGAACCTGTTGCTTCGCCATTAGGTGCAGTACCATCACCTGCAAGATATCCTGTAATATAACCAAATGATTGTGGGCTTGTTCGACGAATAAACTGAAAACGTGGATCAGAATCCGCACGATAGTCCATCTCAGGTGTAATTATTCTGTCGAAATTGCTTGAAACCAATATAATTTGCCCATCAGCAATTTCATTTTCTAGTGGATTGTTTAGTTCTACAATAGACGGACTTATTACATTAATAATTCTAGTATTTGGTGCAAAAGGATTGACTAATGCTCCCTCAGCTTCTAACAATAGTAAATCATTTAAATCCTGTGTTGTGTTTTCAATAGTAAGTATATATGAACCACGTACATTAGTTGTACCTAATGCTTTTACTCTAAACCAAAGATACTGATCTGCGTTAACATAGGTGTTATCTGCTGTGCCATAAGGTCCGCTTACAGGTCCTAAAGACTGTGCGGTAAGAATTACGTCACCAACCATAGCTCCGCTATTATTGTCAGTACGTTCAGGCTCTAACTCAACTGCTTGTAGTGACATACTAATAAATTGATCAATAGTAATATCCATACTAGCATCTAGTATTAATTTATTCATTGCTTCACGGGCAGATGCACCAATTACAACAAATGGTGAAGTATTATAATAATTTATAGTACCTGTAATAGGTGTAGGTGCTTCCGAACCAATAATTACGTTAATTGGTGGCGCAGGTTGTCCATCTGTAGTAGTTGGAACAACGTATAATTGATCATGATTGTAGCCACCTTTTGGTACTAATCTTGCTGCTTCAGCTAAATTAGTGTTATTAATTTCAATATTTTTGTTATATGTGCTCAAAATGTCATTTAGCTGTTGTTGAGTACTTAATTCCCAATAGATTGGATCAGGAGGAGCAACATTAGGTGGAACAGGTTGTTTTGGTGTATAAATTTTATCACCGTAGAGGACAGTGTAGCCTGGTTCGTAGCTTTGTGTAGGATCCCAATCACCCAAGTAATTATCAGTATTAGTTGGTTGACGTAAAATATCTGCAAATTCTTGACTATCAACAAGTGGTTCTGCTTTTAATCGCCATAAGTGTGGAAACCATGTTTGACTAAATCCTTCACTAGCAAAATTTCCATCTGTAACTTGATAAAATCTTCTTAAAGCAGTAGGTATACTTTCATTTAATGGGTGATAGTCTAGTAAGTGTGGTAATTCCAATACATCACCAACCATTAATTTTCTTCCAAGAATATCAATCATGTCATTGTAATGAACAGTCAAGAATATGGTATCATTGCTTAAAAATAAACCAAACTGACTTAAATCAAAATCAATATTTGAAACATTATAGTGCATTCTGATGCGATAGATATTAGGATCGTATTTTCTATCACGGTTTTCTAACCACATTAAATCTTGAATATTGGTAGGGTTTAGTTGATCATAAGCAGGGGTAGTAAGGTCATCGTTAGGTGGATTATTTGATCCAATGTATTTGTGAACATATATATCTGTACCACCAACGGTGTACATTTCTCTGATTGTTTTATCAAAGAATTGGTAATCGTTTGATTTTTGTGGTCTCCACAGGCTTAATTTAGGCATGATTTATGTATTTATCTGAATAATTTTGTGTTTCTAATGTAAATAATGTACGATTGGATATGGATATGGCAAAGAGAAATAAAAAACAAACTGAGAAATCACCGATAGCAGATTTAACCCCAAAGGACACCGATTTGAAATATTATGGATATGAACCACATTTTGTAATGCAACCTGATGAAAACCTTAGAGATGGTGCATTAGCAAAAGCGTTTACTTGGTACTCTAGGTTTTATGATAAAAAAGATGCTAAAGAAATTATGGTTCAATATTTACAGTGGTTACAACAAACCAATCATGCAAAAGTAATGAGTCGTGTTAGTGAAAATGAGTTTATGGTAACCTTATGTTGGTTAGCAAGAATGAATATGCGTGGTTTAGAGCTTACACAGCATGAATCAGAAATTTTAACCAATGAAGTTACACGATTATTAGAAACCACTGCAAAACCTGAAGTTGTTATAAAAAAAGAATCAAACAAACCAAACGTACAAGAAATTATGAAATCTAGAGCGCATGAAATATGTGGTGAACTAGAGGGGTTATTTGATGAATGCTTACAAACAAAGAGCAAAATAGTACCTAATACGATTGCTCTACTTACAGAAAAAAACATATTGCCGCAACATGTAAATATATTGACTGAAGCATGGACTAAAAAATTGTTTGAATTTCAAGCAGTAATCCAAGGTAATGATACAGACTTGGTTGAAGCATACAAACATTTAAGTAAAACACAAATTAAAAACATTATTAAGTTTTGTGAAATGGTTATCAATGACTTAAATGGTTATGTTGTTATTAAAAAGACAGAGCAACCTGCTAGAAAGAAAAAGGCACTTACTCCTGAACAGTTAGTTAAAAATGTAAAGTATCAAGTTAAAGATGAAACATTAGGTTTGAGAAGTATTGCTCCATCTAAAATGATTAATGCTGAAGAAATTTGGGTGTATGATACAGCAAAACGTAAGTTAAGTTATTATATTGCAGACCAACATGTAAAAACAATGTCTGTTAAAGGTAACATGATTGTTGGTTTTGATACTAATTTAAGTGGAACAAAAACATTAAGAAAACCTGAAACACAATTAAAAGACTTATTAAACATTGGCAAATCTGAAGCTAAAAAGTTTTTTAAGAATATCAAAACTTTACAAACCATTCCAAGTGGGAGAATGGGAAACAGTATTATAATATTGAAAGTACATTAAATGTCATTTAAAAAATACAAATACCAAGTTACAAAAAAGTTTCTAAATAAACAAACAATTGAAATTATCAAAAATATTTGCTTGCTTCATGAAACTAATTGTTATCGAGTAAAACCACCAACATTAGATAACCCATATCCATATAATGATCTTGATTGTTTTGAATCATTCAGTTGGTATGGAGGATTCGTTACTGAATCTTTGTTAATTAAGTTTAAAAACAAAGTATCTAAAATTGTCAAAAAAGATCTTGTAGAATCTTATAGTTATCAAAGAATTTATTATAATAATTGTAAATTAATACCACATGTAGATAGAGAATCATGTGAATATTCTGTTTCTATTTGTATCCAGAAAGATTTTGTTGAATGGCCTTTATATCTTGAACTTGAAAATAAAACTGTTATTCCTGTTGTTTTAGACGAAGGTGATGCAATAATATATCAAGGTACATACTTAAAACATTGGAGAGACAATTTTCAAGGGGTAAGGCACGTTCAGTTCTTTTTACACTATATTGACAAGAATAATATTTTTTATCCACGATTTATGTTTGACGGTAGAAAGACACTAGGTTCACCTTCTCTTGGAATAATAAGATAGGACGAAATTATATGAATAAACAAATTGATTTAAACAAATATACAGAATTTGTACAAGCAGTTACTAGCGAAGCAAGTAATGATCTTACAACATTTATGAATAGGTTGGATATTATTGACGGTAATTTTGATTTTGCAAATAATCAACATGGACCTAGTGTCAGTGTGCCACTTATGCTGACGGGAGCTATGGGATTATGTAGTGAATCAGGTGAACTAATGGAAATTGTAAAAAAGATGTGTTTCCAAGGTAAACCCCTTAATGAAGAAAATTTATTTCACATGAAGCGTGAACTTGGTGATATTATATGGTATTGGACTAATATGTGTCGTGCTTTAGACTTAGACCCAAATGATGTAATTGCTGAGAATGTCAATAAACTACAATCTCGTTATCCAAGTGGTTCGTTTGATCCATGGTATAGCGAAAACCGTAAAGAAGGCGATTTGTGAACCAATTTTTTAATGCAGTTGAGCGTTTAAATACCTATACAGAAAAATCAACTTTTGATATCTTGCAAGGTAAATGCGGACATGTCAATGGGTTTGTTTATGTACAGCAAGCATGCTGCTTTGTGTGTCCACAATGTGGTGATATGTACATGGAAGATGTAGAAGAAGGTAAAACAGAATAAATACTCCTATCAACTAGAGAGTAATATTATGGCTGTTACACCTGTACTACCACCGTTACAAACCCAAAAAGAAGCTTTATTTAACAATGTTCGCTTGCGTTTGGGTGGAGGAATTATTGATCTTGAATTAGATCCTGAACACTATGAAGCAGCATATCAATATGCAATCGCAACATATCGTCAACGTGCCCAAAATGCTTATGAAGAATCATATAGTTTACTCACTGTAGAAAGTAATCAATATACTTATATTCTTCCACAAGAAGTTACTACAGTACGTGAAGTATTTCGTAGAACAGTTGGTTTAGAGACAGGACCTGCTGCTTCATCATTTGATCCATTTTCTAGTGCGATTTTAAATACATACTTGTTAAACTATAACTATGCAGGTGGTTTAGCAACTTATGACTTTTATGCAGGTTATATAGAATTAGCTGCACGTATGTTTGGTGGTTATGTTATTTTTACATTTAATCCTGTAACTAAAGAAATTAGTTTTGTGCGTAATTTTAAAGGTAGTGGTGAACAGTTATTATTATGGACATATAACCAAAAACCTGAAATTACACTATTACGTGACCCATCGATTGCGAATTGGATAATAAGTTGGACATTATGTCAGTGTAAGATGATTATTGGTGAAGCTAGAGAAAAGTTTACATCGATTGCAGGACCAACGGGTGGCACATCATTAAACGGTGCACAAATGAAAGCTGAGGCTAAAGAAGGCTTTGCGGAACTTGTTGATGAGCTAAAACGTTATGTAGATTGGTCACAACCTTTAACTTGGGTACAAGGTTAAGTGCGAATTAGTGACTTATTTGAATCTAAAATACCAACAAAAAGTTTTAAGCAATTATATCACGTTGGTAACTTAGATGCATCTAAAAAGCGTGAAGGCAGTTACGAAGGTGCAGGGCTAAGTGTAAGTACACATCCTGATGCATGGAGAAGAATTGCAAAAGGATTTGTAACAGGGGATACCTATGTACTACAAAAAAGTGGTAACAAATTTTTAAGTGCTAATAATTTAAATAAGACTGCTAAAAGTGAAATACAACAATGGGCAGTTAAAAGTGGTTTGTTAGAACCAAGTATTGTATACCGTGTTAGTTATTATGATGATGAGCTAGATTCTGAAGTTTATTCAGATTATGATTCATATGAGCAAGCTAAAATTGAAGCTGATGATGAAAGCGATATTAAGAAAATAGCAGGGTCGTATAAACCAACTGATAAACTAAAAACATTGACTAAAAATCCAAGAATGACCCCAACTTCAGTGATTGATTATGTATTACCACTTTATGCAGAAGAATTAGGCTATGATGGTGTATGGTGGCAAGATACATTAGATATAGGTAAATTTAGTGCACCAAGAGGAGTTATCGTACCATCTAAAATTGCAACTTGGAACATACAAAAATCGTAATTACTTGAAATCTGTAATAAGTATGACATAATACGCCTATGTGGAGGGCATTATGATTGTTGGAATTTGCGGATTAATTGGCAGTGGTAAAGACACTATAGCAAGTTACTTAATTGATGAGCATGGATTTAGGCGTATTTCATTTGCTGAGTCGTTAAAAGACACAGTAGCTGCTGTGTTTGGATGGGATCGTGAAATGCTTGATGGAGTAACAAAATCGAGTAGACTATGGCGAGAACAAGTAGATACATGGTGGGCTGAACGTTTAGGTATACCCAATCTTACTCCACGTATGATACTACAACATTGGGGCACAGAATTATTTCGTAATCACTTTCATGATGAAATATGGGTAGCTAGCGTAGAACGTAAGTTGATTAAAACTGAAGATAACATTGTTATAACAGATTGTCGTTTTAAAAATGAAGTTGATGCTATACATCGTTCAGGTGGTATTGTTGTTCGTGTCAAGCGTGGTGCTGAACCGTCTTGGTATGAAGCAGCAGTATCATACAACTCAGGACCAAAAAATATGGGATGGGCACTAGCAAGAAATGAATTAGAACATGCAAAAATTCATGCAAGTGAATATAGCCATTGTGGATTACAATTTGATGCTGTTATTGAAAATGATTCTACTATTGATGATTTACATAAAAAAATTAATAGTCTACTTCAAGATCGCCAACTTTCCATACAGTCTGTTTACGCTTGACAACTTCTACACAATTTAAACATATACTACGTAAATTAATTAACTCACAATTGTTTAGGTTACCATCAATATGCCATACTGTAATTTGTGATGGAAATTGAGCACGAAAATTACACATGTCACATGTAGTTTTCTTTTTGTAGTTTTTTAACTCCCACCTTGGTTTGAGTTTTTTAAGTTGTTTATTTGCTGTGATGCAAGCATTACATCTTGCTCTAAAATAACGCTTACCATTTCTGTAGTAAGCAGGAGCACGTGGATTTTTGTTACAAACTTTGCAAAATGGTCTCATTTTGCTATTTATATGCGCAACTCTACTAGTAGAGGTGTTAAAGGTCATTTTTAAGACTTTTACACTAAATACTTTTATGAAAAAATGTCACGTCATATACAAAACAACTAACAAGTTGAATGGCAAATTTTACATTGGTAAGCATTCTACTGATGTGATTGATGATGGTTATTTTGGAAGTGGATTAAGTTTAACTAAAGCTATCAAGAAATATGGTATTGAAAATTTTACTCGTGAAATACTCTTTATTTTTGAAAATCAAATAGATATGGAAATAAAAGAAAGAGAGCTAGTAAATGAAAACTTAATTCATAATAAGCAGTCTTACAATATAGCTCTCGGTGGTCAGGGTGGAAATCTTGGTAATTTAGTAAATCAAAAAATTAGTAAAAATACCTCAAAAGCGTTGCTTGGTAAAGCAAAAACTGAAACGCATAAAGAAGCAATTAGTAAGAGTAAAACATTAAATCCGTATAATCCAACGAATGATGTGAAAAAAAGAATTTCTCATAGTGTACAAAAAAAATGGAATGAGTTTACCCCAGAAGAACGTAAATCAAAATTTGGTTTTCCTGGTCAATCAAATCCTTTTTATGGAAAAACTCATAATAGTGAGTCATTACAAAAAATGAGGGAAACAATTGGTGATAGTAGAAAAGGTGGTAAAAACGCAAATGCTAAACCAATAACAGTTGACGGTGTTACATACCGAACCCGTAAAGAATGTTTAGAAACACTAAACATAACAAAAAGAAAACTTTATAAAATTTTAGGAGAATTATAAATGGCTACATTAGTTTCGCCAGGCGTGGAAGTTACTATCATCGACCAAAGTCAGTACTTACCCGCAGGTTCAAATTCAGTTCCAATGGTGTTGGTAGCAACAGCACAAAATAAGGCAAATGCTTCGGGCACAGGAGTCGCTGTAGCAACTACCGCAGCAAATGCGAATAAATTATATCGTGTAACAAGTCAGCGTGATTTAGTTACACTATACGGTAATCCATTTTTCTATAAAACCACAAATGGTACACCTATTCAAGGTTATGAGCTTAATGAATATGGTTTAATGACCGCATACAGTGTATTAGGTGCAACAAATCTTTGTTACGTTTTACGTGCTGACATTGATTTAGCAAGTTTAGTTGGACAGGTTAGTCGCCCATTAGGTGATCCTGCTGATGGTACTTATTGGTTAGATACAACAAATAGTACATGGGGTATGTTTGAGTTTAATGCAACCACAGGTTTGTTTAATGTACAAACACCTATCGTTGTTGATAGTAGCGATGATGTAGTAGGTTCAACACAAGAACCTGAAGGTTATGTTGGTAACATTGGCGATTATGCAGTGGTAACGGGCGTGACTGATTATGGTGATCCTGATGCGTTTCATACTTATTGGTATAAAGCAGGTGAATATCTTGATTCAGGTGACAACTATTATAACACATGGGTTGCAGTAGGTAGCCAAGATTGGTTAAGTTCAGTCCCCATTTTACAAGGTGGTGCGATAACAGTAGGTGGATCAGTTAATTTAACAATTTCTGTAACACGTGGTGCCCAAACATTTACTGAAACATTTGCTTCAGGCACAAGTGCAGCAAGTTTAGCAGCAGCAATTAATGCTATTCCTGATGTGCCAATATTAAAAGCAGTTTGTGTAAATTCACGTGTTAATATTTTCCAAACATCATTGTATGATTCAACAATTACATTATCAGATGGTGCAAGTGGTGCAAGTTGGGCACAATTTGGTTTTACAACAGGTACCTATAATGCTCCTACAGTATTCTATGGTAACAATGCACAACAACCTAATTGGCGTTCAGCAGCAACTGCACGTCCAACAGGTAGTGTATGGGTTAAGACAAATAGTGCTAACCAAGGTACAAACTTAGTAACAAGTCGTTACACAGCAGCTACTGATACATTTGTTTCTTTATCATGCCCATTGTATAGCAATGATCAAAGCGCAAGTGCAGCATTAGACAGCGCAGGTGGAAAGAATATTGCTGTAAACACAATTTATGCACAATATGGTTTTAGTGGTTCAGATAATGCTGCACCATTGCAATTATTCCGTAGAAGTGCAACAGGTGCTTCAATTTTCACAGGAACAAATACTAGTCCAAACTTTGGTACAGGAGCATCAAGTTTTGGTGTGTATGTGAGTACACCTGGTAGCACATCGTTGTCAAGTCGTTATGTAGTTTCATTACCTGTAACAGTAGCAGCTAAAGGTGCACAGGATTTTGTTGATGCATGGTCAGCAGCAAATATTCCTTATACAACAGCATCAGTATCTACAACAGGAGCAGTTGTTCTTACTCATACTGAAGGTGGACAAATCTTACTTGATTCAAATGGTTATACTAATACTGCAATTGATACAGCAGGTTTAGCATTAACTTCAGGTACAGGTGCCCCAACAGGCAGCAAGCCAGGTGACGTTTCTCAAGTTACACTACAAACCACAGGACCAACCGCAGGTACATTTACTGTAACAGGTGGTACAGGAACAGGTGCTGCTGTGACAGGTATTATCTATACAGGTTATACAATTAATACTATTTCTGTCTCAGGTGGTACAGGTTATGTAACAGGTGATATTGTAACATTAGGTGGTACAGCATTGTCACCCTATGTATCTAGCACAATTACATGTTATGTTGTAGCAGCAGGTGGAGCAGTAGTTTCATTGTTACCATATAGTGGACAAATGAGTCCTGTTTATATGACAGCATTGAGTAATTGGGATGAGTTTAATTATACATCAAATGATGTTCGCCCAAGCACAGCACCAACTAACAATACAAATTGGTATTACAGTGTAGTTGATGAAGTAGATATTATGGTAAACACAGGTACACAATGGGTTGGATACCGTAATGCACAATATGGTTCAAATGGTTTATGGAGTGCTACAGCAACAGGTACTACTGATCCAAACGGTCCAATCGTTAGTGCAAGTGAGCCAACAACACAAAGTGATGGTACAGCTCTTGTTTATGGTGATATTTGGATTGATACAAGTGATTTAGAAAACTATCCTGTTATTAATCGTTGGCAACAAGTTGATGGTTTAAATCAGTGGGTATTAATTGACAATACCGATCAAGTTACAGAAAATGGTGTTGTATTTGCTGATGGACGTTGGGGACCAAACAGTGGTGTGGATCCTATCAATGATGCAATTCCAACTATTGTAAGTTTATTATCAAGCAATTACATTGATTTAGATGCACCAAGCTACACATTATACCCACGTGGTACATTATTGTTTAACACTCGTCGTAGTGGTTACAATGTAAAACAATTTAGAACAAATTATTTTACACAAGCTAACTATCCTGATGCAGGTGCTTATGTAAGTCCAACGTCAACGCCTGGAAGCTTGCCTGAGTTTACATATACATGGGTAACTACAAGCGGTAATATGACAAATGGTGCACCATATATGGGTCGTAAAGCACAACGTGCAATGGTTGTATCAGCAATGAAAGCTTCTATCGATACAAATCAACAGGTTCGTGAAGAAGACACATACTTTAACTTAATGGCTACACCAAACTATCCTGAATTGCAGCCCAACATGGTTGTTTTAAACAATGATCGTGGACAAACTGCATACATTGTAGGTGATACACCAATGCGTTTAGCAGATGATGCTAATGCAATTTCAGCATGGGCAACCAATGCAGCAGGTGCTTCATCAACAGGGGAAGAAGGATTAGTCACACGTGATACATACATGGGTATCTATTATCCAAGTTGTCTTGGTAGTGATTTATCAGGTGCAGCAGTGGCATTACCACCAAGCTATATGATCTTACGTACTATTTTACGTAACGATACAATTGCTTACCCATGGTTTGCTCCTGCAGGTCAGCGTAGAGGTATTGTAGACAATGCAACAAACATTGGTTACATAGATGCAGCAACGGGCGAATTTGTTGTAACAAAGAATCGTTTAGCATTGCGTAATATTGAGTACACAAACTTTATCAATCCTGTAGCATTCTTTACTAATATTGGTTTACTCAACTTTGGTAATAAGAATAGCTTTGATAGTCAAAGTGCACTTGATCGTACAAATGTAGCACGTTTAATTTGCTACTTACGTGAGCGTTTACAACAAGCAGTACGTCCGTTCATATTTGAACCTAATGATGTAATTACACGTTCACAAGCAAGAGCAGTGGTTCAAACATTGTTAGCTGATGTTCAATCAAAGCGTGGTCTTTACGATTATCTCGTAGTGTGTGATGAAAGTAATAACACTCCTGCTAGAATTGATGCTAATCAATTATGGATCGATATAGCAATTGAACCTGTTAAAGCGGTTGAATTTATTTATATCCCTGTTCGTATTTTGAATACGGGTGAGATCGCAGCAGGGGTATAATAGTAATTATATCGTACTAAAAAAGGGGCTTAATGCCCCTTTTTCCATATCCATTTAGTATTTCCACAATCCCATATTTTCATAAAACCTTCTGCTTGTCTTATTTCTTGTTCTGTTAAATTTTTATCATCATTTTCATTTTTTCTCAAGGAAAATCTATGTATTCTTTTAAGTTCGTTGGGAAGGAAATACCAATAACTAGGTTTTGTTGATGACATATATGAAAACTCTAAAGCTTTATATACATTACCTTCACTCCATCGACTATCAGCATATGATATTACACAATCAGGATTGTAATCTTTAATAAAAGCTGCAAATAATTTGCTTGCTCCACCAATTACTGAAGTATTAATTTTATGACAAAATCTATTAATTTCCCAATTAATAATTTTACGTGATAAATTTGTTTTGCTAAATGTCATAACAGAGATAAGTTCGTCATTATAAAATAATCCATAACGAGCATTACTTCTGCCACGTCCTTGTATGTGATTATTGTCACAAAAAGTAGAAGCTTCTTTAGATGAAATTTCTTTCACCTTGCATTTTCTACCATAAACAATATTACTTGTGCAACCCAATATATTTTTTATTCTGCTCTTTACGATTTCTTGCTTGTATATCCATTCGTCTTCAAATACACCAATATATTTTATGTTCATTGAATTTAACTGTTTCATCTTTTCATAATCAGATAGTTTAGATTTGCCTTGTTTTTGCAAAACATCCTCACTATGCCAATATAAACCATTAAACTCTATCGCAATTTTTGTTTTAGGTACATAAATGTCTACCTCTTTTTTTGATAATAGTTGTCGATTTGAGTTTACACTGTCTGCAGATAATGATTTTACGAATTCAAATAATTCAATTTCATGTTTACTTCTAAAATTTGTTTCAATGGGATAACATACTTGACACCAATTTTTTCTGAATTTTGATTCAGTAAAACACTGTCGTGTTAATGAAAAAACTGAATTACATACTTTGCAATTTAAAGTTAATAACTTATTTTCTTCATTAAGCAAGGTTAAATTAGCTTCTTTAATATATTCCAATCGTTTTAAAAAAGAATCTTCAACTTTAATTTTGTTTGCTATTTTTGATTTTTCAGATATAAGTTTTTTTGTTTCTTCATTATGTTTTTTATTACGCATGACCGAACCAAAATCGTACCCATTTATTCTTTTGGTTTGAGTAGCTTTTATTGCCCTTTCTCTTAATTTTTCTTTGTTACTATCCGCATAGTTTTTTACTTTTGTGCTTATACGTTGTTTAGTTTCATCAGAAACTGTTCTGCCATAAGAACGTACTAAAATACCTTTTTTATATTTTTCTTCTCTTTCTACAATGCTATCAAGCAATTTACTACTTGGCTCAATTTTTTTATCCTTATTCCACGGAATTTTGTTTTTATTTTTTTCTGATACATTTAATTTTTGCTCATCATTCCATTTATTTCCATAATTACTGTTGTTTTCACCTTTTCTGCTTACACTTAATTCTTTTTTGTATAATGATGATGATAATTCACCATATTTAATTTTGTAGTCTTGAGTGCTTACATTGTGTGTTTTTAAATGACTGTTGGTAATTTGTTTCTCAAATATCTTATTGCAAATTTTACAAGTTATTGACATGTTGGCTCGATATCCCCATCAAAGTAGTATAAAGTATTTATGCATGCTGTTGTTTAAACTAATATAAATACAGATAAGGAGAAATTTAAAATGAGTTTCAGTTCAATCTCAAAAATGACAGTACCTGTTGGTAGTGATGTAGGGGGTGATAGCCAAGGTTTGTTGATGCCAAAGTTACAATACCGTTTTCGTGTATTGTTTCAAAACATTGGTGTTGATAAAGTAACTACTGAATTAACCAAACAGGTCATTGATGTATCACGTCCACAAGTAAGTTTTCCTGAGATTCCTTTAGAAATTTACAACAGTCGTGTATATTTGGCAGGTAAACCTGAGTGGCAAGCAATTACTGTAAACTTACGTGATGATGCTACGGGTGCAGTTGCTATGCGTGTTGGCGAACAAATTCAAAAGCAATTTGATTTTGAAGAGCAAGCAAGTGCGGCAGCAGGTAGCAGCTATAAGTTCCAAACTACAATTCAAATTCTTGATGGTGGTGGCGGTATTCATGTTCCAACAGTGCTAGAAACATGGGAACTTTATGGTTGCTTTATTCAAAATGCAAACTATAATACATTAAATTATGGTACAAATGAACCTGTAACAATTTCATTGACAATTCGTTATGATAATGCAGTACAAACACCTACAGAAAGTGGTATTCAACAGGGTGTTGGTGCAGCAGTAGCACGTCAAGTTCTTACCAATGTAAGTGGTGTTGGTGGCTAATTAGTATAATTTTATGGCAGGTTTTTTCCAACAAGTGTTGGCAGGTGCGACTGAAGAACTCTTCGGTCGCAAATTTTTAAAAGATTACCAACACGCTTCAAAAACATTTATTACAAATGGGTTTGGTTATTCACCAAAGTTTAAGTGGCTATTTCATGTATACTTTGATATTAACGAACAATTTGTTAATCAATCTCAACTGTTCCCTACTGATAAAAACTTTGGATTAGCGGTAAAAAGTGTAGACTTGCCAAAATATTCATTTGATTTACATGATTTAAATCAGTATAACCATCATCGTTTTGTGCAAACAAAAATCAAATATGATCCCGTACAAATAACATTCCATGATGATAACACAAACTTAATTCGTAAATTATGGTATGCTTACTATAGCTACAATATTGGTGATCCTAACAACGAAAACAATAGTGCAGCTAGTACAGCTAATCAATATCTACCTGAATTGCCACCTGATCAGTGGGGATATACAGGCGTAGAACTTAATCCTACTCCACAAACTGTATCTTTAGCAACAGGTAAAGTTCCATTTTTTAGAAATATAAATATTTACGGTTTTAACCAACACAATTTTGCATTGTATCAATTAGTCAATCCAATTATTGATTCATGGCAACATGATACATATGATTATTATCAAACTAGTTCTACAATGGAAAATCGTATGTCAATTCGATATGAGTATGTAAAGTATTATGATGGTGCATTAAATGGTAATACACCTGATCAAATTGTACAAGGTTTTGGACAGGCATCACATTATGATTTGGAGAAAAGCCCAATTACTAAAGCAGGTACACGTAATACTATTATGGGTCAAGGTGGTTTAATTGATGCAGCATTAGGTATACAACAAGATTTAAGCGCAGGTAATTTTATAGGTGCAGCTATAAAAGGCATTACAGCTTCAAAGAATCTAACAAAATCAGGATTGAAGGCAGCAGCAAAAGCAGAATTAACTGAAGGTGTTGGTCAATTAGCAGTAGCAACAGCAGCAAACTTTAAGTTCCCAACATTTAAACCAAGTAATAATCAAGTTATATCGGGTTCAAATAATGTAACAACACCGACAAGTCCTCCTGGGATACCGCCTGGTGCATAAATAGTAAATTATGGCTATTACCGTTACTTCACAACAAAAAAATCAAGATCCAACAACCGCAATCTATGATGCTTTTTATGATATTCAAATTGAACCACCTGCAGGTCAATATGAAATTGTAAATTCTTTTTTTAATCAATATACTGATAATCAGCAAACATCTGAAGCATTTACTGTAAACTTATTCAGAGTAGCAACTTTAACAGGTGTAAATGTTTTAACATTACTTGATAGTTTTAAAAATGCCACGAATACGATGCAAATTAATTTGACTATGGCATATTATTTAAACAGTATTAGTGAACATAAGTCAGTTATGTTTGGGTATAATAATGTATTAGCACCTGTAGAATCAGTACAACGCAATGTTGTTCAGTAGAGTATGTCAAGATATGCACAAGGCATTTATGAAGTAAGAAATCCACAAAAGTATGTTGGTAATGGTAAACCAAAATATAGAAGTGGATGGGAAATGACTTTCTTTATGTTTTGTGATAATAACCCCGCAGTAATACAATGGGCAAGTGAAGCCATACATATACCATACCGTAACCCATTAACAGGTAAACAAACCATTTATGTACCTGATGTTTTTATTGTTTATAAGAATAAACATGGTAAAACGATTGGCGAAGTTGTTGAAATTAAGCCGAAAAAACAAGCTTATTTAACAGAAGCAAAAACAAGAAAAGACAAATTAGCAGTAGCATTAAATCATGCTAAGTGGCAAGCAGCAAATGCTTGGTGTAAAAGCAAAGGTCTAAAATTTAGAGTAGTCACTGAATCTGAAATATTTCATAACGGTTCAAAGTAATTATAACTAAATATTTTTAGATTTGGAGAATTAAAATTACTAAAAGCCTTATTGATTTATTTGAATTAGATTTAGAGGAAAAACCATCTGAGTCTGAACCTGATATTAAACATACTAAAATTGTGCCTACTGAATTAATTTCTGAAGATACGTTAAACACCATTGAAAAGGTAGAAGCAGCATTGCCTCAAGTACGTGGATTAGAATCAAGTGATGGTGAACTAGATGAAATATCAAAATTAGCAGTAGAAAGTTTTCATGATTTAAGCAACTTAGGTATGCAAGTTGACAGTAGATTTAGTGCTGAAATTTTTGCTGTTGCTAGTTCTATGTTAGGGCATGCTATCACAGCAAAGACTGCTAAGCTTAATAAAAAACTAAAAATGATTGATTTACAACTTAAAAAAGCTGAACTTGATCGTAAACTAAGCGTTACAACTGCAAAAGAAGAAAGCAAAAAAGAAGATCTAGGTGAGGGTAGAATATTAGATCGTAATGAATTACTGAAAACGTTGATAGAGAAAAATCAACAAGATAAAAAAAGTAATTAAGATAAATAATTTAACAGGAATATAGTTTATGAAAACTTTTCGTCAATATTTAGCTGAAAGTGTACGCACTTATAATTACAAGATCAAAGTTGCAGGGGATTGTGACAGAAATTGGTTAGACCTTTTTATGTACAATTTGCAGAAATTTGATCCTGTAAAAATGAGCGAACCAAAAAGTACACCTATACAAAAAGATCCCTATGGATTTCCACAATTAAAGAATCAATCAGTATGGATTATTGATGTTGAATTTAGATATCCATGCACTGAGCCAATGGTCAAGCAAGTTGCACGTTTGTTAAATTATGATGAAAACATGGTTCGTATGATACAAGCAGGATACGATGACAGTGTAACACATGAAGCTGAGCAATATGCTAATCAAATGGAGCATAGTCCTGTATTAGATCATACTGAATTAGAAGATGATGGTAAAGAAGCTAGTAAGGAGTATGGAGAACAATATATGTCACGTATTCGTGCTGCTGAACAAAAAGACAAAATAGAGATGCCATATGCAGGTGATAAAACTAAACCTGCTTTTGACCCGTTTGATCAGAAAAAGTTTATGTCAACTATGGGTAACAAGAGTCCAATGACTACAATTACAAGACCACCAAGACCCGAAACAGGTGCGAGAAAATAAGGAAAGTATTATGGATTTAAAAACAATTATTGCACAACTTGAACAGTTGGAAGAAAATCGCAAAGTTGCGGGTAAAGCCTATGGTGGTACTGCACAAAAAGATGATGACAAAGATGATAAACCATCTAAAGAGTTAGACACAAGTGGTGGTGCAGATATTCAAGATATGATTGGTAAAAAACCTGCTAAAGAAGTTGGTAAAACAAGTGTATCACATAAGCTTAAAGAATATATGGAACAAATTGAAGCTACTAAAAAACAACTTGATGAAGTTGCACTTGATCAAAGTCAAGTAGCAGTGCCTTCAATTGGTGCAGCAGCACAACCATCAGCAACATCACGTCCTGCGGGTAATGCTGCTATTGGCATGAAAGTAATAGATTTTAAGGATCCCAATGATCCATTAAAAGCTGCATTAGATAAAGCAGTAAAGAATAAAGAAGTTACTGCATTAGGTGAGGAAAACTTAGAAGAAGTTGCCCCTCCAGGCATGGAAGATTGGATTAAAGGTAGAAAAGAAGCATTCAAAAAACAATATGGTAATCGTTGGGAAGGTGTTCTTTATGCTACTGCATGGGATGAATATAACAAAAAGCATAAGAAAGATGAAAGTATGTATGAAAGTGCTGATGCTGATAAACAACCTATCATGGAAGGTAAGTTACAAGAAATTTTAGAAGCTTATCCACATGAGCACAAAATGTGTCAAGAAGGTTGGGCAATGGATGAAGGATTTTATGAGGCTCTATGTGACCATTATTATAAAGAAGGTCGTATTCCACGTAAAATATGGCATGGTCCGCTCGAAGAATTACGAAAGTATGTTGAAGAATGTTATATGGAGGATACAGGATATGTTAGTGAAGAAAAAAAGGAATACGATCTTCCCCCAAGTATGCGTCAACCTGCTACATTAGATACTGTAGGGGCATCACGTACAGTAGACTTGGTGCCACAGCAACAAGCAAATCGTGAATTAAACAAACAATTAGAATTGGAACCAAGTATGAGAAAAACTCCCTTTGAAACAACCCAACGTCCAATGACGTATGAAAGTGATAGTAAAGAACGCTCTTATATATGTGTAAATGCTAAAAAAGGTAAGCATGAATGCAAAGCATCTTCAAGTTATGAAGCAGCTAAAAAAGCAGCAGCATATTGGGGTATGAAAAATACTGCAGGAATTGATGCTCATTTAGCCGATGTGGAACATAAAGCAGTTAATGAATCAGATGATATGGGACCAATCACTAAAAAAGAAAAAACTGTAACAGTAACTCATAAAACCTCAGGTAAAGAACTTGTTATAAAAGATACACCTGAAAATAGAAAAAAATATAAAGAAATGGGCTACGAAGTTAAATCATTGAAAGAGGATCATATGTATAAACCTCTTAAAAAGATTGGAAATGTAGAGATACATCAAGGTTTTATTGATGGTCATCCTGCAGATTATGTGGTCAAAGTAGATGGCGAAGTAGTTGCTAAAGGTATGTATCATTTTCCATCAAATTCTTTTTGGTTCAAAATCCCAGGCGTTAAAGGCGATAAAGCATTCAATGAATTAGATGATGTAGTAAGCTACTTTAATAAGGGTGATCGCCTTGATGAAAAATGGGCAGGTGATGCAAAGATTGAAAAAACAGGTGAATATGCTGATAAAACTATTGATGAGTTAGAAAGCATGTTATCAAAGTTAAAGAAATCAGGACCACATAAAGAAGGGTCACCTGAGTATAAAAAACAAAACCAAATTGAGTTTGCAATTCGTTCAAAACATAAAGGTAAAAAATTTGGTAAAGTAGAAGAAAGTTGGCAGTCACAATTAGATTCACTTTTGAATGAAGGATTAACTGTTACCACTTCTACAGGTGGTCCAATGGGTGCAGAAGATAGCGTTAGCGTAAGTGCATCAGGAGAGGACGCTAAATCTATGATGGAATTACTACGCAATGCAGGTATTGGTCATGGTGGTGCAAGTGAAATACATAGTGATGAGCCTGAAGTAACAGGGCAAGATGAAGTATTAGGTCAATTAGGTGGTCATGAGCATGATGATAGCGGTGATACAGATCTATCATTCTTGAAAAAAATGATTGGTACACCTGTTGAGGCAGCTAGTTGTGACGAAGGTCAAACACAAACCGCTAGCCCAGGAGATGCTCGTATGAGTCCAATGGCTAACAAAATGGATGAAGCTGAAGTAGAAGAAGGTAATCGTTTTACATATAATTTGCTTAAAGCTAGAGAACAAGGCAAAGAAGAAGCAGATCTAGATGGTGACGGTGATATGGAAAAGGTTCAAAAAGAATCTGACGATATGGGAGCTAAACCCGATACAGGTGGTAGATGTATGATGGTTCATAAAACATCAGGTAAAGAAATTGTAGTACGAGATGAGCCTGATGTAATTAAAAAATATGAAGCAATGGGTTATAAAAAACAAGTTGAAGAAGCTGATGATGAGGATCATAAAGATCATTCAGAAAAATCATCAACAGGTGGTCGTATTGAGCGCAAAGATGGTGTAACAAAACATCATGCAGGTAAGCATTATGGTGGATCTGAAGATAAAGATGACGATGACGAAGATATCAAAGAAGATTCTTATGATGCAGATGATCCTACAGATGTAGCAGGTGAAAAAGATGAAAGATCTGAAGCGATGCGTGATGCAGGTTTAGCAGCATCATATGTACCCGAAGAAGCATTAGATCAACCTGCAACATTTGAAGAAAAGTCTTGTATGGAGTGTGGTTCACCTATGGAAGAATCAGCACATGAGTGCAATGAATGCGGTTACATGGAAGCCATGCACGAAGATGAAGTTGAAGAAAGTGCGCTACAAGCATATCTTGGTAAAAAGAAATATGGTGAAGAAGGTATGAAAGCACTTCAACAAGCAGGTCGTGATGGTGCGAGCAAAGAAGAAATGGCTAAAATTCGTGCTCAACATGATAAGTTAGATGAAGAAGGTTACACTTTTGAGGGATTGTTCAAAAAATTAGCAATGATTGCTGAAGAATCTACTGCTGAAAAAGATGAACATGCAGAAAAGGCAGGTAAAAAAGTAACTAAAGATATCGAGTATGATGAAGGTCATAAAGGTAAAGATGATGCCAAAGCTGAAAAAGCAGGTAAAAAAGTAACCAAAGATATTGAGTACGATGATAAAAAAGATAAGAAAAAAGTTGATGAATGGGCAAATTCACCACAGAATAAATTAAGTGATGAAGAATTCCAAACAGAAATGAATTATATGTTACAAGCTTTAAGTGGTGGATTAAATGGTCCTAAAGTTGATAACACTACACTTCCTAAAACACAAGTACGTCCTGTGGTAGAAAGTGAAAGTCTTGATGGTTGGTTAAAATTAGCAGGTATTAAGTAAGCAGCTTCAATAAGACTGCAACTTATAATCCCAACACTAACCCTGTTGGGATTTTTTTATACTTATGTTCTGATAAATACAAATATTAATGGAATTCTATACAAATGGCTCAACGAAATATTGACTACGGTGCCTATCCTGATGATGGTAATGCGAATAGTATTCGTGATGCATTTATTGCAACCCAAGAAAATTTTACCGAACTATTCAATATACCTCAAGCAGGTGTATCACAACTTGTTGGTGGTGCGGGTATTACACTTACCAACCCAAGTGGTACGATTGCAACACAACTATCAGGTAATGTTAATGTAAGCGCAAATATTTATAAGATTACCTTTCAGGCAGGTGATCCATCCAATCCAAGCAGTTTGGGTGCACAATTACTTACGTTTAATGGCAATACTATGGCTACGATTAATGCGAGTAATCCTGGGTCGATTCCTGATGTAATTCTTGATATTAATTCTAATTTCTTAGCAAACTTTAATGTAGCTAATTTGACCGTTAGTAATAGAGCAACGATTGGAAACAGTTCTTCACTTTATTCTAATTTAAATCCACCATTGGTAGTAATTGGGGCAAATACTGTAAATAGTATTCCATCAGGTAACATTGTTGCAGACCATTTTAAAACTACACCAACAGGTCGTGTTGTTGGTAATGTGTCATTGCGTGATACACCATATAGTAATGTAGGTGGTATTGTTTACAATGCTTTAAGTCCTGTTCCTTACTTGGCATCACAAGGTATTCAAGTATTAACTACTGACCCTGATTTCTTACGATATGACGCAGCAAATTTTAGTTTGTTAACTCCTAATCTTGTAGCAAACAACATTACTGCAAATGGAAATATTAGTGGCACATTTGTTGGAAATATTACAGGAAATATTACAGTCAGTGGTATTGATCGTGGTTTAGTAATCAAATCCAATGCAGGAGCAACAACAGCTAACGCAAACTCAGGCGCATTAACTTATGCAGCAAATGGTTTATTTTCAATTTTAAATACACCAACAGATTTTACAAATGCAGCAATCACTGTTGCAAATAGTTCACAAATTATTATAACTAGTACAGCAAACAATTTCCAAGTACTTAATACAACATCTTCATTTGATTCTACTACAGGAGCAATTGTTGTAACAGGTGGAGTTGGTATTGGTGGGTCGTTAAATGTTGGTACAGGCATTTTTGGAAATAGTTTAGGAATTGGTAACTCAGCAGGTAACGGTGGTCTTGCTTCATTTACGGTAGCATCAAATGGTGAAATGGCTACAAGCAGCAACTCTGCTGTCCTTATTGGTTTTGAGTCTAGCACAGGTTCATTCAGAACAGTTGGTGGTATAAGTGTTGGCAATAATTTGTATGTAGGCTCAGCAAACAATTCATCAAACACAAATACAGGTGATGTAAGAATTGCAGGTGGTGTTGGTATAGGTGCTAACCTTTACGTTGGTGATATGTTAGGTGTGGCACAAGTCACTATCGGTGCAAATGCTCCAAATGGTGGTTCACCATGTGTGGCAGTTTCAACCACAGGTGTTATTACAATAACTAATAACTTTAGTGGTAATATTAATACAAGTAATTATAGCATACGCACTGATGGTGGTATTTTAGCTAACGGTAACGTAAGAATATCAGCTATTGATCAAGCTAATTCAACAACAACAGGTTCGTTTATAACAGCAGGTGGTGCAGGTATTGGCGGTAATTTGTATGTTGGTGGTAATACCGTATATACTTCAATAACAGGCACATTTGCTATTAATAGCATTCAGGGTAGCGCAAACTCTGCTAATGGTGCATTTACCGTAGCAGGTGGTGCAGGTATAGGTGAGAGACTGCATGTAGGTTCAAGTGTTGCAGCTAATTCGTTATACATTGGTAATAATGCAGGTGGTAATGGTTTTGCTAATGCTGTAGTTTCAATTTCGCCTACAGGTGTTATTGAAACAACGAGTAATTCAACATCACTATTTCCTAATAATGCAAGTACATTAAATTTTGCACTTGGGTCAAGTTCATTAACTATTGGTGCTACTACAGGCAATACACAAATAAGAACACCAAACATTATAGGATACCCACTTAATTCAACACAATCATTGTTTGATAGCGCAACCACTTCTACAATGAATTTTGCAGGTAATTCATCAACCATAAGAATAGGTGCAAATTCAGGAACATTAACGTTGCAAAATCCAACCATTGTTGGAACAAGTTCGACGCAAAATGTTTTTAACACTGTAACAACTTTTGTAAATGCATTTGGTGCAGCATCATTGATTAACATGGGTGCATCTAATGCAACTATGATATTATCTGCAAGCAATGTTGTTGGTAGTGCAGGACAAACAACTCAACTACTATTTGACTCAGTGGCTACTACGGTTAACGCATTTGGTGCAGCATCTAGTATTAACATGGGCGCAGCAAATAGTACACTCATGTTAAGAAGTAATACAATTGTTGGTGATTCAGGACAAACATCATTAAGTTTATTCAATACAATAGCTAATACAGTCAACGCATTTGGACAAGCTAATACTTTAAATATAGGTGCAGCTAATAGTACATTAACTTTACGTAGTAATACAGTTGTTGGTGCAGCAGGGCAAACAACCCAAAACTTATATGATACTGTAACAGCAACGATGAATTTTGCAGGTAATGCAACATCAATTAATCTTGGTGCTTCAGTTGATCCTAACGTTACTATTGGTAATGGTGGTGGCACAGGGGTTGTACTAATTCGTGGCACACAAAATGCAACTAACAATTCATATTTAAGTGGTGCGTTACAAGTAGCAGGTGGTGGCGGTTTTGCTAAAGATGTGTTTATTGGTGGTAATTTATACTTGGTGGGTAATAGCAGTAATGGTACAATAAGTAATACAATTATTACCATAACCAATACATCAGATTCTGCTAATTCAGTAGATACAAGTGCTTCATTTAGCACAGCAGGTGGTGTAAGTATTGCTAAATCATTAAATGTTGGTTCTAATGTCAGAGCAAACTATTTAGGTGTTGGTAGTAATGCAGGTGGTGTAGGTAGTGGTGAATCTATAGCACTTTTTGGTGATAGTACTCAAAGTAATATTGAAACAACTGCTGCTACTTTTAATATTGTCAATGACACAGCAGGTATAGTTAATCTTGGTGGACAAGCAACAACATTAAACATTGGTCAAAACAGTGCAGGATCTAAGATGTTAATTAGAAATCCTGCTGTCTATGGTGCTAACACATTACAGCAGTTATATGATAATGTTGCTACTACAATGTTTTTTGCAAGGTCAGCATCGACACTTACGATGGGTGCTACAAGTGGCACAGCAACAATACAAAACCCAACATTGATTGGTACACAAACCACTCAAAATTTATACAATACTACAGCAGTTACTCTTAATATTGGTGGTGAATCAACATCTATCAATTTAGGTAATGTTAGTGGTACTATGACGTTACGCAATCCAATAATTGTTGGTTCACAAATTACACAAAACTTGTTTAATACTGTAGCTACTACAATTAACTTTGGTAATGCAGCTACAGCAATTAATGTTGGTGCTAATACAGGCACAGTAACCATTTCTAATCCAACCGTTGTAGGAACAGAAACAGGTATTAATTTGTGGAATACAACATCAACAACAGTTAATGCATTTGGTGCAGCAACTACGATTGAAATTGGTGCTGCTACAGGAAATACAAATATTAATCATAACTTAGATGTTGATGGAAATGTTAACATTGATGGTGGTTCATTAACGGTATCAACTGCTAACTTTAATATTGCAAACACTACAGCAACTACCATATACTTTGGTGGGCAAGCGACGAATGTGTTTATTGGTGCATCCACAGGTAATACCACAGTAAATAATAATTTAGTATTGGGTGCTGACTTAGATGTGGTTGGTGGTGACATTACAACAAATCAAACGTCCTTTAACGTTATTAATACTAATGCAACTACAGTAAATGCATTTGGTGCAGCAACTACACTAGTATTAGGATCAACATCAGGAACTGCAAATATCCGTAATGCAACGGTAAATATGCCTGGTAATCTTAATGTTACACAATTGGCAACATTCAGTGCAAATGCAAACGTAACAGGTAACTTAAATGTTACTGCTAATGCAAATGTAACAGCTAATGTTAATGCAGGTAATGTTAATTCAAATGGTCAACTAGGTGGCGCATCTGCTACACTATATGGCACGACATTAACAACAGGTGGTAGCGGTACAGCAGGAACAATTACAGGTAATTGGTCATTAAGTGGTGGCTCAAAACTTAATGCTACTTACGCTGACTTGGCAGAATATTATGAATCTGATGATGAGTATCCAAGTGGCACTGTATTATTATTTGATGGTGATAAGGAAGTTACATTATCGTACGAGTATGATTCAACAAAAGTAGCAGGAGTTGTATCAACTAATCCTGCATATGTTATGAATGCAACTTTAGAAGCACCACATACAGTCATGTTAGCACTACAAGGTAGAGTACCAACCAAAGTACGTGGTCCTGTTAAGAAGGGTGATCTTATGGTTAGTGCACCTAATGGATTTGCCGCTGCAAACAACCAAGCTAGGGCAGGAACAATTATAGGAAAAGCTTTACAAAATTTTGACGGTGACAAAGGTGTCATTGAAATAGTTATAGGAAAAATGTAATGATAACATTAGAAATTTTACGAGCAGTGTGCGACAAAACTCCTGCTGCAAAATTAGAACCATTTATTGAACCATTAAACCAAACATGTGAACATTATGAAATTAATACGCCACAACGTATTGCAGGTTTTTTAGCGCAAACAGGACATGAAAGTGGTGGGTATCAATATCTTAAAGAAAACTTGAATTATAGCTCACAAGGTTTAACAAAAATTTTTAAGAAATATTTTCCAAATGAAGCTGCTGCAAAACCTTATGAGCGCAAACCTGAAAAAATTGCCAATCGTGTTTATGCAAATCGTATGGGCAATGGAGATGAAGCAAGTGGTGATGGGTGGAAATTTTGTGGACGTGGATTGATTCAATTAACAGGTAAAGTAAACTACACTAAATTTGCAAAATCACTAGGAATTGAAATAGATGAAGTAGTTGCATATATGGAAACTCATGCAGGTGCTGTGGCTAGTGCAGGATGGTTTTGGGACAGTAACAAGTTAAATCAATATTGTGATAAAAATGATTTTATTATGTTAACAAAAAGAATAAATGGCGGCACTATTGGAATTGAAGATAGAAAAAAACATTACGAAGCTGCCTTAAAGATTTTACAGAGGTAATATGTCACAACCAATTTGGAATACTCCTGCAGGAAGTATAGGACAATTTAAAGAACTTAGACCAATCGCATTTCAATTTAACGCAATTAGTGCAGACGGTTTAAGCAACGTTGTTTATACTTTACAAAGTGGAAGATTTCCATCGAGTTTACCTGAAGCACCAATTACGCTACGTCCTGATGGATACTTGTATGGTACTCCTGCTGAAGTAGCTACTGATACAACTTATGGTATTACAATACGTGCCACTGATAGTTTTGGAAATATTAGGGATAGAGCATTTACGTTAACTGTAGTGGGGGCAAGTCCTCCTAGGTTTTTGACGTATCCTGGTACCATTATAACCACGGTAGACAGCACGTATGTACATTATCAAGTGCAATATGAAAATACTGACCCACAAAGTGTAGCTGAAGTAACAATAATTTCAGGTGAATTACCGCTTGGTCTAGAGATGTCAATAACAGGTTTGATAACAGGCTATGCGGAACCACCATTAAACATATATGGTCAACCTACATCAACCAACTATCCATTTACTTTACAGTTGTCATCAGGTAGTGGTATAGCAATTATAAACTATAACATTACTGTTATTAACTATTACGTTCAAAACCCTATCCCATCTGATAATGCAAGATTGCCTGTGTTATTAAACAGCCAACCATTAAGCACAGTTATTCCACCTACTAATCCATATTATGGATATTATACGCCCTATGATGGAAATATTGGACGAGTTCGACATGATAATGAATGGGTTTTTAAATTAGCAGGATATGATTTTGAAAATGCAGGTTCATTATCTTACAATATAACTAATTTACAAGCTATTAACCAATCAAATATGGTTACACCTGGCACGTTAGCGATTGACCATGATACGGGATGGATTACAGGAAAATTTCCTAATATTGGCAATCGTGTATTAGATTTTTATTTAAGTGCAACTGTAATTAAAACTGTTCCATCAGGATATGTCACGGGAAATATTATAGGTATTGCAAGTTTTACTATAATAGGCTCAATTACTAGAGTAACAACCATTACACCACATAACTTTTTTAATGGACAGCAAATTACGTTGGATAGCTGTATACCAACAACAATTAATAGTACAACAATTTATGCAAAAGTTATTAATTCCACAACTTTTGAGATGTACCAAAATCAAGCATTAACTTCACCATGGCCTAATCCACCTATCACAGTAACCACACGTGGTGTATGTTGGGCAAATCAGTATGATAGAACAAGTCAAGTATATCGTTTTACTTTGACTTTGGTTGGTGACTTGGACAATGATTTTACATGGGTTACGCCAACAAATCTTGGTATTATCAACAATGGTTGCATTTCTAATTTTACGATAGAGGCTGAAACCAATCTAGTTGGTGAAACAGTGAATTATCGTATCGTTAATGAGAATAGAAAGAATTTAAACTCAGTGGTAAATTCAGTAGTTGGTGGCGTAAGTGCTACTTCGGTACCATCATATTACGCAGTGGGTGATTTAGGTGAAATTGCTTATAGTGATAATTATGGTCGAACATGGAACTATCTTAATCAATTCACTTTTGATAACTTAACATCAATTGCAGCAGGATATTACCCAACTGTTTCTACAGGTACATTAGTTACTGTAGGCTATACACAATCTTCTCAACCTAGTATATACGGTTCAAATGATGGTATTAATTGGAGTCCTGCATCAACCGCAGGAAATAGTGCTTTATATAGTGTCATGTTTGATAATCGTTCAGGTGGTGAACGATTTATTGCAGTAGGCGATGATGCAACCATATTAACTAGTAGTCAATCAGGCTTTGTTTGGACACAAGGAACAATCACTGTCACAGGTTCAACTTCAACTGACGTAAATTATGTCTTTAGAAAATTAATACGAACAGGTTCAACCTCACCTTATACATATACTGTAGTAGGTAACAAATCAGATAATACAGGAGCAATATATTATTCTAATGCTGTTGGTTTTCCTGTAGGTGGAACATGGAGCGCAGCAACAGTTAATACCATTGCTATGTCTAATGTTACTCAAGCAACTATTGCAGTAGTAACTACATCAACTGCTCATAATATGAGTGATGGTCAACGCATCACTATATCAGGTGTTGTTGGTATGACAGCTTTAAATGGTAATAATTATTATGTAAAAGCAACAGGGTATCATACTAATACCTTTGCATTGTATACTAACGTTACATTAACTACACCTGTTAATTCTAGTGCATATAGTGCATATGTAAGTGGAGGAACTATAACATTAACTATACCTGCACTACGATCAATTGCAACAAATGGTTCAAAATGGATTGCAGTTGGTGAAGAAGGATATGTATTAGAAAGTAGTAATGGCACAACTTGGTCATTACAAAAAGCATTTACCACAGAACGTTTGAATGATATTATATATGAATCAAACCAATTTTTTGTAGTTGGTGATGATGGATTTACTGCATATAGCGAAAATGGTGATAATAATTCTTGGAGTTATTTGTCAGGTAATACAGGTAATGATTTATATAGTATTACACTTGGACTGACTAGACCAAATGCAGGAGTATTAATTACAAATATTACACAAACAGGTACTGCTGTGGTCACCGTAGTTAATGCTCACCAATTTACAGATGCTGATCGTGTGTGTATTGTTGATGTATTAGGTATGACAGAAATAAACGATCAACAATTTTATGTAAAAGTTTTAACTATTAATACTTTTGAGTTATACACTGATGTATCATTAACCACACCATTTAGTACATTATCTTATAGTAATTATATTAGTGGTGGTAGTGCACAAAAGGTTGAGTATAATTTTGTAGCAGTTGGTCAATATGGAACAGTTGTAAATAGCCGTTATATATTGATTTACAATCCTGAAGCAATTACTGACGAATATGATGAGTTTAATTATGATTTAACTTTCTATGACCAAAATGCAAAGTATGTAATAGAATGGACTAGCCCAACCTTAGGTCAGTTGCCCCCTAACTTAGTAATGTTATCAAGTGGAGAAATAAGTGGACGTTTAGCGTTTGAAGCTACTGACGATCAAAATGGTGTATACCCTTATAGTTCAAGAGTATACTATTTTACTGTACAAGCATATATTGTAGGGCAAGAGGAAATTAGTGAAACAAAAGAGTTTTACTTTACTGCTGTGCAAGAGTTCCCAACACCATGGGAAACAGTATATATGCAATGCTATCCAAACTTAACTACAAGAGCAAAAATTAATGATTTAATAAGAAATAGCACACCTGGGAATCCTAATTTAATTATACCTGATGCTGCTGTGTATCGTATTAATGACCCATATTATGGTCGTGCAAAAAATATAATTTACAATCATGCATATGGTATACCCGCTAATACTGTGCAAGAATACATCACAGCATTGAGTAAAAACTTTTATTGGCGTGATATTACGCTAGGCGAAGTAAAGACTGCTGTTGCAAGAGATACAAATAATGAAATTGTATACGAGGTTGTTTATTGTGAAATTATTGATAACTTAGTTAATAATGCAGGTGTAAGTATACCAAAAGAAATAGGATGGCCTCGAAACATAAACCTTAATTTAGGACAATGGTATGACAGCAATAGTTCAACTTATACAAGTTATGTTTATTCAACATCACCAATATCTGTTACCATTTCTAGTGTTGTAAATGTTACAACCTATGTTGTCAACAGTGTAGAGGGTTTGTCATTGAATATGGTATTAGGTAATACCAACGCAGTGCCATATATTACAAGCATAACACCTAATACCTACACAATTGTTTTAAATCAAGCACCTGCAGGAAGTTACAGCGCAGGTGATACGCTTACATTTTATACACCAAGTTATTTTACAGCGTTAACGCCTGGGTATGTAAGGACATTGTATCCTAACAGTTTAGACAATATGCGTCAACAATTAGAAGATGTGTTAGGATATGTAAACAATGACACTATTTTACCATTATGGATGACAAGTCAACAAATTAATGGAAGCACATTGGGATATACACCTGCGTGGGTCATATGTTATACAAAACCAAATTATAGTACCACTGTTAAAAACAACATTAATGCATGGCAAACATCTGCAAGTGGTATAAAAGTTAATCAAGTTCAATTTACGATAGACCGTTTTGAAGTTGATAAATCATTAACATTTGATTGGAATGGAGTAGAGTGGGTAAGCACATTACCTAGTGCACAGCCACCTGTAACTAATAATTCTGCTGACCAATATGTTTACATTACACAAAAGACAATTCTTCCACGCACCTTACAAAGCGGATAAATATAACTATGAGCGCAATTGATACAAGTCAGATTGATACAACGTATCCTATTCCTGGGATAAACAATAGTTCACAAGGATTTAGAACTAATTTTACTGCTATTAAAAGTGGTTTAGATACTGCATCAACTGAAATCACTGATTTACAAAATAAAGTTGTTGTTAAAAGTGCATTAACAGGTACAACCTTAAACAATGACATGGCTAACACATTAATAAGCAATGCATTGACACAAGGTTTCAGGGCAACTACTTATAACTTAGGTAACAATTTAAGTGGAACAGTCACCATCAATGTTACCAATGGTGATGTACAATATGGTACTATAACAGGTAATGTTACGTTAGCTTTTGCAGCATGGGCACCTGCGGGAACTCAGCAAAACATACAGACGATATTTACTGTAGCTAATGCAAATGCAGTAATTACAATGCCATCTAGTGTAACAGATGGTATGCTTACTTTAGAAAATTATGCAGGTAATGGTGTTGCAGGTGGTAATTTTACAATGGCAGCAAATGTTACCAAAGTGCATCATGAGTTTTCCACCGTGGATTGCGGTACGAATATTACAGTAACACCAATTGACAGACCACGTAAAGCTACACAAGTAGTTACAAGTGTACCTGTTAGTAATGTTGGTGTTTTAGGTGATAAAGCGGGTACTGTAGCATCAGATGCCACATATTTTTATGTTTGTACAGCAAATTATGATGGTGCAACTGCTATTTGGAAGCGTATAACTTTAACAGCTTGGTAATGTTTAATCATCCATTCGTAAGTGATTTAAGTGGTGAAAATATGGAGCAGTTAGGTGAAAAAATTGCCACATTAAACACACGTATGCAATGGGCTTTTAAGATGGGCAAGCATGATATGGTTCGTCAAATGCAAATGGTGCTAGAATCATACAAGGCAGAATACGCTAAACAACAAAATGAAATGTGGGCAAAGCGTGGTAATTCTTCTCCCAAAATCGACATATCCTAATTTCAAGTAATTTCAATGCCATATGATATACTTACTCTATGAAAATAGATAAGTATGGGCAAATTATTTTGAATGAGCTTGATTTGTGCAAGTTGTATATGCAAAATACGGGCATTCAAATTAAAAACGCTTTAATTGAACAACCTATTGAATTTAACTCTGCATTAGAGTTGAATAATATACCACATTGTAAAACATATATTGAGTCAAACCTTAGTGTAAATGATTTTGATAAGAAAAATCAGTCTATGTGGTATATGCCACAATCATATTATGAATTAGATATTGCGGAGTGGGTGTTGTTAGCATGTGATAATCAGCCACAAATACAGCGATGTGCTGCTGAGTTAATTCGTTATCAAGAACTTAACTTATTTTCATTACTACAATACTTAAAATATATAGTTGATACAATGCGCTTAAATAATATAGTGTGGGGAGTTGGTCGTGGAAGCAGCGTAAGCAGTTACGTGCTATACAAGATTGGGGTACATAAAATTGATAGTATGTACTATGACTTAGACTACACTGAATTTTTAAGATAGGAAAAAATTATGGCTCAACGAAGAACAGCAAATGGCAAAATGTTAGATATGAATTCATTAATTGCTAAAAATGAGCGAGTACGTGCTGTAGGCAACATGAATGTAAATGCACGTGGAGATATCATTGATTCGCATAATCGTATTATCAATGACCATACCAAGCGTGTCAGTACAATGTATAATAAAACAATGCAAGCAAGCAAGGCATTAAATAGAGTGCCACAACCCACTGAAGAAGTTGTAAAACCCAACGTTCCAAAAACTGAGCTTGAAAAAGAGTTTGAAAGTTTTGATGACGATTGGGATCCAAAATTAAAGAAATAAAGGATATCATGGATACAAAACATTTATTTGAAGCACATCGAGTACATAAAGTTACACCATTACATGATGCAATTATTGTATCAGAAATGAATTTTGAAGAACGTAAAACTTCATCAGGTATTGTGGTGGTTAGTGATGATGGAAAAAATAGTGGTATTAGACCACGTTGGGGCAAGGTGTATGCAATCGGTCCTGAACAACAAGAGATTAAAGTAGGTCAATATATTTTAGTAACTCATGGACGATGGACTAGAGGTATTAAAATTATGGACGATAGTGGAGAACACATCATTCGTAAAGTTGACAATGATGATATTTTATTAGTTAGTGACGAACCTGTCATGGATGAAACCATGGGCGATAAAACAATTTAGGGGTATAAAATGGCTAAAGTAAAGAGTGGTGTAAAAAAGATTAGCGACAAAATGAAAACTGTTAATGATAGTTTTAGTATTAATATGTACGACAATGGTTTTATGATTGAAGTAGGTGGTCGTGATCATGATGATAATTGGTCGCAAGTTAAAATATTGGTAAATTCAATTGAAGAATTAACTGTACTGATTAAAGAAGCATCAGAAATGGATAGAGAGTAATTATGGCTAAGTGGCATGTATCAACATTAAATAAAAAATCAGTTGAAGAACACGAGTATTGGGTTAAAGATGGTGTAACTATTATACGTGTAACAGGTTTTCGTTGGGGTAGTTGGATTGTAACTACGGATAATGATGAAGAACCACAATTTGAGCGTGTTCGTAACCCGCTAGGTAATGAAGTAGAAGATAGTATTGACATGAATAATACTTGTATCAATAATATTGAAGATGTTGAATTAGAAGTGTTAGATGATGGTTGGTATTTAGATATAATGTATCCTGATGATATGGATGAAGAAGAACAAGAACGTATGTCCGAAATATGGGATGAAGATTCTTATTCAAGTTGGGAAAATGAAGGATGGGTACAAACTGAAACAGAATGTTGGACTGACAGCGAGTTGGAGTGTACAAGGCTGTTAAATTAATGAAATTAGCTATTATAGGCAGGGGCACTGTAGGTGCTATTACTGCAGCACATTTTGCAACATGGACAAAAGATTGTACAATTGATTGGTATTATGATGAAAATATTAAAACACAAGCAGTAGGAGAAGGCACTACACTTATTTTACCACGTAATTTAAAAAACTATTTTGGTTTTAGTTACACTGATATGAAAAACCTAAATGGTAATTATAAGTATGGTATAAGAAAGCAAAATTGGGGCAAAACTAATCACGATTTTTTTCATCATTTTTACTCTCCAAATGTTGCTATGCACATTGATTCATACAAACTACAAGAATATATATTCAATCATTTAAAAGGTTATAATCATGTTAAAATTGTTTCACAAAATATTAAATCATATGATGATATTGACGCAGACCATATTATAGATTGTTCAGGAAAACCTGATAATTTTGATAATTTTTATATGGCACAATATATGCCACTTAACTCAGTTTATGTTACACAATGTTATTGGGATAAACCTGATTTTGATTATACAGCGGCAATTGCAAGGAAACATGGATGGGTATTTTGTATACCGTTACAAAATAGATGCTCAGTTGGCTATTTGTATAACAATACAATTAATGATTTAAACGATGTTAAAAAAGATGTACAAGAAGTATTTTCAGAATATAAGTTAACTCCAAGTGATATGACAAATGCTTTTTCATTTAGTAATTATATAAGAAAAGTTAATTTTACTGAACGTGTAAGTTATAATGGTAACGCATCGTTTTTTCTTGAACCAATGGAAGCAACTTCTTTTGTGTGTGCTGATTATGTTAATAGAACATTATATGATTATTTGTTTTTTAATCGTAAACTAGATGACTGTAATAACTTTTTTACTAATTTTTTAAAAGATATTGAGTTAATGATAGCTTTTCATTACACGAAAAAATCTAAATTTAATACAAAATTTTGGGATTTTGCTTATGAAAAAACAAAAGACGTTATGCCTAAATTATATTCAGATGAAAACTTTTTAAAATGTGTAAATTCCATTACAAGTCATCATTTTTTTACGGATAAAAATCCATTTGGGTCTTGGAATGAAAGGTCATGGTATGAAAATTTAATCGGTTTAGGTTATGAAATTAAAGGATTAGATAGTGAATAAAAAAATAGCTATTATTGGTAAAGGTACTGCAGGAAGTATTACCGCCGCACATTTTTTAACATATACTGATTTTGAAATAGATTGGTATTATGATGAAAATATTAAAGTTCAAGCAGTTGGTGAAGGAACTACCTTACAACTTGTACGTTTATTATATAAATTTAATGATTACAACTATAATGACTTGTTTAATAAAATTGATGGTACATTAAAGTATGGAATTAGAAAACAAAATTGGGGGAAGGGTAGCGAATATACACATTATTTCCAACCACCGCTTATATCAATTCATTTTAATGCATTAAAATTGCAAGATTATATCATAGAAACAGTTAAAAAAAATTCACGTGTCAAATTAATTAATACTAATGTTAGATCACATGATGATATTGATGCGGATTATATTATAGATTGTGGTGGCAAACCCGAAACCTATGAAAACTTTTATGAAAGTGCTATTATTCCTGTTAATTCAGTTTACGTCACTCAATGTTGGTGGGATAAACCTACTTTTCAATATACAGGAACGGTAGCAAGAAAATACGGATGGGTATTTTGTATACCACTTCAGAATAGATGTTCAGTAGGATATCTTTACAATAATACATTGAATACACTTGATGAAATTAAAGAAGATGTAAAAGAAGTGTTTTCAGAATATAGCCTAACACCAAGCGATACCACTAATTCTTTTTCCTTCCACAATTATTACAAAAAGCAAAATTTTACTGACAGAGTGTTTTATAACGGTAATTCATCCTTCTTTTTAGAACCTATGGAAGCTACGTCATTAGCTACTATTGACCTTATTAATCGAATGTCATGGGATATCATGTTTGATAATATAAGTGTACCATTTGCAAATGAGACTTATCTATCTAAATTATTGGACATTGAAGCTATGATAGGGTATCATTACTATCATGGGTCAATTTTTAATACAAAATTTTGGAAAGAAGCTAAGAAAAAAGGTAAGAAAGCAATTACTTATTTAAAACATTCTACTGAATTTCAAGACATGCTAAAGCATGTTGATAATGCTAATTTTCAAGGTGAAGTAAGAGATTATGCAACGTGGGGTGTTTATTCTTGGTACCAAAATTTGAAAGGTTTTAATTGCCCAACTAATTTATTCAAATAAAGGTTATAAATGAAATTTATATACAAATGGTTAAGAGAAAAACTAAGACAAGTAGACAGGGAAGATCAACCTGTTGCTATGATAAGTGAATCAAAATTAGGCAGAGAGAGCTTCCATAATCCAAGAAATAGTCTAAATTTTTATGTCTATTATGCAAGTGGTGGTATGATTATTGAAACACGTATTTTTAATCCCAAAAAAGATGAATGGGAAAATCAATTGCATATTGTTACTGAAAAGGATGATTTGTCAGAAATGCTATCTAGAATAATAACTGTTCAAATGCTTACACGATGATTTTACAAAATAAATTATGGACTGAAAAGTATCGTCCTATCACTATTACTGACTATGTTTTTGTTGATGCTTCTCAGCAAACTCAAGTTGAACATTGGATTAGAGAAGGTATTATTCCACACTTGTTACTTAGCGGCGAACCAGGCACAGGTAAAACCACGCTTGCAAAAATTCTTATTCACGAATTACACATAGAAGATTACGATGTACTAGAAATCAATGCATCACGTGAAAACAGTGTAGACAATGTAAGAACTAAAATACATAACTTTGTACAAACTATTCCTTTTGGTAAGTTTAAAATTGTTTTACTTGATGAGGCAGATTATTTGTCACGTGATGCACAAGCTAGCTTACGTAATGATATGGAAACATATGCTTCTACGGTTAGATTTATACTTACTTGTAATTATGAGTACCGTGTGATTCCTGCATTACGTGAGTCACGTTGCGTTAAAATGCACATTAGTAAACCTGATTATACTGAATTTACTGCACGTGCTGCTACCGTATTAATTGAAGAAAAAGTTGATTTTACTATTGATACACTTGATTATTATGTAAAAAATACATATCCTGATTTGCGTAAGTGTTTAAATCAGTTACAAACAAATAGCACAAGTGGTGAACTAGTCGTTGCCAAAAAAGAAAATTCTGATCAAAATGCAGCGTTATTAGAAGTGGCTGACTCATTTAAACGTGGTGAGGTGCTTGAAGGTAGAAAATATTTACTTCAATATCTTAGCTTACATCCATCTAGGATAGAATCTATCTATCAATGGATGTATAATAATCTAGAATTATGGGGTAAAAATCAAACAGAAAAAGATACTGCTGTTGTTATTATACGTAATGGCATGGCTAATCTTTCGCTTGTTGGTATACCTGAAATTAACTTAGCTGCAACTTTAATTGAATTAACTTCACATGGAAAGTAAATAGTCAAACTTGGAGAACATTATGGCAACCAAAGCAAAAAGCAAAAAAACTGAACCTAAAAAAGAACTTGAAAGTATTACCTCAGGGCATTATTCTACAAGAACCATACATGGTGATGGACGAGTAGAATTTGTTATTGATTGGGATCATTTACGTCAACATGTAAATGAAGCAATTGAAGAATTTCATCGTACTAAATTAGTGGAGGAAGCACCGTATCACCCTGGGTATGAGGGGGCAGTTATTACTCAAGAAAAACCTAAAAAAGCAACTAGAAAGAAAAAGGCATGAGATATTTGTTGATTACTTATATCCGCAAACCTGCGGGGCAAATTGACGAACAAGTTGGTTTTTCTAAACGAGTTCGTGACAAAGATTTAGACACTTGCAACGTAATTGTTGACTATAAAGATAAAAAAGTGATAAAATGTCTTATCGAAGGAAAAAAAGTTGACACTGATTTTGATGCTTTGAATACCTACTACAAAAAAATTTATCCTGAATTAATTACTCAATTATCTGCTGCTGCTGAAAATCAACCCTAAAATTTGACAACCATTTTTCCTTATGTTATAATAGGTTTTTAGTGAGGAATGATCTTGAGAGACAATAATTTGATTCTTGTAGATGTTGATGGTGTGCTTTGTAATTGGGAATATGCTTTTGACTGTTGGATGCAAGAACATGGTCACCATAAACTAGATGGTTCACAATTTGAATATAACATCGGAAAACGATATGGTATTGCTAAAGAAGATGGTAAAAGACTAATCAAAATATTCAATGAGTCTGCTGCTATTGGTTTTTTGCCACCATTACGTGACGCAATTCACTATGTCAAAAAACTTCACGAAGAACATGGATACGTATTCCATGCAATTACTTCACTAAGTTTAGATAAAAATGCACAAAAATTACGAAAAATGAACCTTGAAAAATTGTTTGGTCAAACAGTTTTTGAAGAAATCATCTGCCTAGACACAGGTGCTGATAAAGATGATGAACTGATTAAGTATGCAAACAGTGGATATTTTTGGATTGAAGATAAGTACGCTAATTGTGAAGCAGGATTAAAAGTTGGTCTAAAACCATTATTGATGGAACACGGACATAACATGGGGTATGATAACCCACTCATTCCAAGAGTAAAAAATTGGAAAGACATTTTTGATATTATTATTAATAAGGCTCATTGAGCCTTATTTTTTACTCATAAAGCTTTAAAATATGTTCTATGATGGGGTGTCGTTGTACATCCTGTACACCAAACTTACACAATTCTAAGTTTCCTATAGGATACTTTTCCAACCTATATTGCAAATCAATTAATCCATTATCAACTTTTTTGCGATCTGATTGTTCAATATCACCTGTTATTACAATTTTACTATTGTCCCCAATACGAGTTAGTAACATCTTAAATTGACTAGGTGTTGCATTTTGTGCCTCATCTAGAATGACCCAAGCATTTTTAAATGTTCTGCCACGCATATAAGCAAGTGGTGAAATTTCAATTATTTGTTCAGCTAACATGTTTTCAATTTCTTTTACGTGATAGAATTCACGGAAAACATCAATAAGAGGCTTAGTCCATGGTTCCATTTTTGCGTTAAGATCGCCTGGTAAAAATCCGTGTTTCTCATCATCTACAGTAACAGCAGGTCTTGTCAAAATAATACGGTCACAATAACGATGGCGCAAAGCTTGTATAGCTGCTAATGTTGCTAGATAAGTTTTACCCGTTCCCGCAGGACCTGTTCCAACAACAATATCAATACCATCATCAAGTAATGCATGAATGTATGTTTCTTGATTTGGAGTTTTAGGAAGTAAGTTGATTGGTTTACGTTGACGCTGTGGATTGAACTCTATTGTATTTTCATATTTTTGGTAGAAGGTTTGAAGTTCATTTTTGCCTGTTTTTTTCATATATCTTTCTTGCTCTTTTCGGATAGCCGAATTTTTTCTACGACTCAAAGTTACACTCCTTTTAGTAATGAGCAACCTATGCTCAAAACTATTTAAGATATTTTATGTAACCATATGTGCTCTTGTTTTTCATGAGTTATTATTATAAATAATAAACTGTGCCCAAAATTCCTATATCCTAGCGTAAATTTAAACTAGGATAAATACTGTATCATGGAAAACTATTATGCCTAAGAAACATACATTCTTAGATTCGTTAGAATGGGTTGATATTGTTAATAATGTAAAAGGTATCATGATTAGTGATGGTACTATGGCTACATTATTAGATTTTGAACGTGTGCTTGATGAAGCAGACCTTTATGCATTTAAAAATTGGAAAATGGGTGAATTAGTCGATGGGCCTGTCATTAGCAAATACTTGGTTGATTGTACTTTTATGTGGCCTGATTCAATGATGCCTGATCCACGTGGTGGAAGACGTTTGTTAACACTTGGATGCAAAGTTAAATTTAAAAGAACTACGGTTGAAGTACCTATTGAAATTAAAGAACCTATGGACTATAAGCCAGGCACCCATTACCCTAAAAAAACCAAAAAACACGTATGGTTGGTCAATATTACCATGCCAAAATCTTTAATGAATGATATTAGAGAAGGAAGCGTTGATATTGCTGAACAAACTATTGATTTAGAAGATTTAGATGATGCATATCAAAAAGACTATGACAAGAAAGAACTTAAGTCAAATAATCAAGAACCAAATGCTATGGGTGCACCATCATTAGCTGCACCTGCGCCACCACCTTTAGCCCCACCTGCACTATGAAAAAAGAAATAATCAATGAAAGTTTGGGATACCTCGACATGGAAAATTTAATTTTACCATTAGTTGGGGTTGATGTATACAAATCTTCTGTAGGTAAAGACAAAAATGTTATTACATTGAGTTTTACAGTAAAGGATGAGTATGCAGCTAGTGATTTAGTAGAATGGTTTGAACGTGGATATAATTGGGTATTAGATTCTGACCGCAGCCCAGGCGAAGTTGCTAAAGGAAAATTCTTAGTATTTGTTGAAATTGAAAGAAATAAGGTAGCACCCAAACATATTGTAGAACTTATATCTGATTTAGAAACATTAACAGGACTAAAAATGGATCAATGGAAAGTAAAAATTAACCATGAAAAAGGTGATGCATCGGAAGAATTTATTACATCACAACTAGCTCTTAGTCCAAAAGAATATGCAGCAGAGCATGATGAAGAATTAAATGAGTGGCGTTCAATTGCGGGAATCAGTGCAAGCACACAAAAAACAGAAGATCCTGATATTATAGCAATGCAACGTCAAGCAGGAATAATCTAAGGAATTTACAATGCCTATAACAACACTAACATTAGCGCAACGTAGTGATGATGAAAGGGGGTTTGCTCTAAATGATGAAGCACATGATCGTTTAGTAAAAGATAGAAGTGTAAAAACAGATGGTTGGAGTGATCCAAATGATCTTAAAGCAGCACAACAATGGGGAGCACCACCTCAAGCAAATCAAGCAGAAATTCTCAAAAACCCAGGTGGCGCAATGCAAAGCGGACCTGCTGAAGTTTTAATTAAACCTGATGATAAGTTTGGAGATTGGATCAACAAACGTTGGCGACCCATGATGAGTGTTATCTATATGGTAACATGTTTTGCAGACTTTGTATTATTTCCAATATTATGGAGTGTTTTGCAAGCACTAAGCCATGGTCAAGTCAATAGTCAATGGATGCCAATTACGCTACAAGGTGCAGGGTTGTACCATATTGCAATGGGTGCAGTTTTAGGGGTAACTGCATATGGCAGAAGTCAAGAAAAAATCGCAGGTAAAGCCTAGTATTAAATATCCTGATGGACCATTATCAAACATTGGGTGTGGCAAAAAATGCCACACCTGATGAAATTAAAAAAGCATATCGTAAATTAGCTAGTCAACACCATCCTGATCGTGGTGGTGATACTGCACGTTTTCAAACCATTCAAGCTGCTTATGATACATTAAGTGACCCGCAAAAACGTGCTCAATATGATAACCCACCACCACAATTTAATGGTTTTAATCCACAACAAAATGGTTTTGATTTTCATTTTGGGTCAGGGTTTCCTGATATTTTTGGACAATTTTTTAGACAACAAAGTGCCCCACAACAGCGAATATATACTGCCACCGTATTTGTTACCTTAGAGCAAATTGCTCATGGTGATAAACATCCAATACATTTGAATACACCACAAGGTTCTAAATTATATGAAATTGTAATTCCTAAAGGCATAGATGATGGTGGAGTAGTGCGATATGACAACTTACTGCCTGATGGACCGCTCCAAGTTAATTTTAGACAACATAGACACCCATTGTTTGAACGTAGAATGTTAGATTTATACTACCATCAAGATATTAGTATATTTGATTTGGTGATAGGTAGAACTATGATTATACCTACCATTTACGGTAAAGAATTGGAAATTAATGTGCAACCACGTACTAAACCAAATACTACATTAAGATTGAATGGGCATGGTCTATCTAATAATGTTGGCACAGGGGATCAATATGTTATACTTCGACCTGTTTTACCTGAACAAATAAGTGACAATTTAATCAGAGTTTTAGAACAGGAACAAAAATTAAATACGACATGAAGTTAACTAAACGTGTACTACATTTAAAAACAAAACCAATAGATTTTAAATATCCACTACAAAATGAACAACTAGCTAAAGAAATGCTACAGTTTATGCATGTTAGTGGAGGTGTTGGACTTGCTGCTAATCAAGTAGGTTTACGCTACCGTATGTTTGTAATGGATGTTGACCATAACCCAAAGGTATTTTTTAATCCAACCATTATGTCATATAGTGAAAATAAGGTGCCATATTTGGAGGGATGTTTAAGTTATCCTAATGAATCGGTTGAACTTGACAGACCTGAAAAGGTTGTGCTATCGTACCAAGACGCATATGGTAATTTTTTAACGGAAGAATTTATGAATCTTGAAGCAAGAGTAGTTCAACATGAAGTAGACCATTTAGATGGTATGACAATGCATGATAGAAAAAAGGAAAATAATAATGCAGAATAACCCTGAAATCGAAAAATTAATCGAACATGCTATTGAAATAGCCAAAAGTAAAAATCATGCTTATGTTACCTTAGAGCATGCTTTACTTAGTTTAATTACTTACGATTCATTTCGTACTCACTTAGATGAATTCGGTGTGGATACTGAAAACCTTATTCAAGAAGTTGATACTTACTTAGATTCTATGACAAACATTAAAGTTGAACCTAATGAAGATGGTTCACCTATTTCACCTAAAAAAACACATAGTTTAGACCGTGTTTTTAATCGAGCAGTAACACAAGTATTATTTCAAGGACGCAGACAAATTGAATTGATTGATATTTACGTGTCAATTTTACAAGAAACCAATAGTCATGCTCACTATTTCTTATTAAAATGGGGTGTAAGCAGGGCAGAATTCCTTGCTTATTGGAATAAAGCGCATCGTGGTGGTAAAAACGGAAAAATGACTGAACAACAAGCTAATGAAGTATTAGAAGAATATACAACTAATCTTAGTGACCTTGCTGAACGTAACAAGCTTGAACCACTTATTGGACGAGAGAAAGAAGTTGATGACATTGTTAATGTATTAGCTAAACGATTCAAGTCTAATGTACTACTTGTTGGCGACCCAGGTGTTGGAAAAACTATCCTAGCTGAAGGATTAGCACAAAAAATATTAGACAAGCAAGTACCATTATTTTTATATGATCATCAAGTATATTCACTTGAAATTGGTTCACTATTAGCAGGTAGTAAATATCGTGGTGATTTTGAAGAAAAAGTTAAACAAGTATTGGAAGCACTTGCTAGCAAACCAAAGGCTATACTGTTTATTGATGAAGCACATACCATGCGAGGTAGTGGTAATAGCAGTGGTACTACGGTTGATTTTGCTAACATGCTTAAACCTGCTATTACTAAAGGTAACTTAAAAGTAATTGCTAGTACAACATGGGAAGAATATTACGAATCATTTGAAAAAGATCGTGCTCTGATGCGCCGTTTTTATCGTGTTAGCATTGATGAACCTACTACGGAAACAACTATCAAGATTTTAACAGGCTTGAGTGATCGTTTACAAAAGTTTCACCAAGTAGTTATTACTGACAAAGCTATTAAAGAGTCAGTAACCATGAGTGCAAGGTATATTCATGATCGTAAAAATCCTGATAAATCTATTGATTTACTTGATGCTGCTTGTGCTAAACAACGTACATTAAACAACGTTGGTGCTATTATTGGTGAAGATAATATTAAAGAACAAGTTACTAGAATGTGTAATGTATCTGCTGATAAACTAACCAATGATTCTTCAGAACGAATGATTAACCTAGATGCAAATATTAAAGAAAAATTGTATGGACAAGACAATACAATTGAACAAATTTTAGAACGTATTTACGTTAGTTTTGCAGGTATTTCTAATGAAAAGAAACCTATGGCAAGCTTCTTGTTTTTAGGACCAACAGGAAGTGGTAAAACAGAAACAGCAAGACTATTAAGCGAACATCTTAACATGCCACTATTACGTTATGATATGAGTGAATATCAAGAAAAGCACAGTGTAGCTGCGTTGATTGGGGCACCTCCTGGGTATGTTGGGTATGGTGAAGGTAATTTAGGTGGTGGAAAGATTATCAATGATTTAAGTAAAAACCCATATTCTATCTTACTGTTTGATGAGGTTGAAAAAGCACACCCTGATGTTTATAACTTATTTTTACAATTGTTAGATGAAGGAAGAATATCTAGCACTAATGGTAAAACAGTTGATGCTAAAAATACAATTATTATCATGACAAGTAATTTAGGAGCACGTGATAGTGAGCGTAATAACATTGGTTTTGGGTCAAATGTAAAAACAGGTGAAGATGATAAAGCAATGAAAGAATTCTTCAAGCCTGAGTTACGTAATCGTATTGACTTAATTTGCAAATTTAAGAAACTAGACACACTAGCAATTAAGAAAATTGTTATCAAGTTTGTTAATGAGCTTAAAACACAATTGTTTAATCAGCATAAGATTACACTGAATTTGAGTGAGCAAGCAGTTGAACATATTGCTAAGGTTGGTTATGATGACAAGATGGGTGCTAGACCATTAGCTAGAAAAATTGATGAATTAATTAGAGTACCAATTAGTAAGAAGATACTGTTTGAACGTGTAAAAGATGCAATCATTCAGGTACATTATAATGGTTCAGAAATTGAGTTTAATGTAGAAAATAGAATAGAAAAGTATGACATAATTGGAACAGATGGTATTATCAGGGTTTAGTTATACAACGCTTGTTCAAAATACTAAGCAAAATTGGCTTTGGTATGACAAGTACAAATATAAGGTTGAATTTAATTTAGAACAAGTTGGATTACATCGATGGTACGATATCAGTCATGTTGATCGTGAATTAGAACGTTCTAATATCCGTATCAAATATGCTAATAATTTAATAGAACTTAGAAAAGTTCTTGTGTGGAAAGGTGAAAATATTGGAAACTTTAAAATCTTAACACATCGTAATTCTATTACTGTATATTCAACAAGATATGATATTGTAGAAGAACTTGCTAAGATTTTAAATCAACCTACAACGGTTCAAGAAGTATTACATACATACTCTAGACCAAAAGAAGTTATATATCATAAAAACCCAAAACATCAATTTAGGGTGTATTTTAAAAGTAAGGTATACAGTTCGGATGAGATAATTGAATTACGTGACTTTTTTCTCAAACACCAAAATCTTTTTTTCCCATCAGCAAATCTAAATTTTTTCTTACATTGGGATACTAGAGGTAAAGCAGGAAGATGGAATGATGGTAATTTGTTTTTTGATTATGATAATGAAGCATATCAGTCAATTTATTACATGCACTTTTACCAACATATTAAAAAGGAATATGCAATACAAAAACCTCCTGTAGCAGCATAAATATATAACAGGAGGCTTTTATGGCTAAGATTCATGAAGAAGTCGTACTTATACGTTTAAGTAGATTGGTAAAGGAAAGTGATAAATCAGCACCACCTTTAACTAATAGTGATTTTACTAATAACTTAGAAGACATTGTTCAAGAACTATTAGGTGATAGTGTTATTGTTGAAGTGGAAACACAATAATGGCATTGGTATCAACAACTGAAACCATAGCCAATGCAGTAAACGGGGCTAACATCAGTGGAACATGGACAGGTGACAAAGTTCAGGGCGTATCTTATTTCTTACGTCCTACCTATGTTACTACTGTAAATTATTCTAATACAGGTGCGGTAACAGGTAATGTTGTCATACAAGGTTCTTTAGTACCATTGCCAAGTGCGGAAAAAGATTGGGTTGATCTTATCACCATTGATTTTTCAAATGCTGCTCCACAAAGTATAACAGGTAATTGGATTTGGATGCGAGGCAAAGCAACCACTTTTACAAGCGGAATCATAAATATTTCTATAGTGTACTAATATGAAAAAAGAAGCTTTAGCAAAATTAATCCATGAAACTAAACCACTTTTGAGCAGTGCAACACCTGAGCAAAAGTTACGTCTTATGCATTTAATTCGTGAAGCTTTACGTCAAAACAAAAGAATGTTAGTTCAAGAAAATAAACAAAACACTGACTATCTAGAAGAAAAATAATTTCACCTCATTTTTTCTGTGTAAATATCCTTACATATTTTTGAGGATCAATATGACAACAGAACAAGCAAAAATTCCCGTAGAAGCTGTACAAGAGCTTGCTGATAAAGCATCACAAGCTGCAAGCATTGGTGGTACAGTTTCCGAAGAAGAGGCTAAAAAAGCCGCAGCCCCACAACAAGGACAAGTACAAGTAAACGTAGATTTCTTGCGTACTACAAAAGCGCACGTGGCAATGCCATGCTATGGCGGTATGTTGACTGAATCTACCTTTATGTCATTTATCAAGTTTGCCAATACCGCACGTCAGCTTGGGGTGGATTGGACATTAGAAACCATGGTTAATGAATCACTTATCAGCAGAGCACGTAACACATTAACTGCTAAATTTTTACATCAAAAAGATTCTACACATTTGTTTTTTGTTGATGCTGATATTGGTTGGGAACCATGGCACTTACTAGTATTGTTAAATCGTAATGTAGACGTGATTGGTGGTTTATACCCTATGAAAACTATGCCCATTAAATGGGTGGTTAATGGTTTTGAAGGTGCGGAAGAAGGTGCTGATGGGCTACAAGAAGTAAGTAAAGCAGGTACAGGTTTTCTATTAACAAAACGTCATGTGTTTGAAAAACTTAAAAAGCATCCTGCTGTAAAACCTTACAAAAATGATATTGGTTTAGATCCTGTTTATGACCAACATTTAGCTACATTTTTTGATACTGCGGTTCGTCAAAATCGTTATTATAGTGAAGATTGGACAATGTGTGAAAATTGGCGTGACTTAGGTGGACGTATTTGGGTTGATAAACGAGTATTGCTACGTCATAGTGGTTCATATGTGTTTTGCATGGAAAATCAAGAATACTTGTTTAATCATATCGGACCTGCTTTTGTTGGTGCTATGGAACAAAATGGTAAAGTAACTATTATAGATTCTTCAGTAAAAGAAGTTCCCTATAAACCAACTACGGTCAACCCTGCATTAGATACACATGCAGCTATTGATCCTAGCAGCAAAGAACCCGAAAAAGCTTAATTTTTAATTGTTGTACTTATAACCGTGATGGAAGAAATTCCTCACGGTTTTTTTGCTAAATATATCTATGAACTTAAAAGAACTTGAAAATTTCAAATTAACAAATGCAGTGCAATTTCATGATGAATTAAATCCTGCTATTTTTAGGGATGAACACATGATTCCTGCTGTGCGTGACCGATTATTAGAAATTGCAGATGATTTTATGGAACATCTCGGTGTGAATAATATAGATGTAAAAGATATTACACTAAGTGGTAGTAATGCTTCATATACCTATACATCACATAGCGATATAGATTTACATATACTTGTTGATATAGATAAGTTAAAAAACATTGAGATTTATTCTGAACTTTTTCATGCTAAGAAAATATTGTGGAACATGCAGCATGATATTACTATTGGTGGGTATGAAGTAGAACTTTACGTACAAGATACTGCTGACCCTGTTGTCAGTCGTGGTGAATACAGCGTATTAAAAGATCGTTGGATAAAATTTCCAACTAAACGAGTTGCTGATATTAATGAACCTGCAAGTAAGTTAAAGTTTGAAAAATTAGCACAAGTAGCTGAACTAGCATTACAAGCTAGAGATATGGACAAAATTCAAGACTTACTAGATACAATTAGAAAATATAGAAAAGCAGGGTTGGATTTGCAAGGTGAGTTTTCACCTGAAAATATAGCATTTAAAGCATTCCGTACAAGTGGTTTATTGCATCGTTTGCGTGATACTTATAATGAAATACATAGTGAAAAAATGAGTATGGAGCAAAAGGTTGGTAAAAATGTTGAACAACCTATATATAGCATTAGTGAATTAGCAAAGATGCATGGTTGTAGTAGAAATGATATCATTAGTGAACTAAAGCGTGGTATTAAGTTTGAAATGGCAAATACTAGTGTGCGTAGTTTAGCTACTGAAATGGCATATAAAAACTTGGCTAAAAATAGAAAACATTATAGTAAATTACGTGATGATTATGACCCTAATGGAGTGCCACCTGGTCCTGAGTTTAAACCCACAATGCCAAAAGGTACGGTTAGGGTAGATGTAAGTGATGTATATGATTGGTATAAGTTAGGACAACATATTAGTAATATGAAAGGTTTAGGTAAGCATGATTTTGGAAAAGGACCACCTAGCACCATATTGTCATTTGGTGATGAAGATACGGAGCACAAGTATATAAAAGATTTAGAGGCAACAGGTTTAACCACTACTGATATTGACCCGATTGATCCTAACCAACCTAAAGGAATGAAACGTCAAAAAGTGGATCCTACATTTAATGTTAATGAGGCTTCAGGATATATCCCTAGTGAAACAGAAAAAGATGACCCACGTTTTAAAACAGCATTAACCGTTGATATAAAACCTGATAGTATTAGACAAAATGCTATAAAATTAGGTTTAGGTAAGATTAAACGTAGTGGTATACCACCTATAGCAAAGCCATCAGGTAAGTTCTAAATTAATTCATAGCGAATAAATACTAGATATTATGGAATTCCATCATGTCAGATATTCGTAAAACCTTAGATAAAATTAATGAAATGACAGCAGGTTCAGTTGCTACTGTTGCCACACCATTATTCAAAGAAACAGTCAAACGTGAAAAAACGGATGAGACTGCAGATAGTGGTAAAAAATACATGAATAGTGTAGAGCGTGGTGTTTCAGAGTGGGGTAATTGGGCAGGTAGCAAAAAGAAAAAGACTGTGGCAGAAGCTACTACTCCAACAACAGATGATGATAAGTTTAAAACAATGCTTAAAAAGGTTACGAGTAAGAAAGAAGTAAAAAAACAACAAAAAGCAGATACTAAACAACAAGCAAGCGATGCATTTGCTAGTATGTTTGGTGGAGGTAATCCTGCGGGTACACTTGGTATTAGGAAAGAAGGTGTGGGGGAAGGCGATAACCAAATAAATGAACTGTCACCTGCTACTGTTTTACGTTACGCCAAAGCAGTTGCCGCAGACGCACAAAAGCACGACATGAACCCAACTAAACGCCCTGCAGAAAAACGCAACCAATCTGTTGTCGGGTTCTCTAGGGCACTTAACCGTTTGCCAAAAGTATCATTTTTCAACAAAGAGCAAAATGTAGAGGAAAGTTGGAAAATATCAACTCCAATTGATAAAGAACGTTATACAGATATGTCAGACCAAGGGTTAGAAGGACCATTTCGTTTAAAATCAGGTAAGATTGTTTATTACGATCCTAAAGAAGGTAAGTATTATGATCGTGATACCGATATGTATATGGATTATGATGAATACCAATCTCATACTAATGAAGAAGCATTGATGGAACTAGGTTATGAAGGTAATATCGGTGCAATGGAAATGGTTAAATTCTTTAAAATGGCAGATCCACGTCAAAAAGAAATACTAAACCAATTAATTAAAGAAAAAGAATTCCAACGTGCATGGGCACTTATTCAAGGTGTTACAGGTAATAAACTTGTTGGCAAAGAATTTAGTGAAGGTGAAATTGCTGAACAATTAAGCGAAGATTTACGTGCATGGTTTGGCAAAGGTGGTGAAGGTGGCGCAGGTGGCGGTGGATGGGATCGTTACAATACTAAAGGTGAGCGTATTGGTAAGTGTGGCGAACGTAAAGCAGGTGAAGGTAAACCAAAATGCTTAAGTAAAGAAAAGGCAGCATCATTACGTGCTAGTGGTGGTAAAAAAGCTATTGCAGCAGCAGTACGTAAAAAACGCCGTGAAGATCCAAACCCGCAACGTCAAGGTAAAGCTGATATGGTAAGCAACAAGACTAAGAATGAAAGTCTTGAATATTATGTCAAAGAAGGTATTTGCCCACAATGTAATGGTGAAATGGTCAGTGAAGCATTATTTACTGAAGGTAAAAAAGATGCATGCTACCATAAGGTAAAAAGTCGTTATAAAATTTGGCCTAGTGCATATGCTAGTGGTGCTTTAGTTAAATGTCGTAAAGCAGGTGCAAAAAATTGGGGTAACAAATCTAAGAACGAAAGTATTAACGAAGGTCGTGCAGATGATTTAGAACGTGCCTTAATGCAAGCTAGAAAAATTACTAAAGGAATTGCATACGATAATACCGTAAATGAAATTATGGTAGAAATTGAAGAACTAATAAAAACTTATAACTTAGACATGGATGATTTTAATTATCATAATAGCCGTGTTTATGAAGCTAAGCATGAATTAGAAAGTGCAATTTATGGATTAGATGAAATTTTTGAAGATGCATTACGTGATGCACAATATTCTGATGAAGAAGGATTAAATGAACAAGACCTCATAGTAATGCCTGGTAAGATGCGTATGCGTGGTGATGTAGTTAAAGCTAAGCGCATGGAACCTGACCATGAAGTATCAATGGCAGTAAATAGTTTATTATCTACCATTAAAAATGCAATGTCACTTGCTAAGATAATTAAAGGTAGAAGTGAAGGACAAGGCTTGCCAGGTTGGGTCTCAGACCATATCACACGTGCTGATGAACTTATTAAAGATGTAGCAGAGTATATGGAAGGTCATGAAGCACAAAAAAATATGCTAGAAGGTAAAAATAATGTTAAAAGATAAGTTAAAGCAAGTGTTAGGAACATCATTTGCTTTTTATATTAAGGCAGCAGGGTTTCATTGGAACGTAGAAGGACCAAACTTTCCACAGTATCACGCATTTTTAGGTGACTTATATAATGAAGTATATGGTAGTATTGATCAATTAGCTGAAATAATTCGTCAGTTAGACTCATATGCGCCTGGCTCAATGACAAGGTATCAAGAGTTAAGTATTATTGATGAGCAACAACAAATCCCACGTGCTGAGTTAATGATGGCAGAATTGTACGAAGATAATCAAAAAATTATTGTATTATTAAAAGAAACATTCCATCAATGTGAAGCAGAAGATGAGCAAGGTATTGCTGATTTTATAGCAGGACGTATTGATAGTCACGCAAAACATTCATGGATGCTACGTAGCATATTGAAAAAAGACCGTGGATGAAAATTGGGCAGTTATTAGAGTACCAAAAGGCTAGAGAGACAAAAGCATTTCGTAGTTGGTTTGGTAATAGTAAAGTGGTTGATAGTAATGGCAACCCACTTGTTGTATATCGTGGTACACGTAAGCGACCTACTGCCACAGAATTTAAATTAACACAAGGTCGTGCAGTACCATCATTTACGAATGACCCTGCAGCAGCTAGTGTATATGCTAGACATTTAGATACAAGACAATATGGTAGTGGTTCTACTGTAATCGCAGCATATTTACGTATTGTTAAACCATTAGACCTTACCCGTTATAACGAAACAATATCATTAATAGATTTTATTAATACGGTGCCTAGCGATCTAAATGTACCTGATGGTGGACGTAAAAAACTAGGTTGGAGAGATGTGTCCTATATGATATATGATTTAGATGAAATCATATACAAAACAGGCGCAAGATTTGAAATTAATGCTTATGATGATGATGGTTTTAGAATAAAAGGATTTCGTGACCTTTCCGATCAAATTGACACATGGGGTGAAGCAGACGATATTAGTTCGATTGAGGATGCACTAGACAATACGGTTATAGATACATATACTATTGCAGATAGTGAAGATATTGTAAGTTACCTACAAGGTATGGGATATGATGGGGTCATTTTAAAAGATGTTTTTGAAGCAGGTGCACAGAAATATGAACCACGTGATGGAAAAGAGTTAGAACTTGGTGCTGAGGGTACACCCATTATTTTAACTTATCGCCCATTTGAACAATATCAAATCAAGTCTATATATAATGTTGGTACATTTGGTAGGGATGAACCTGATATTACTAAAGAAGAAAAAGTTGACGTTATTGATGTGGATTTTGACACACCTAGACCTGCAGAGAAAAAACCTAAACTTAAACTTAAAAGTGCAACAAATATTGATATAAAATCTGAAGAAAATTTTAAAAATTGGTTTAAAAATAGTAAAATTGTAGATGCAAGTGGTAAGCCATTACGAGTTTATCATGGTACTGATAGAGACTTCAGTGTGTTTCAGAAAGGCAGAAAATTAAAAAACTATCCCAAATTTAACACGGCACAAAAACATCTAGGGCATTTTTTTACGGATGACCCATCTTATGCTGAACGTTATGCAGGACGTGGTTTTGACAAAGACGATGCTGTTATCATGCCTGTATATTTGTCCATACAAAAGCCAAAAGTTGAACCGTTATCATTGATTGATGAAATTGAGAACAAATGGCCTATGAGTAAAGCAATACAATATAAGAAACAATTACAAAGTGAAGGATATGATGGCATAATATTTCAGGGTAGGGCTAAGATAGGTGATATTAGAGAGATTGTTGCATTTGATAATACACAAATTAAATCAGTATTTAATACAGGTGAATTTAACCCAACTAATCCTAATATTAACAAAGAGTCAATGAGTTTTCTAAAAGAACTAGAAGAAGGTCGTGAGGAAAATTTAAGAGCGTGGTTTGGCAATAGTAAAGTAGTTGATACCAATGGTGCTCCTATGATTGTATATCATGGTACATCTAATGATTTTTCAACGTTTAAAAATTTATATCGTGATTTTGGTATACATTTTGGCAATCGTGAAGCAGCTAATGAGTTTGCCAAATATAGTGGAGCACGTGTAATTCCTGTTTATTTAAAGATTACTAACCCATTTACGATGCCTGACATATTTGGTCCTGATGAAGAACATTTACGTCAAGTTATGAATTTTTTATTTAAGAAAAAGATTATTAACCAAAAAGAATATAACGAACTTGATGCAATTCGTAGAGATCGTGACATGGATTGGGATGATTGTAAAGCAACAATCTATGCTGAATTAGCACGTTCATTGTTTGATGCGGGATATGATGGTATACAATATCGTAATACTAATGAAGGTAAGCGAACATTGCGACCTGATGAGCGCATTAATTTTACGATTAAAAAAGAAGGATCAAAGTACGTAGCATATTTACCTGATAATGTTATGCCTACTTTACCTATTGGTGAAGGTGATACACCTGAAGAAGCTGAGCAAGAAGCGCATCAGTATTTGCAAAAACAAGCTGACTATATAGATATGTCTTATATCATATTCAATTCGTCACAAGTTAAGAGTGCGTTTGGTACTGAGTATGATCCTAAAGACCCACGTTATACTAAAGAGGACAAACGTAACCCAAAATATTTAAGTGGCACTGACAAGGTAGCTAATATTAGTCCTGTACTTGGAGCAAAACCTAAAAAACAAAAAGCTTTGATGAATAAGTTTTTTGGCTCATCCTAACAAAATTTAATTATAATTTTGAATCACGTAAATAAGCATACTTACGTGGAGTAATAATGAAACCAAGAGTTTTTCTAGCCACACCGATGTATGGTGGTCAATGTCACGGGTTATTCGCTGACTCCGTTATAAAATTAGTTGAAGAATTTAGAAAGAAAAAATGGCATTTTGAATACCATTTTATGTATGACCAATCGTTAATTACACGTGCAAGAGATAATTTTGTCAATGATTTTATGGTATCCGATTGTACTCATTTATTATTCCTTGACGCTGATATAATTATTAATCCACCTGATGTTATTCGTATGTTACAAGAGAATGTTGACTTAATATGTGGAATTTACCCGTCTAAAATGATTAATTGGGAATGGGTAGAAAATGCAGTTAAAAATGGTTGCCCAACTGACAAATTATCTCTTTGTAGTACATGGTATATCTTTAATCCCGTAGATCATGAAAGTCCAAAAATTGACATTGAATCTAATAAGCTTAAAGAAGTACTTCATGCAGGTACAGGTTATATGTTAATTAAACGAAAAGTTTTTCAAAAACTTGCCTCACATACGCCTACCTATATTGGAAATTGGAATGAATATACAGGAAGAACTATATATGCATTTTTTCAAACAAGTATTGATGTAAATTTGTTATCTGAAGATTATCATTTTTGTACTGAATGGAGAAAAATTGGGGGTAAAGTATTCATTGCTCCATATGCTATGTCCAAACATTATGGTATGTTTGGATTTGGTTAATTTATAATAAATACTGTAAAGGTATTTTTACTATGAAAATTAGCGAACTATTATTTGAAAATGCATTAAAGTCTGATTTCCCAGGCGCAGCCTCAGGAGTACAAATTATGTCGTTGCAACAGTTTGTTCAAGATGAACAAGAATTAGATGAAGCTGAAAAATTTTTGGGTGCGCCACGCCGTGATTATCCTGAAGATGAGTTAACTGATTATCTTCGTAGAAAACTTAGTCCTGAATTACAAAAAAAGTATCGTAGACCAAGTAAAAAACAGCTTGGAAAAATGTCAGGTGAGGAATATGACATTTACAAACGATTTAAACAAGATAAGTTAATACGCCCATATATTCATAGTGGAACAGTACCTATTGTTGATGGAAATAATCAATTATATGATTTACCAAAACTAATGGCATCTGTTATGCAACGTCCTAAAAAGTTGCTTAAACAAAATGAAAAAATGCAACATAGTGATGGAAGCAGTAGTATATTTTTTAACATTGGATTACCTGCATTAGTTGGTTTAGCAGTTGATGAAGATAGACAAAAATTTGTAGTAGTCAACACCTGCCCAGGCGCAGGTAAATGCGTCCAAGTATGTTATGCTATGAAGGGTGGTTATGTGCAATATGCCCCACCATCTGAAGCAGGATCTAGGTCATTAAACTTTCTATTAAATGATCCTGATGGATGGAAAGCAATGCTTGAAAGTGAAATTGAATCAGCTAGGGAAAAATATCAGAAAAAGGGTACACAAGTTATTATTCGTTGGCATGATGCGGGTGATTTCTTTAGCCCTGAATATTTAAACTTGGCGTATGATGTAGCTAGAAAGTTTCCTGACGTACAATTTTACGCCTATACTAAAATGGGCGATGTAGCAACAAGTCAGCGTCCACAAAACTTTAGAATTAATTTTTCTATGGGTGCTAAATCAGGTGAATACAAAAAAGTTGATATCTATAAAAAACAAACAGGTCAAGAAGTCAAACGTAGTGAAATTGTAGACCGTGAAATGTTTACTGATTTGATGGGACGTGATGCAAATAATAAATTGCGTTGGAAAAATGCTGAAGCGTGGGAAACATTTAAACAACGTGCTGCCCAAAAATATGGTATTAAACCAAATACGATTATTACCTATGACCAAATGATGACATTTAAAGATGGTGTAAAATCAAATGGCGAACCATATTGGAACGTTGTCGTAGTCCCAGGCGATGGAGACGATAGTGCTAACCGTAATGATGTAATTATAACTCTATTACTTGAACACTAATATGCAACATTGGATGACCTATGTCAAGCATAGCTACGAGGTAATTATTGCCGCCGAAGCTGCTGCATGTGTCAATTTAGACCCTGAAATTGAAGCATTTACTGTACACATGTTTGCAAGACATATGGAAAATCCACACCTGAATAACGAACCTATTGCCATAAAATTGATGGAAGCAATGAACACTGAGGGTGAAACAAAAAAAGCTACATTGACAAGACTAGCAGAAGAATGTATACTTATTGATGGGTTAAAACTCAACAGAAAACGTTGGCCTAGTTTATCCTATTATGTTGACATGGGTCAACTTGCTTTGGGTTATCGTACTTATAGTGAACGCCCACCTGAAATGTTTTATGAGCGTATTGCACGTGAATTTACAACCATTACTAAGGTTATAGGGAATTGTAGAGTATGAAAATTTTTGAAGTGTCGAAAGCCAAACCATTTGTTTTTGTTGATATGGATGGTGTGTTAGCTGATTTTAATAAGGCTATCTTAAATTATGATGGTGCTGATACAGAAAGCAGGGTAAATAACCTACGAAAGTTGGGACCTAATGCTGTTAAAGATTTTTTTGCTTCTTTACCACCTATGGTTGATGGTATGCGATTGATAGAATGGTTGGACAATAAACGAATTGATTGGCGCATATTAAGTGCACCGCTACGCAGCGATGGCGTAGATCCTAAAAACAGTCGTAAAGCAAGTGAAATAGGTAAACGTGATTGGTTAGCTAGTAATTTAGGATGGGAAGTAGCTAAAAAGCCATTTTTGAACCTAACAAATGGAAATATGCTAACTATGGTCATCAACCTGCTGTCCTTATTGATGACACACCTAAAAAAATTGATGCATTTAACCAAGCAGGTGGTATTGGATTGTTATATACTAATTTAAATTCAGTCATGCCAAGATTGAAAGAGTTGTTTGCATAGGTTGATTATCCAAAAAAGATTGATTTATTGCAATTACCGTGTACACTAAGTACTTTCTCAAAGGAGTTATACATGAGTGTTACATTTTCCGCAGAACAAAAAGCAAAACTTACCCATTTAATTACTGAAGGTTGCCAAGTGCTACATGAGGTCGATACACTACAAAGTGGTTTGGGTGATACTGTTAAAGCTATTGCAGAAGAAATGAATATTAAAGCAGCAGTACTTAAAAAAGCTATTCGTATTGCACACAAGGCTGAATTAGGTAAAGCACGTCAAGATCACGAGCTATTGGAAAATATTTTAATTACAGTTGGTAAAACAATGTAAATGAATTCTATAAAATTTAAAACAATATTTACTCTTGGTTATTATGAAATAGAATTAACACAAAATGATCTTATTCCAATCATTGAAGAAATCAATGAAATTAAAATATATCCATCCAAATATGACCCTGCTAATCACGCATTAGCAGGACAAATTGAATGTGAATATAAATTAAAAAAAGTCATAATTATTTAAACAATCTATTATTGCCATACGTTTATAGTTATGTAGATTATACAAATTTATATTCTTATCATACTGTAAATATGAATAATCACGAATTACAACTTGGTAATAGTTGGGTAAATTTTCAAAAAAAATATGAGGTTAATCCTATACATAATCATTCAGGACTAGTTTCATTTGTAATATATTTAGAAGTGCCATATAATATAGAAGAAGAACTACAATTAAACCCAGGGCGTTTTGCAAAAAGGAACTTAGGTGGCTCATTTATTTTTAATTATGCAGATCCACTTGGCAGTCTAGGAATGTTCCAAATTCAAATTGATAAAAATATGATATATAAATGTTTAATCTTTCCTTCTTGTCTTAACCACTCTGTTCATCCATTTTATAGTTCTAATGGTACTAGAATAAGTGTATCAGGTAATTTCCTTTATAATGCTTAATTTATGAGTTATGTTGACGCAATACTAGATCGTGATAAAGATATTATATTCATCGTTGAACGTGATGAAAAAGCTAACCGTGTTTACCAAGAACATAAAGCAAAATATGTAGTTTATTATCCTGACCCTAAAGGTAAGTATCGTGGGGTAGACGGTGAACCACTTACTAAATTTACTACATCAAAACGTGCAGAATTTCAAAAAGAATTACGCCTCATAAACAAAAAGAAAACATACGAAAGTGACATTAATCCTGTTTTTCGTTGTTTAGCTGATCATTATTTGGATATACCTCCACCTAAACTACATACATGTTTTTTTGATATTGAGGTAAACTTTGATCCTGAATATGGATTTGCTCCACCTAATGATCCATTTAACGCAGTAAATTCAATTTCGCTGTATCTTGATTGGATTACCTCACTAATCACATTATGTGTTCCACCAAAAGGATTATCAAAAGAAGAAATCAATAATATTACACAATCGTTTGAAAATATTATGGTATTTGATAACGAAGCAGATATGTTGGATGCATTTTTAGAACTGATTCAAGACGCAGACGTTTTGACAGGATGGAACAGTAGTGGTTACGATATACCATACTTAGTCAATCGTGTTACTAAAGTTTTGTCTAAAGAAGATACCATGCGTTTTTGTTTGTTAAACCAATACCCTAGACAACGTGAATTCGTACAGTTTGACCAAAAACAAGTTACATATGATTTAGTTGGTCGTATTCATATGGATTATCTTGAATTATACAAAAAGTATAATTATGAACAACGACATAGTTATAAATTAGACTATATTGGTGAAATGGAAGTGGGTGAAAAGAAAACACCCTATGAAGGTACGCTTGACCAACTGTATAACAATGATTGGAAAACGTTTATTGAATACAATAGACAAGATACAATGTTGTTATTTAAGATACACGACAAGCTTAAATTTTTAGATTTAGCAAATAGTATTGCACATCAAAATACAGTATTGTTACCTACTGTAATGGGCAGTGTTGCTATGATTGAACAAGCTGTGATTAATGAAGCACATTCACGTGGGTTAATCATACCTGACAAAATCAAACGTGAAACTGATGATGAAACTAAGGCAGCAGGTGCATATGTTGCCTTTCCTAAAAAAGGTATACACGAGTGGATAGCTGCAGTTGATTTGAACTCGCTTTATCCATCTGTTATTCGTGCATTAAACATGGCACCTGAAACAATTATTGGTCAATTACGTCAAACAGCTACTGAAAAATACTTATATGATAAAAGTCAAAAGTTAGCACGTGATAAGAAAAAGAATCGCAATGTTAGTGAAAACGAAGAAGTAGAAGGTGAAATGGGTCCTATCCTATGGGAAGGATTATTTGGTTCATTAGAATATAACGCAGTAATGAATAAAGAACGTGAAACCACTATAACTATTGATTGGGAAAAAGGTGGGCATGATGTTGGAAGTGCTGCTGAAATTCATGAATTAATTTTTAATAGTGGTAAACCATGGATGCTCAGTGCTAATGGTACAATATTTACCTATGAGTCTGAGGGGGTGATACCTGGGTTGTTGACGAGATGGTATAATGAACGTAAACAAATTCAAAAACAATTAAAAGAAGCTAAAACCCCTGAAGAAGCTGAGTTTTATGATAAACGACAATTAGTACGCAAAATTCTGTTGAATTCAGCATATGGTGCATTGTTAAATGTACATTGTCGTTTTTATGACATTCGTATTGGACAAAGTGTTACTTTAACAGGTAGACAAATTGTTAAACATATGAGTGCTTATTTAAATGAATTGATTACAGGAAATTATGATCATACAGGTGAAGCCATTGTATATGGTGATACTGACTCATGCTATTTCAGTGGATGGCCTATATGGTCAAAGGATGTAGAACTTGCCAAAAGTTGGAGCAAAGAACACGCAATTATGATTTATGACGAACTTGGCAATACAGTGAATAATAGTTTCCCACAGTTTATGTACAATACATTTCATTGTCCAAAAAACAATGGTGCTATTATTAAAGCGGGGCGAGAGTTGGTTGCTGATCGTGGGTTGTTTATTACTAAGAAACGTTATGCGGTGAATATCTATGATAAAGAAGGAAAACGATTAGATAAGGATGGCAAGCTTGGTAAAATTAAAGCCATGGGATTAGATTTGAAACGTGCTGATACACCAAAATTTGTACAAGAATTTTTGTTTAGTGTATTAGAAGATGTACTTAGTGGTTCTACACGTGAAAATATTATTGAAAAGATTGTAGCATTCAAACATAAGCTACGTGCAATGCCAAGTTGGAACAAAGGTAGTCCTAAAGCAGTAAACAAGCTTACATTGTATGAAGAAAAATTAAATCGCAGTAAAGATAACAAAGTAAACATGCCAGGTCATGTTCGTGCCTCAATCAATTGGAATTTTTTAAGACAACTTAATCATGATAATTATAGTACTAAAATAACAAACGGTGCTAAAATTATTGTATGTAAATTACGAAATAATGCATTAGGTTTTACAAGTGTGGCGTATCCAACAGATGAACTACGATTACCACAATGGTTTATAGATTTGCCATTTGATGATCGTGACATGGAATATACATTGGTGGATAAAAAGATTGACAATTTACTTGGTGTCTTAGGTTGGGATTTAGAACGTAATACCAATATCAACAATACATTTGACTCATTGTTTTCTTTTGAGTGATTATCCAAAGTAATTGAAAAATAATAAAGAGTAATATAATATAGAATTTAAGGAAATAATATGAGAGATAATTTATTAGATTTAATACAACATACTTGTGCATTAGGGTTTATTGACCTAATCAAAGTAACAGGTACTGAAACAGAGACTAAAATTAATGCAATATCAGAAGACCGCACTGTGATACTATCAGGTGTATTAAAAACACCACATCCTGATTTTGAAGGTGTGTTTGGAATGCCTAACTTAAATAAGCTGCGAACTATTCTACGATTTGATGAATATGATGAAACTGCATCTATTAATATAGTAAAAACAGGTAACATTCCAACAGTCATACATTTTGAAACATCAACAGGTGATTTTGTAAATGATTATCGTTTAATGTCACAAGCATTAGTTGAAGAAAAGATTAGACCAATGAAGTTTGCAGGTGCAACATGGAACATACAGTTTGAGCCTAGAGTTAACAGTATTCAACGTTTGAAGAAGCAATTACAAGCAAACAATGATGAAACTAACTTTATCTTAAAACAAGACAATCGTGATTTGAAAATTTATATGGGAAATGCTTCTACACACAGCGGTAATTTTGTCTTTGAATCAATGGTTAGTGGAAAAATTACGCAATCATGGTCATGGCCTGTTAAACAATTTATAAGCATCATGGACTTACCAGGCGACAAAGTAATTCACATTAGTGACTCTCCTGTTATGAAAATTACAGTAGATAGTGGTATTGCTGATTATGAATATTTAATTCCTGCACAAACATGATAGTGTATCTTACATCAGGTAAAGGCATTACGGTAATTAATAACGGACCGTCAATGCCTTACATTAGTCAACAAACTAATAATCCATTAATTGGATCTGTAAAATATAACACTAATTCACAAAATTTAGAAATTTATGATGGATATGCTTGGTTGCCAATACCTAAGTCTACACCAACAATAAGTTTAGACCAAGAAACTATAAACGTTTTAGAATGGGCAAAATCAGCCATGCAGCGTGAAAAAGAGATTGAAGAATTATCAAAAGAATATCCTATGATTGCAGACTTGCAAGAAAAAATGGATTTAGTTATACAATTAGTTAAGGATCATAAAGGAGGTTAAAATGCCTTATCGTGAGCGTATTAAACATCTTGAAGAATTACATCGATTTGTAGACAAACAAATACTTGACATGGAAGGACAAACACATTATATTCCTGAACAAGTGACCAATTTAAAGAAGCGTAAGCTACAATTGAAGGATGAAATCGCAAGATTGAGTAAACTTCAATTTGAAGCTACAAGTGGTCGTGAAACCGATACATGGGATGATAGATAATGGAATATAGTGCACAACGTAACTTAGCATTGAAAGAACGCAATGATCGTGTTATGCGAGAAAGTTTAATTTACATTAGGAAAAAAACTAGAATTAAAAACTTTTTTACTGCTAACATACAAGTTGAATCACTAGATGGCATTCTTGATGCCAAACCTATTAACCAAGCAATAAAAGATATTGAAGCATCTGACATTGGTAAACCCAAGGCTGACGATGATTTACAATATTGCCAAAGAATTTCTGATGAACTTTTCTTAAGGTTATCAAACCATTTTGCAGATAGTGATATTAAAATTACTGTTGCAGAAAGTAGTGGCTCAGCAGTCATTACACATTATCGTAGTACTAAACCTAGTTTAACAATCAAAATTTAAGGATTTACAGTTTTATGAATAAAGCAACCAAAGGTCGTTCCTACTTTTCTACTTCTAGCCTTATTTATGAGGATTTAGAAAATTATTTACAGTTTTGTAGGGAGTACGGTTATCGTTATGATGAGCGTGATCTTAACAACATGCGTAGCTATGCTTACCAACAATATCAAAAATTTTTAAAAGGTAAGAATGCAAAAAACATGTGGGAAGAAGATTTGAAAAAAATGGAATCTGATTTTTAATTTCTCAACCAACACCCCTATCTAAATAACAGATAGGGGTATTTTATGATATTCAATCGTATCAAAGAACTAAAAAATAGTGATCTAAAAATAGGCATAACCTGCAGTCAATTTGATTTATTACATGCAGGGCATGTCGCCATGCTTTCTGAGGCTAAACAACATTGTGATTACCTCATTGCTGCTTTACAAAATGATGCTAGTATAGACAGACCAAGTAAAAACAATCCTGTACAAAGTATTGTAGAGCGTCAAATACAACTTAGCGCAACACGCTTTGTTGATGAAATAGTTATATATAATACAGAAAAAGATTTAGAAGATTTGTTTCTTATCCTACCCATTGACATGCGTATTCTTGGCATAGAATATAAGGATAAAGATTTTACGGGTAAACAGATATGCCTTGACCGTGGTATAGAATTGATATACAATGGACGTGACCATAGCTTTAGTTCAAGTTCGTTGCGTAAACGTGTCATGGAAGCTGAAATGCAAAGAGTAAGCAAATCAGAAAAGTGGTAAATAAACAACACTTGTCTAAAAGTTTGTTATACGTTATAATCTAATTTCTTTGGAGAAACTATGATGGAATATCTTGTTGACCGCCCTGATTTTAAACTATATATGAAAGTCACCACATGTACTTTACCTACTGACATGCGAGCTGTAACTTTTACACGAGAATTGTGGGATGTAGAGAAAAATACGTGTATCATGACTAGTACTTTTGAATTATTCATGCCACGTTCACAGTTAAATGTATTTGCAGCTCAACTTATTGAAAGTGCCTAATCATGCGCAAACTAGGATTCGCCTGTAAGTGGATTGATCGTGCAGATCAAGTAGATGGTATTAAACCTACGGATGACTGCAAAAAATACAATACAGGTACTACTACACGTACTTGGTTAAATAAACAAGTACGCAGTGTTGCTGAAGATAAACTATGGGATTTAATGAAGGGTAATATTGAATCAACAAGACTGTTAGTTAAACGTGTAGGAGAATTGCATGAAGAACTTAGGATGGTGCGTCTTAGTAGTGATATCCTTCCTGTATACACTGAGCCATCATGGAGTTATTTCTATCAACACCCTGATGTTGTTCGATATCTTGAGCGGCATTTTGCAACTATTGGTGATAGTGCTAGAGAAAACGGTGTACGTTTGTCTTTTCATCCTGGTCAGTTTTGTGTGCTCGCTAGTGATAATGAGAACATTGTTGAGAATTCATTAAAGGAGTTTGAGTATCATGCGGATATGGCCCGTTACATGGGGTACGGTAAACAATTTCAAGACTTTAAAATTAACATCCACCTTGCGGGTAAACAAGGTGCCGCAGGTTTTCGACATGCATATGCAAGATTGTCTCAAGAAGCAAGAAACTGTATTACCATTGAAAACGAAGAAATAACTTATGGACTCGATGATTGCCTTCAACTTAGTGATGTTGCTCCTATTGTGCTTGATATTCATCACCATTGGTGTAAAACAGGACAATACATTGAAATGGATGATGCCCGTATCGACAGGGTTATTGATAGTTGGCGTGGTGTGCGCCCTGTCATCCATTATTCTGTCAGTCGTGAGGATGTATTAGTTAAACATGATGTTCATACCAAACCAAATTATCAACTGCTTGCAGAAAGTGGACATAAAAAACAAGAGCTACGTGCACACAGCGATTTTTATTGGAACAAATCTGTTAATCGTTGGGCAATGTCACATTGGGTATGGGGTGACATAATGTGTGAAAGCAAAGCTAAAAACCTAGCTAGTATGCAATTGTATGAAGAATATAAGAAAGATATGACAATGATTGTTGAGGATACGTATGTTTGACAAATTAAAAGCATTGTGGAATAAACCTATACCTATTCCACCTGACCCTTCCGAACCACCTGAACAACCTGAACCACCTAAAAAAACTAAAGAAGCAAAGAAAAAACCTGAAGAAAAATTATCAGATAAAGAACTTGCTACTAAAAATAACGAACCATACATAACCATCACTAAGGTAGATATTGACCCAAACAATATTAATGCAGGTAGTTTTGAGCTTGATTTCAATGATAAGTTTGTGATAAACTTGATAAAAGCAGGTTACAAAATACGTCCTGATGATACTGAAGCAGACATTGTTGATCGTTGGTTTCAAACAGTATGTCGTAATATTGCTCTAGAAGTTTATGAACAACAAAATGCAGACCCCTTTAACCGTGAAACCGATTTACGTGTTGTAAAATCTAAGGATATAGGCAATGGAAGATCCGAAATCAGTTAAGTATATTATTATTGATACTGCTAATTTATTCTTCAAATCAAAATATATTGCTAGTCGTAGCGAAACAGATAGTGAACGTGTAGGTATGGCATTACACCTTACTCTACAAAGTGCTAATACTATGGTTCGCAAATTCAGCGCAAACAATCCTGTGCACGTTGTTTTTGCGCTAGAAGGTCGTAGTTGGCGTAAACAATTCTATGAACCATACAAACGTAATCGTGCAGTAAAAGAATTAGCTAAGACAGAGCATGACCTACAATTAGACACATTGTTTAATGATACTTACAATGATTTTATTAAGTATCTACGTGAAAAAACTAATGTATCAGTTATACGCTGCGATATCGCTGAAGCGGACGATGTAATTGCACGTTTTGTTCAACTACATCCACATAATCAACATGTCATTATTAGCAGTGATACTGATTTTGATCAATTACTTGCTCACAATGTACAACGATATAATAGTTTAGCAAATCAGTTAATTACCATAGATGGTTACTATGATGAATATGGTAAACCTATTATTGACAATAAAACAAAAGAGCACAAACAAGTAGGTGACCCACAATTTATATTATTTGAAAAGTGTATGCGTGGTGATAGCACTGATAACATCTTCAGCGCATACCCAGGTGTACGAAAAAAATCCACCAAAAAAACAATTGGGCTGATTGAAGCATATGCAGATCGTGATAAAAAAGGATTTAATTGGAACAATGTTATGCAACAACGTTGGGTCGATCACAATGGGGTTGAACATAAAGTAAAAGATGATTACGAACGTAATCGTGTACTAATAGACTTGACATTACAGCCTGAAGAAGTAAAACAAGTATTAGATGAAGTGATTAATAATACAGTTAGTAAAGAACCTGTAGGACAAGTTGGTACAGAATTTATGAGATTCTGCGGTAAGTATCAACTGATTAAAATTTCAGAATCAGCTAATTTTTATGTAGAATGGTTACGTTCACCATACCAAGGAAATCTTAAATCAAGCTTAAAGGTTGCTTAAATACGGTTTGAGGATCTACTGTGACATACTTAATATCAAATTTAAGCTTGAATAACAATTCTGTACAACCACTAAAACAATTTAATAAATTATGGGCAGTACAAAAATACAACAATATTACTAAGGTGGTTAGTAATTCATGTTTGCATCGTGGGGCTATTATCGTTGATGAACCACAACCATTTCACGGTAATCTTGTATGCCCACTTCATCGATGGACTTATGACCAACATGGCGTATTGTTAGGATCACCATTTGATACTGAAGGATGTTTACCAACTATAACAACACATGAATGGAATAACTTTTTGTTTACCAAACCAATGGATATAAATTTTCCAAAACACTTGGTGTCACATTTTGATACAAGTAATTATGTCCATACTAAAACAGAAATTATGAAGTTAAATTTTAGTTGGGAAGTTTTTATTGAAGTGTATTTAGATTTGTATCATGTCAAACCATTCCATCCAGGCTTAGGAAATTTTGTTGACATGAACCATTACAAATTGCACTTTGGTGATAATTGGTCAATTCAAGAGGTTAAGTATAATAAAAGCAGTAACAATCCTAATCCACATTTTAATGAATTGCAAAAGATGATACGTAGTAATTATTCACATGTGGAGTACGGTGCATTATGGGCTACTATCTATCCTAACATGACATTAGAGTGGTATCCTAACATGATTGTTATGAGTACGGTATGGCCTGACACCGATAAAACATGTTTTAATTTAATTGAGTATCATCATATTGACAGTGTATCAGCATTTGACCAAGATTTTGTTGAAACTCAATTGGCAGCATATCATTCAACAGCATTAGAAGATGTTGAAATAGGGGAACGAATACAGCATGGTAGAAAATTAAGCTATGATAATTACCCATATCATCCACAATTAGAGTTAGGTATAGCTAAATTTTACGAGCATATCGACAAGTTTAGTGATTATTTTGTAGTGAAGTAACAACATTAGAAAAAACACTTGACAGCAACCTTATATTTTCATATACTACATGTATGGTGATTAACAAGGAGATGGAAATGAACTTGAACGTAGCTGACACAATTACTTGGGTTTCTGCAGCAGGTAACCTTCTCGGTACTATCAAAAAAATCTTTCTTGCCCCTGCAGCTAATGGTACAATGACCCCTTGGATCATTATTGAAATTATGGGGAAGTCCAACACCATCAGAATGTGTGCTTCCGATTCCTACCTTAAGATGATGAAGGTAGAAAAAGTTGATACAACTCCTGTAGAAATGAAGACTGTCAAGAATTATATAACAGGTGAAAAAGTCGTGATTCCTGCAGATACACCACGTTGTTGCGATCCTTCAAGTGAACTGTATTGGAGCATGTAGCATGGATAAAGTTGGAACTTATCTAGCAATTTTCTTCTTGTTTTTCTTACTACTTTATTTGATAACGGTAGGGTAAATGAAAGGTATGCAATAATGTCATACCGTCAATATTATTTACGTCAAATGAAGAATGTTGCTAAAGCTTTTTTTATTTACTTTAAAGGGTTTGTCCTTGATAGGAAAGTATAATGAACAAGAGAATTAAAGAACTTGCTGAACAAGCTCAAGATTGGGCAGATGCTCATGCACCTTTTGCTAGCGAGGAGCATGAATACTTTACTGAAAAGTTCGCCCTGTTGATTGTTAAGGAATGTATTGAAATTAGTCAAGTCGGTTCAATTACAGAAAGTAAACTTAAAAAACATTTCGGAGTTGAAGAATGAAAGTGTTTTGGTTGACCTGTGCGGAATGTGCCATGACAGAACCAATGCAACCATGTGAGGCATGTTCCAATCGCAGTGCCCAAGGAATGTAAAATGAACGAACGAATTCGAAAACTTGCCGAACAGGCTGAAATCTATGCTGGCGAACTGATAGATGAAGGTGCTGATTACGATCAGTATCCAAGATATTACACAGAAAAGTTCGCCGAGTTGATCGTTAGGGAATGTGAGCAAGTATCACTAAAGAATAGTCACCGAAATGACGATATGGGTGCTATTATTGCTAAACAAATTAAAAAAAATTTCGGAGTTGAAGAATGAACGAACGAATTCGAAAACTTGCCGAACAGGCTGGCATTCCTGCTATTGATGGTGAATGGGATTACAATGATCGAACACTGCTGGTAAAAGATAATGATGAATGGCGAGCGGCTGTACCATCAGAAATTATTTCTACTATGATTCAATCTGAACAGGGACTGAACAAGTTCGCTGAGTTGGTTGCCGCTGCGGTAATTAGTAAGGCAGAGGATTACGGCCTTGGCTGCGATGCAGTTGAGCAATTGAAGGAAGATTTCGGAGTTGAAGAATGAATAGTCGCCTTGAGGATCTAATGTATCGTGCAGGACTGACCGCTCAAGGTTGTTGGGATAGTATGGATGACTACGATCATCGGGCTATAGAAAAGTTTGCTGACCTCATCATACAAGAATGCTTACTGGCATTAGAGCCCAACCTTTATGAAAGCGATATTGAATATAAAGTGGATCAAGCATTATATAAAAGATGTGAACGTATTGTATTAAAACACTTTGGAATTGAACGATGATTATTGAAAAACTAGCCTTTTATACTGCTATCATATATTTTTGTAGCGGAACAGATTGTGGTTTAATATCCACATCCAACCCTATTAGAAGTGAAGAAGAATGTAGAGAAGTATTAGTAGATATGGAAGATCAGCTACGGTCAAATAAAGAAAAAACATTTTCAAAAATAGATGGAAGATGTGGGCGTATTTTATTAGACTATAAAGAATTTAAAAACAATGTTTGTAACGTAAAGACTTAGGTTTAAGATAAAAATGAACAAAAAAATTATCCAACTCGCTAGACAAGCTAACGTTTTACGCACAGAATATGCTAGCCCGAAATATGGCATACATAGCGAACCTGCGTTAGTAGATCTAATCAATTTAACTGAATTAGTACTTGCAGAATGTATCAATGTATGTGATGATTTACGTGGTTATAGTGGAGTTGGCATTGATGGCAACCCCTACGATACACCAAGTTGGAACGCAGCACTTATTGCAGTAAAACAAGTTATACAACAACGTTTTGGTATAGGAGAATATGATGGCAGATCGTTTTGATTTAGAACAACAAATTTTAGGTTGTTGGGGTATTACGGATGAAATTAAATTGTTAAACGAGCAAGTTCTTGAAAATGATAACTATACTAAAGATCAAATTTCAAACTATTTGCTAGGTTTGGAAACAATTTATGCTGTAAAATTTGAACAATTGTTTGGCACTTTTGAAACTTTGCTTCAAGATAAAAAAATTGTATGAGTCGCTTTTCTTTTGATGATTTATTTGATACTTCGGAAAAACCTAAAGTAAAGGACTATCCTTTAGTTCATGCAGATGATCAAGAACCTGTTAGAGTAATATGCCCCACGGAACAAGGTCCATTCATTGCGGGTGGGGCATGTTTACAATGGTATCAACATAAACCTGTTGAGCAAGCTGACATTGATATATTTTGTGTTGATAAACATCAAGTGAATGAATTAAGAAATAGATTACTTGATCAATCCAATCTACAAGAAAAATATCACACAGAAAATGCTTTTACTTACCTTTATGTTTCCAAATCAAAGATCAGACGGTTTTGGACTGTACAAATTATAACTAAACGTTTTTATGATAGGTTAGATGATGTAATTAACAATTTTGATATTAGTGTATGTCAAATTGGCACAGATGGTACAAATTGGGCTATGGGTAAACATACTGCAAGTGATATTCGTAATAAAATTTTGCGTATGAATTATCCACTGCAACCACAAGCTGCAAAACGTTTAGTAAAGTATTGTACTTATGGGTATCGACCTGTTGATGGGTTGATTGAAGATATTGTACACAATGATATGAGTACATGGAAATTTACATCAATGGAAGAATATGAATAGACCTGAACATAGTTGGAGTATTTTAGACCCTAAACCTGTTCTAGTATATCTTACTAAGCATGATGAATATATTGTATATTGGAATGGTATCGTTATGACACATGCACAAGCTTTGTGTTTAGCTATGGAAATATCGTCAGGTGTATATTGCACTCCACAAATGAAAACATGCTTACAACAAACTTTTGAAAAACTGTACTATTGTGGTGCATTCAATACACGTAAGTGGGATGAAGCGATTACACGTAAGTGGGATGAAGCGATTACTAAACAAGCTGCTTATGATTATCAAAAGCATAAATTAACTTTACATATCAAAAAATTAGTAGCTGATTTAAAATCAAAGGAAGTACTAGGATGGTTTGATTATAAAAATGCACGTATTGTTAATGATGAGGAATAATTGATGTGGGTTATTAAAATTATTGCCGTAGGTTTTTTTACTGCTATAGGTTGGGGTGTTGCAGATGCCTATGTTGTACAACCTTATATTGTTCCAAAGACTAAAATTGAGGTGCAAAGCAATGAATAATAAGTGTAATATATGTGAAAGTGAGTTTAGTTTAGAAGATGAAGGTGGTATAGCAGGTTATTTTGGGGTTATGCCTGTTACATTTTGTCCATGGTGTTATTCATCAATGGTCGATATGGTTTTGAAAATGTCTAATTTAGATGAGGAAAATAATGTTTAAGTTTGGTGATTGTGTAAAATATGATGTTGATGAAGCGTATGGTGTGGCGTATATTATTGGCAACATGAAATTAGCTGATTCAGAGCAACAAATACCTGTAATTGCCAATACTAGTTTTATTGGCATGCCTATCAATCAAGTATTTTTAACACTAGTAGAATCAGGTTATTTTGATATTGCTAAAACTTTACGTGAAAGGTATGAAAACAATTTTGGAGAGTTAGCTTGAATGTAATTTCTCTTTTTCCAATTCCTGTTGGGGAATTTAGTTTAGGGCGTGATTTTACAAAACAAGAAATACAATACTTAGACACTATTTCGTATAAAGAACAAACGTATAATTTTGGTTCAGTTGACTCATATATTTTAAAAGCACCTGAGTTAAAGAAACTACGTGATTTTTGTCAAAACTCACTACAAGAATATCTTAGTAATATCATATTTCCATCAAATAAAAAAATTAAACTCAAAATTACTGAGTCATGGGTGAATATTTCTAATAAAGGTCAATCTCATCATATTCATTATCATTCAAATTCCTTTTTAAGTGGGGTGCTTTACTTACACACTTGTAAAGAAGATAGTATTACATTTTACAAGTCTGATTATCAACCCATACTAATACCAACTGAGAATTATAATATATTTAATAGTTTAAATTGGAAATTACCAACGCAAATTGGAACTTTATATATTTTCCCATCTAGTCTAGTACATAGCGTACAATCTGTAAATCATGATCATAGAGTAAGCATTTCATTTAATAGTTATCCTGTTGGATCATTTGGAGCACGAACATTTTCTTTAACAATTAAAGATATTGAATAAATTTATCTAAATAACTTGACCTACAATTTATATTCTATTATATTGCAATCATGATACTAAAAGCTAAACCAATTATAAAAAATCAATTTTGGGTTGTTACTGATGGTGCCAATAAAATTGGTAACGTTGAAGCAAGTGGTACAGGTTTTGACTTTAAACAAGTTGATGGTACGATTATTCATTATGACGATGTTAAATCCATTGAAAAGTCTAAATTAATTGAGTTTGAAAGACCACAGCGTAAACCCATACACAATACCATTTCTTTTGCAAAATGGCCTACTGACAGTAAAACATACAATGATATGTACGATGTTAAACGTAAATTGCATGTTTATACTACAAGTAAAAAAAGTAAATGCTACCATGCTGCAGGATATTTTAAAATAAAAATGAATGATGTATGGCAAACAATGTTTTGCCCTAAGTATATTTTTATACAGCGATATGATTATGTTGGACCATTTGCCACAGAAGAAGAGGCAAAAAAGGCATAAATACTAGCATGGTTAACATAAAACGATTTATTGATAAGGTAGGTGCTATTGATTCTACAAGCAAAAGAGATTTTATCATGCCTGTAAGCGAAGCTAAAATGCTACGGGATGAAATAGCAAAACTCCTTGCAGATAAACTTGAACGCAAAACAGATACACTTGAAATTATTGAAGTTCAAGTCTCAGGAGGTAAATTTTAATGTCTAGATCACAACCAAAAGTGCTTGTAGAAATGGTTGACAAAAAAACTTACAAAGTTGACCAAGTGCTTGAAGCAGCAGGAATATGGGCTATTTTCTTTGATGGTCAACCTATCAATTTAAAAAATAGTCATCATTATGATAGCAATACTGTACCAAAATACAAGAAAACAAGCTTTAGTAACCCAGGCCACGCTCGCAATCTATGCAGAAAATTAAACAAACAATTTATGACTAGTAAATTTTCAGTTGTTTTTATGAATCAGGGTACTACAGTTTATCCCGACGAATGATCGTGTTTACTGACAGAATTGTAGTAGCAAAAAAAATTCTTCAGTTGCTTGAAATAAACGACTATAAACCACATTTACCTGATTTGTTTTGGATGGATCAGCGTCCACAAAGTGGCACACACCTTCAAGGTGGGTGGCGACTATCTGAATACGGTGAAAAACGATTTAAAGAAGCGAAAATTACTAGCACAACCGTAAAAATGTGGGATATAGATAATAACGTAAAAACTTATCGCACCGCTGTAGATGCAAAAACATTACTTGATTTAAACAAGTATATTAAAAGTCCATACTACATAGAGTTTTTAAGTGGCAATAATTTACTTAAAAAAATTAATATTCAAGTAAAATTATATGATGAACGTCTTGGTACGATGATGATATTGTATGGCAATGTTGCTGATTATTTAAAATCTGTTAAAGGAGAAAACAATGACTGAAACTAAAAAATCTAAAAATCCATTTATTAATATGGCTAACGAAGCTAAGGCTAAACAACAATTTCCACAAAAGGGTGGGTTTAAACCACCATCACCTAAACCTAGTAAAGGATTTGGAAATGCCACTGTAGTACGTAGAAGTGGGCGTGGTGGATAAAAATAAATAATTATTGTGTAAACTTTTTGTTTACTCATGCGTTAATAGTAATAGCATAGTTAATATTAAGTTGCTCTGCGAAATATTAACTTAGTCCGTAAGGATTAGAGAGCATTTTTTTATAAAGAAATATCATGAAACAATTATTCGCAACACTATTTGCTGCACTTTTTGCAGTAAGCGCATTTGCAGCAGATGCAAAGAAAGAAGAAAAGAAAGACGCTCCTAAAGCAGAAGCTAAGAAAGACGATAAAAAAGACGCAAAAAAATAATTCTAGCACGTCGAAAAGACGTACCGCTTACGCCTAAAAGTGATTTTGATGAAGATTATGAAATTTTTGTATTTGATGATAGTATAGGGCGCAATCTTACTAGAATTAAAATAGTTACAGAAAATGATGACTTATCACCAAGAATCAAATTTAGGCTATGGTTAGCTAGACAGTTAGCGTTGAATAAGTTTGATGAACTACATCAAACAGTATAAAAGGCACTTCGGTGCCTTTTTTATCCCTAGTCTTTGACGCACTGCAGCATATAAATAAAATTGATACACATACACATGGAGATTGAAAATGTTTATTACACAGTTTATGCTCAATATCCTTGAGCGTTTAGCAGAAATGTTTCCAAAAGATGGTTACCAAAATCGTTTGGAACGTTACTTAAGCACAAAAAGCATTACAGATGCTGCTACTCTTGACAATTACATCAAAGAGTTTGAATATAGTTCTCATAAGGAATAACAAAATGTTTAGTTTTTTAGCAAGTATAGGTTACAAAATATTTAAAGCATTAGAAGCAAGTGGAAAAGCACGTGCTCGCAGATACTTTCATTTACATCGTGGAGAATGGCAATGACCTTTTTTAAAATAATGTACCAAGTTTGGTGTGAAGGATTATTAGCTAGTCATCTAACACGCAGGGGTAAATGGCAAAGTGCAGTAAAGTTGATGGGCAAGTAATATGATGTTAGCTTATTTTATACTTGGTTCATTAGCAATTATTGCTTATATTGATGAAAAGTTGAATCATCAATATGTACTTGGTGAAGAATGGGATTTCTTAACCCCACATTATCCTAAAAAATTGTAATACAATAAATTTTATCGTATAAATACATTTGGGCACATATTGGATGTACTCAAATTAGACACATACACAGAAAGGAATGCAATATGATTAATCAACCCTCACTTTTTATTGACAGTGTACAAAATGCTAAAAAGCAATTTGTTGAAAAATATGTCAAGCACACTGACCTCAAAAATAATATGCTAATTTATATTGAGGCTCAAAGTAAATTTTTAAATACTGCGCTAGAAACAACTACAAATATTATCACTACTTGTAATAGAGAGTTTCTACATACAAAAATTGAAAAAATAATGAATCCGTTTAGTATTGATTGGTATAAGGCAGGTTGGGATGCCTGGACTGCGCAAAATCGTGCAGAACAAAAAGCCTAACATAGACATACACACACAAGGAGAAAATTATGTCAAATTTTGATTTACCAAAAACTGAAGTAAAATTTAACAAAAACGGTTACGAAATCCGTACAGAAATCCTTAAAATGGCTAAAGATCTTATCAGCGAGGAATACCATAGTAAGTTTCACGGTTGGGAAATGAGCGTACAACGTGATGACAAAGGTGTTGTTACAACAACCCTTGGTATGCCACAGTTTCCAGGCATCGAACAAGTCCTCAAAACTGCAGAAACTATGTACAACTTTGTTAACCACGCTTCACAAAGCATGACCAAAACAAAGTAATTTAGGATAATTTCAATTTATTAAAGCACAGCTAGTCTGTGCTTTTTTATTATCTTTTTGCTACAATACCTTAAATTTACATGGAGATTACCCATATGACAGATTCAGGTTATATCTACGTTGGTGGCTATTATCACTATAGTGGTAAGGATATTAGTTCACTTACTGAGAAAAAAGTTGGTAAAAGTATCAACGTACCAAGCAGAGAAAATGCACTAAACAGTACTAAGTTTACTATTGGTTATACAATGATTAAGTATTGGCAAGTTGATAGTATGAGCAGAGTGGAAAAGTTGTTACATGCTATATTGCCCGAACGTATGCAAGGTGAATGGTTTGAAGATACTGATGGTATGTTAGTTGAACGTGTATCAAAATTTATGGACATTTACGGTGCAAGTGAACAAAATGTCAATCAAACTGAACTTGAACCTGCTGCTGTAAAATTTATCGCTAGTAATAAGTCACGTGATCGTGTGGCAGAATTGGCAGGACAAACCTTTACTCAATCTAAAAATGACACTAATGGTAATCCTATTAAGGTAAGTTTTACCGTCAATGCAGATGGAACTTTTACCTGCCATGAAAACGGTAAAACATACGATACTAGCCCACATAGCGCATTTTGTGAACTATGGGCTAATCGTGTAACAGGAGAAGCCAAGACTAATGTGTGGACAGGACCACGTAATGAAAACAATCGCAGCATGGATCAAGAACTTTCACTATTAAAACCTAAGACAGGAGCATAAAATGTCACATATTGAAGCATCAACTATTAAAAACAATTTTACGTTATGGCAAGCAGTTGGCTTGTCAGGCGATCAAGAATTAGCAGAACATTTACTAGATCGTGGGTTTTATCGTATTCCAATGGACAAATTTAATACAGTTAAACAAATTTTAAAAGAAGCTGAGGTAAGTGCTAAGTATCAATACCTTGCAGACAAAGTTGTGACAAAACCACACGCTACACATTTTAGTGTGTCATTAAAACCACAGAAAAAGAAAGTGTTGACAAGAGTATTAATTTAGATGTATCATACTTGTATCTTAACAAAGGACGCAAGTATGGAACTTCAACGTATACCTCTTCAATATTGTGACTTTGATAAAAGCACTAAAGTTTTAGGTTTATCTAATACGTATTTTGGTAGTAAATTTCCGCAAGAGTTTTTTGTAACTAGTCATCATACAGGTAAAGAAGTACGTTTTAAGCAAGTTGATTGCTACGATGTTCTTTATGATGAAGATGGACATGATGGAGAAATAGCTTATTATCGCCCTGTGGGTAATGTTCCTAATGTAGAGTATTTGTATATTACTAACGATGGACGAGCGTTTCTTGATCCATACAGTATTCGTTAGTTGACATAGTTTCAACACCCTGCTATACTACTCAAATCGATTGACAAACAACGGAGCTAAAGATGCCCAAGTTTATTACTGTGTTTGAAGGTCAGTATTTTGATAAGCCTATTCCTAGCGGTACTAAGTTTCAAATTCACCAACCAGGTACCCGTCCCAACGAATATGTTGTACTAAACAAAGATCGCTTGTTGGTGAAACCAAGCGGTAAAATTTCGGAGAAACCTACTATTGTGGTAACTAATTGTGAAATAACTGATAATAATACTGTTACAGTGCCTAAAAAAGCACCTGTAAAATTTACAGCAGATGAACCTGTTGTAACTAAACCTGAACCTACTGATGAACAAATCAAGCAATGGTTTAGAGAAGATTTTGAAAACCTTGAGGAGCATATTGAAGATATGCTACGTGGTGAAGAAAAAGGTGGATTATTCATTTGCGGTGGGGGTGGTAGTGGTAAAACCCATATCGTAGAATCAGTGCTTGACCGTTACGCAACATTTACGAATGTTGGTGGTACACGTGAAAAGTTTCAAATCATACGTGGTTCACTAGGTGATTCACCCGTACACTTGTACAAAATCTTGTTTGAAGGTAGTGATGCAAATTATATTACAGTATTTGATGACTGTGATGCAATTTTCTTTAACCCTGAAATGCTTAACTTGCTTAAAGCAGCACTAGCAACCACAGGTGAACGTCGAATTAACATTCGCTCAAACAGTGCGCAACTACGTAGGGAAGATATTCCTGAAAGTTTTGTATTCAAAGGTAACTTGATTTTTATCACTAACCTTGATTTAAATAAAATGCGTGATTCAAATTTAAAGAATCACCTACAAGCGATGGAAACACGTTGGAAATCAATTGAAGTACAGTGCTCCTCAGCTAGACACATTGTGCTACGTGCTAAACAATTGCATGAGGATTTGCAAGATGATGGTGGATTCTTTGCTAACTTTAACCTAACCACTGAACAAGTTGATGAATTGTTTGCGTACATGGAGACCAACGCAACTAAATTTAAATCGTTTAGCTTACGCACTTTTGTATATGTTGCTGATTATATGGTGCGTAAGGGTGACCGTTGGAAACAAGTTGTTGAGCGTACTTTGATGTATAAAGATCGTTAAGATATCTCCTGTAGTAACTTGGGGTAATTGGGTAACCAATTGCTCCTTTTTTATTGACATAACCAAAATTTAAGTTATACTGATTATAAATATATAGACCCATGCCAATAGCCAAAATTATAGTAAAAGATGAAGTCAATGTTAAAATAGAAGGACTTCACCTTGATGACAGAAAAAAATTAGTTAAACAGTTTGAATATGAGATTCCTGGGGCTAGGTTTATGCCTATGGTTAAGCTTGGTCGATGGAACGGTAAAGTATCATATTTTCAATTAGGTGGTGGTACATATATCAATCTACTTGATCAAATTGTTCCTTATCTTGAGCAACGTGGTTATGATATTGAGCTTGATGATATACGTGACTACAATCAATCATACACTTTTAACAGTGTCACTGAAAAAACCTTTTCACATCATGCATGGCCTGTAAGTCATCCTAAAGCAGGTGAGCCTGTTGTATTGCGTGACTACCAAATTGATATCATTAATCAGTTTCTAGCTAATCAACAATGTGTACAAGAGATTGCCACAGGAGCAGGTAAAACGTTGATTACAGCAGCATTAAGCCATAGCTGCGAGGCATTTGGGAGGACGTTGGTTATTGTCCCAAACAAGTCATTAGTGACGCAAACTGAAGAAGATTATAAAAACTTAAATTTAGATGTTGGTGTATATTTTGGTGACAGAAAAGAACTTGGTCACACTCATACAATTGTAACTTGGCAAAGCTTAAACAATATTATTAAAAATACTCAAGATGGTATTGGTGACATTACCATAGAAGAGTTTATACAAGATGTTGTGGCATTGGTTATTGATGAATGTCACATGGCTAAAGCAGATGTGCTTAAATCAATGTTAAGCGGGTCTATGTCTAAAATAGCTATAAGATGGGGATTGACAGGTACAGTACCAAAAGAAAAGTTTGCGTCAGAGGCATTGTTAACGTGTATTGGACCTGTTATTAATAAACTAGCTGCAACTGATTTGCAGGATCGTGGCGTATTGGCAAATTGTCATGTGCACGTAGTTCAATTGCAAGACCATGCAGAGTTTAATAATTATCAAAGTGAGTTAAAATATTTACTAGAACAAGAAAATAGGTTAGATACAATAGCTAATATTATTGACAAAGTAAAAGAAAGTGGTAATACTCTAGTATTGGTAGACCGTATTACTGCAGGGAAAGAGTTAGTAAAACGTTTACCTAACTCAGTATTCGTTAGTGGTACAACAAGTAATAAAAAACGTAAAGAAGAATATGCAGATGTTGCAATACAGGATGAGAAAATTATTGTGGCAACTTATGGTGTAGCAGCAGTAGGTATTAATATCCCAAGAATTTTTAACTTAGTTTTTATCGAGCCAGGCAAGAGTTTCGTACGTGTCATACAAAGTATAGGGCGTGGATTACGTAAAGCAGACGATAAAGACTTTGTGCAAATATATGATATTACTTCAAGTTGTAAATTTTCAAAACGTCATTTGACACAGCGAAAAACTTTTTACAAAGAAGCTAATTATCCTTTTACAATGGAAAAGTTGAATTATAAATGAATATACTATTACTAGATGATACAAAATTTAATCTAGAAAATTTACCTGAAGAAATTGATGACTTAAGGTTTGCTATATTAGATAATAGCAACCCTAGCGCAGTTGATTATTTCTTTATCCCACTTATTTTTTTAGAATCATTTAATAGTCCTGCTCTTGTTTTACGTATAGCAGATCAAATCATCAAAATGCCACTAGATTGGCAAATACTTATTGGTGAACCTGAGTTTGGCGATCTTGAAACAGTGCCATTAACAAGCATTAATGATCGTGGTTTTAAAGCATACCAATTCAATCCACTAAGTGGCTTTAGACCAACATTTTTAGATATAGAAATTATAGATATATACCATGATGTTACATGGTATGCACCAAGATTAAAAAACGGACAGTTTCTTTGTGTGCCAATAGATGATGGTGAAAAACCACGTTGTATCTATTTTGTTAAAGAAATTAGCCGTAATTGTGAAATCGTAGATTATAAACAGGTGTTTTAATGAGCAAATATATCGACCCTATTGAAATGAAAATGTCTAACTTGATGGTTATTATTGATACAGCAATAAACATGACTGAAAACAATAATGATAAACTTATGTTAGCTTGTGCTATGTTGCAGCGTACTACAGAAATATTTGATGAATCCTTAAGCGTGGAAGGACGTAAAAAAATGTTTAGAGAATTGTGTAAAGATGTTTGAATTACCTAGGCATGAATACCATAGGATCAAAAAAGACTTTGAAATAGCATGTATAGATGACCCTGACCTCATTTTAACCTGTAAAACAACCAAAGATTGGTATAAAATGAAAACAGGTAAAACAATCGTTACTACTTTTAGGGTTACTCAAGATATGTACTTAGAAACTTTTTATTATGTTGTCAGTAGTGATGAAGAAATGACACTACTTACATTATCATTAGGTGCAAATGAAGGATTCTGATCTTAAATTACAGCATGTTGATTTTGATTTGTTTGGTGCTTTAGATGCGTTAGACAAAAAAGATTATGGGTATTATGATCGACTAACTGAGGAACAACAAAAGAAATTTGTTCCTTACATGATGTTGCATTGGATAAGTTCGATTAAAAAAACAGGTGAGCTAGGTAAGTATTATGTGCTTGCTACTGAAGAATTTGCCAATAAACACATGTTTAATGAATATATTCAACGGCATCCAAAATTACAATGGTTGATGTTATGTGCTGTTAGCCCTAATACAGGTAAACAATTTCACCAATATATCCCACATTTGAATCAACGTATTGGTGAATTAAAAGTTGCCGCTAATAAAAAAGAAGTAGCAGAATATTTTAAGAAGATATATAATATCACTGATGATGTAGCTAAAGAAGCAAGCGAAGAGTTTATTGAAATACAACATAAACGGCATCGTTTAGCTAAATTATACCCACTTATGAAAATACGTGATATAGAATATTTAAGTTCTATGGTCACTGATCAGGAATTAGATGAATACGAAAAGCAATATGGAAACTAGTAATCAATGTGAATTTTGCAAAAGAAAGTTTATTCGTGAAAGCACTATGCTTACTCACTTGTGCGAACCTAAACGTCGATGGAATGATCGTGAAACGCAAACTAATCGATTTGCACATAATGCTTTTAAAACATATCACCAAAAAAATCATCCTAATAAAAAGAATATCGAATATATTGATTTCATTCATAGCCCTTTTTATACAGCATTTGTTAAATTTGCCAACTATTGTTTAAGCAATAAAGTTATTAACATTCCACGGTATATTGATTTTCTAGTATCACATAAAGTTGTTGTGGATCATTGGAATAGTGACGTACATTACACAAAATTTTTAATTGAATATCTTAAGTTAGAAGACCCATATGACGCAGTAAAACGTAGCATTGAGTGTTTATCAGAATTATGTAATGAACAAAATCTACAAATACGTGATTCGTTTAAGTTTTTAAATCATAATAAATTGTGTCACTATATTGTAAACGGTAATTTAAGCCCATGGTTTTTATATCAATCAAAAGAAGGCACTAACTTTATAGCAAAACTTAACCAAGATCAAATTAAGTTAATTTTTGATTATATCAATCCTGATATATGGAGTGTTAAAATTGCAAGACAAAAAAACATAGCAGAAGATATTAAAAGTATGTTGGAGTCTATTAGTCTATGAAATTTGATAGTGATATTGATATAGATTTTGCTGATCGTAGTGAAATTTTACAGCATATTAAATTTGTTTCAGCACATATGAAAACAATGGATGGTGTTAAGAAACATCCTACAGGTATTTATGTAACGGATATTCCGTATGATCCTATCAATGATTGGGCAGCACTAGAATATAAAACGGCTGAAGATAGAAATTATATGAAGCTTGATTTATTAAATGTATGGGTATACAAACATGTACGTAATGAGCAGCATTTACTTGAATTAATGCGTGAGCCTGATTGGGCTAAATTGCATGACAAAGAATTTTTCCAAGCGTTAATTCATATTGGTGAACATTATGATACGATGAAGAAAATGACTGAACCTATTAATAGTGTGGCACGTATGGCTATGTTTCTTGCTGTTATCAGACCTGCCAAAAGACACTTGATTGGTAAAACTTGGAAAGATGTTAGTTTAACCGTGTGGGATCGTAGCGTACAAGATGGTTATTCATTTAAGAAAAGTCATTCGATAAGCTATGCGCACTTGGTAGTGGTGCACATGAACTTAATTTCAGAATTAGGTTTACATGCGTTTGACCAAAGTAATACTTCTACGCTTTACTCGACGTTTGCTTAGTTCGCTAATGCTTGTGGTAGGACCGTGAATTATTGTTAATGATTTATTGTTAAAAGTTCGCAGATATGGCTTAAATGGGTGCCATTCATCTTTAAGAAAGATATTAATAGGTATAAGTCGATTACTTTCCCACCACCATACATCACCAAGTTCTAAGAATAATTGTTTAAGTTCTTGATGAATGATTGCCCCATAATCGTAAAAGGTAGTTACATCATCATCACGATTTTGTATAACACCGATGTATTCTTGCCCTGCATAAGAACACACGGTTATGAATGGATGATTAGAACTCAATTTAGTTAAAAAATCTGATGACATAAATACAAAATAAAGGATATTCACGTGGCTGCATACCAAACGCAAATGTATTTATATAATCAAAGACAATATGTGGTTTTATTAAGTGCCGCAGGAAATATTGCTACAAGGAGATATAGTATCGTGTACGCTAAAGACTTAATGTTAAATCGTGGTGTAGATAATTTACTTGAATTTGCGTTTATTAACCAAGATCAAAAACCTGTAAATTTAGTAGGAAAGTATTTGTATTTCCGTGTAATCAATAATAATGGTACAGAATTAATACTAACTAAACAACTCACTCCAAATTTACCTATAACAGGTATTTTTAATTTAGAAATGACTGCTGATGAGGTAGACATTATTCAACCTCAATATTGCTTTTATTCTGTTGAAATAAGCGATGTACCTGAGGTTAATCCGCAGACACCTGGGGCGGCGGTGTATGTTAATGCTAGTGGTTCAGCACGTGGTAATTTAATAGTAGTTGATAGTATATTTCCTAGAGTAATCCCTGCACTTGATGTAACCATTCCTACGCATCCTAGACCCACACAAGGCAATGCTATGCAAGGTGGTAATAGTACGCAACCTCAAATAAAAACTTATTATAGTAGCGAAATAAAAAATGAAGATGCACAATACTTGACCATCCAATATCGTATTGAAGAATTCTGTGGTAATATCACTATCGAAGGTAGTAACATTGCTGACTTTACTCGTCCGTATAATATAGGCAATGTAGTGGTTTATGGCAACGCTAATGCGCTACCGTACCCAACAGGTGAAACTTTAACGGTGGGAACAACGATTACAGGTTATCATCCTTATGTACGTTTGGCTATACAAAATTATGGCAGCGGACCTCCTGAGACTAATCAGCAATATTTAAAGGGTGATGTAGTTTCGATTCTTGCAAGATAAGTTATCCAATACGATAGAGTAGTTATTAATTTGTGCTATAATTGATTGGCACATGAATACAATTATTGATAAAACACTAAGTTATTGGTGCAATAGAAAGCACAAACGTACAGGTGGTGGATGGATTTCTGCCAATGCTGTATGTTGTCATCATCGTGGGCATCGTACTGATACTAGGATGCGTGGTGGATTAATTGTATCAGGCGATGATAAATTAAATTACTCTTGCTTTAATTGTAACTTTAAGTGTGGTTATTCTGTTGGCAAAGTGCTTACTGAACATTTCAAGAAATTTTTATCTTGGATGGGTATGACTGATGATGAAATCAAGGAATTATCGCTAGAAGCATTAAAGTTACGTGATACAGCATCACTTATTGCTCCAAAAGTAGAAAAAGAACTTATCTTTAAAGATATGGCATTGCCTAAAGGTGCTAAGTTACTTGATCCTACTAATACAGAGCATACTAGGTTTATTGATATACTAAAACAACGTGGTTTTAATTATGATGATTATGATTTCATGGTAACGCCACATGATGAGGGGCGTGATGCAGATCGTATTATTTTGCCCTACTATCTAAATGGTAGGATTGTGGGATATACAAGTAGATTTTACGATGATAAAAAACCTAAGTACGTATCCACACAGCAATCAGGTTATGTATTTAATTTAGATGCACAACAACCCAATTGGGAAATTTGTATTTTAGTGGAGGGGCAATTTGATGCATTAGCTATAGGTGGATGTGCTATTATGTCAAACGAAGTAAGCGAGAAACAAACTTGGCTAATTGACAAATTAAAACGTAGAGTAATTTATGTTCCTGATCGTGATGCAGCAGGTTTAAAAGGTATCAACGCAGCATTGGATTATGGTTATAGTGTAAGCATACCACCAACTTGGGATAGTCACATTAAAGATGTTAATGATGCAGTGATAAAATATGGAAGATTACCCACGTTATTAAGTATTATACAGCATGCCACTATAAGCAAAGCAAAGTTAAAAATTTATAAAGATAAAATATTGTGAAAATAGAATATACCGAAGATGTACAAACCTTGTTTATCAACATGATGCTAACTGAACATCATTTGTTTATCAGGGTGCAAAACATTTTGAATGCAGACAATTTTAGTAAAAAGTTGCGTCCTGTTGTCCAATTTATGTTGGAGTTTGCACAAAAGTATAATGGTGTACCTGATGTTGAGCAAATTCGTGTTGTTACTAACATGCAGCTTAATGTGATTAATGATTTACGTGATCAGGACGTAGAATGGTTTTTAGATGAGTTTGAAAAATTCACTCGTAAACAAGAATTAGAACGTGCTATTTTAAAAAGCGCAGACTTGCTTGAAAAAGGTAACTACGATCCTGTAGAAAAACTAATCAAAGATGCAGTACAAATTAGTTTAACTAAGGATATGGGTATTGATTATTTTGATGATCCACGTGGTCGCTTATTAGCTATTAAGGCTAAGAATGGTCAAATCACTACAGGTTGGCCTATACTTGATAAACGCTTGTATGGTGGATTCAACCGTGGTGAATTACAATTATTCTTGGGTGGAAGTGGTTCAGGTAAATCATTATTCATGCAAAACTTAGCTGTAACATGGTCTACAATGGGTTTAAATGGTGTATATGTTACGCTAGAATTAAGTGAAGAACTATGTTCTTGGCGCATGGATGGCATGGTAACTGATATACCAACTAACGATGTATGGAAACATTTGGACGATGTTGAACTAAAAGTAAAAATAGTGCAGAAAAAAGCAGGTAAGCTACGTGTCAAATACATGCCAGCCCAAAGCACCGTAAACGATTTACGTGCCTACTGCAAAGAATTACAAATACAGACTGATACAAAACTAGATTTTATATGTGTTGACTATCTTGATTTAATGATGCCTGTTTCAGCTAAAGTCAGTCCAAGTGATTTGTTTGTCAAGGACAAATATGTAAGTGAAGAATTACGCAATTTAGCAAAAGAATTAAACGCATTGTTTGTTACTGCTTCACAATTAAATCGTAGTGCAGTAGAAGAAAGTGAATTTGACCATAGTCACATCAGTGGTGGCATTAGTAAAATTAATACGGCTGACAATGTGTTTGGTATTTTCACAAGTAGAAATATGCGTGATAAAGGTAAGTATCAGTTACAGTTGATGAAAACACGTAGTAGTTCAGGTGTAGGCACTAAAGTAGACTTATCGTTTAACAAAGAAACACTAAAGATATTCGACGATAGCAGCGACGATAATACACCTGAAGTAATGACGGGTTCGTCTATATTGAGTAAGATTAAATCAAATAGTCAAGTAATCAATAATAACGAAGATAATGAACCCAAAGTGGTAGCTGACGTACAAAGTAATAAAGTAAAGCAGATGTTAGCTCAAATAAGAAACGGAAGTTAACAATACTGTAACAATCCTGATAAATATACATATCATGGAAAAAAAGACTCGCAGTTTATTAGAAGAATTAGAAACGTTGGCGCAAAATCGTGATACAAAATACATCATTGAAAGTCGTGCCAATAGTATTATTACTAGCGCAATACATTTGTTAGAAGTAATACAACGTAATTTTACACCTGAACAAGCTGAAATTTTAGAACGTAAACTATTATTTGCTATAAAGAATAGAGACAGTAAAAAGTTTGCACGTAGTTTAAGAAAGAATACTAATGAGCAAAGTTAATGAAGCAGATTTAGGGGCAGTATTTAATCCATTACGTAGAGCAATGGATTATCGTAATACTGATCCTACAAAAAGGGCAGAAGCTTCCATAAAAGCAAAAATTGATGCTGCTTTAAATGCATATCCTGAATGGGCAAAACAACAACGTGCTTCTGACCCAACATACATGGCATCTTTAAAGCAGCAACCTCAACAAACCACACCAACTGCTACACAAGGTACAGCTACAACGCAACAAACAGTGCCACAACGTACAGCACAGCAAAGACAAGCACAACAACGTTCCGCACAAAATACTTTACCAACCCCTAATTTAAGAGCTGCGCCTACATCCATAGCAGGATATGATGCAAAACGTGATGCTGCTGCAAAAAGAGCACAAGCTGATATGGTACGTGGTAAACTTCCCACAGGCGACTACACCTCGCCCATGAGTTCTTTATTACGTCAAAGACAAGCACGTGGTATGACAGAAAGCAGGTTTGATGACTTATATGCATTATTAGAATCAGCTTTATATGAACAAGAAGTATCAGATCCAGGCACTTTTTCCAAATATATTGAAACAGTCCTTGATTTTAAATTAGACAATGATGAACTAAAACAACTAGCAGCATCTATTGATCAAAATTATGCAGCAAATAATTCAATTCAAGCTGACCAAACAGCAAGAAAATTGTTAGATTATGTTTATAGAACACAAATGATAGGTTCTAGATCAAGAAGTGGCATAGCACAAGGTATACCATCATCAAGTTCAGCAGGTGCATCCACAGGATCAACTCAGTTAGATAGAGTATTAACTGCAATGCGTAATAACTATTATACACAAGAAGAAATTACAAGTACAGTAATGAATATGTTAATATATATGAAGCGTAAATACCCTGCTGACTACAATGTGTTAGTAAGAGATATTAGAACATCTTTGGCTGATTTTCAACGTCAAACTGCTGCCCCACAGAAACAACAACCATAGTTTTGCACTAAAACCCTATTTTTTTATAACTTTGATAAATAAAATTAGAACCTTTGGTTCAAAACATTAAGGAGAATAAAAATGGCAGGTTTTACAAGAGTTAATGGTGATTTTCTACCCGTAGCAGTATATGATGACGATACGGGTAATGCGTATACTAATAGTGGTAACGTCAATGCAATGACAAGTGGTGTACCCGTACAGCCACAAGGTCCTGCTCTTGAGTTTTTTACAATTACAGGTAATGGTTCACAGATTGCTGACTATGCTACAGCAGTATTTCAGTCAATCGAGCAGTTAGCTACGATTCATTTGTATCAGTACACAAATGCTACAGATGATACATTGGCAATTGGTGTCTATCCTGTACGTGCATGGACAACAGCTACATTAGACACAGCTATCACCAATGGTATTCAAGCAGCTAACAGCAGCTTTACAGCTAATATTGCTGTTGCAAATGGTGCTACATTTAGCTAATAAATAATATATAACAATATATTGTGCACACTAAGCCCCGATTTTTTCGGGGCTTTTTTATTGCTAGTAAATAAAGCAATGAAGATTCGGTGTACAACATTATACGACATTACAAAAACAGACGTAAATTATAGACGTAATAAATTGGATCGTAAAGCAGAAGAAGATATCAAAGGTAGTCAACAGTCCAATTACGAAACCATTTTACAATGTATAGGAATTAGGGCACAACCTGAAGACATTTCCATTCCAATTAAAAAACAATCTAAAATTTATAAATGTTTTGGTAATCAATATAAAACAAATGATACTATTCCATCTTGGACATTTTACTTTTCCATACCACAAAGTGGTGTTTTTCTACTAAATGGCGATAATTTAGGTGGACTATATGAAGATTGTAACAATGTTCCTATGGTTATTGGTTTAGAGGAATGGAACAAGTTGTCAGGTTTATTAAATGTCAGTGCTGAATATAAAAATATACATTTTGAAATAATCGATGAGAAAAATACCCTATGATAAATTGCAAGCGATTGCAGAAATAGTAATTCCAAAAGTAGTCAATAAGATAATTTTTGATACAGACAATGGATATGTGATATACAATAAGTATTTCATAACTAAAAAAGATAATATGTTTACTGTGTTAAGGCGTGGTGATGATAAAGTTTTTCACTTTTTTACCGTAAAAAATGCCATAGCTTGGTCTATTTTAGATAGTAAATATAAGATGCATGAAGCAACTAAATTACATGAAATTGATAGTCTTATAGTTGGGCTAGAGTTTGAAAAGAAGATACATAAAAAGCTACAGAAAAAAGCCAATTTGGAAACTTATCTTATACAAAACGCCAAGCTACAAAGTATTTTGTATAAACAAACTAGTTTACAGCATGAAATAGATAAATACATTAAAGTTGCTAAACTATGCCAACAAAAAGGATTTGAAAATGAAATTAACAGAACTAAACGAAAGTAAAGCAAGTAAAATCGCTAGTCGTGCTCTTAAAGAACATTATGGTATTAGCTATGATTTAAATAAGCTTGATTTCCGTACTACTAAAAGTATGCTTGAAAAGGTACGTACACTTTTAAAAGATGCTCGTACTACAAGTAGAATACATGAAAGTCATAAAAATAATTCATATTTAAAGCTTGTAATGATGGAGCAAATGCTTTCTAATCATTTTGCTGACTTAAATGTAAAACCAACAATTGTTGTAGAAGATGAAACAGTTACTTCTGCAGCTAATGTTATGGCAGCAGAAAACATGATTCAAGAGTTACAAAAGATGGTTGAGCGTGTTAGTGACATGCGTGTTAAAGATCTTGCAGCCATTGAAGAACAAATGCGCCAAACTGAACAAAGTGCAGTTGGTGCAGATCAATTTAGTCAAAGTGCTAGTGATGCATTAAGCCAATTACAAGATGCTATCGCACAAGCAAAGTCTTCTATCGTAAGCGCACAAGATGTGTTGTTAGGTCGCCCCGCAGCATCAGGATTTGACGCAGCAGGAGCAGCAGCACCTGTGAGTGATGAACCTGAATTAGCAGCACCTGAAGCAGATATGGACGCAGATGAAATGCCATCATTACCTATGCCTGATGAGGATGAAGAAGAAGTTGGCGCAGCAGGTAGAGAGTTACGCTAATCGTGCGATTTCGTGAATTTATTATTGAGGATGATGACAAAGACGATAATCCAATTCGTGTAAAGATTACGTCTTTGTTAAGTCAACTTCGTGCTCGCTATGAAGATAGCGGTGCAAAAAATCCATACACAACCAAATCTGTTCTAGAAATTTTACGTAAGGACGGAGTAAGCCTAAGTAAAGATGATTTGTACAATATTATAAAAGATGATCCAATCAAAAATATTATATCAGACTTTGATAAAAATGTATATTTCAAGGGCGTAGGTACTGATAAAACAAAATCAGCTACCGATAATAGTGAAAAAGCTGTAAAAGACATGGCTATAAAAGCAACAAAATCAATGTAAAAATGATATCATTAACTGATGTAGCAGCAGAAAAAATCAAAAATTTATTAAACAAACGTGGTCGTGGTATTGGAATACAAATTGGTGTAAAAACCACAGGCTGTAGTGGTTTGGCATACACGTTAGAATATATAGATAATCTACAAGTTGGTATGACTATACATGAATCACATGGTGTACATGTATATATTAAACCTGAACATCACGTATATTTGAATGATTTAATAGTTGATTATCAGAAAAAAGGGTTAAATGAAGGATTTGAATTTGTTAATCCACTTGAAAAGAGTCGTTGCGGTTGTGGCGAAAGCTTTACAGTATAAGCTATCTAAATTGCTTGCAATTTAATTTCATTTAATCTATAACTAATAACAAATGTACAATCATAAATTTAAATATATTCCATTCAATCGTGTCAACATTGATGGCAAAAGACATTATAACACTCCTAGCGGTAAATTACCCTCTGTAACTACTATTCTTGATGCTACCAAACCCGAAGAAGAAAAGAAAAAGTTGTTTGAATGGAAACAACGGGTAGGTGAAAATAAAGCGCAACAAATCACTACTGAAGCAGCTAACCGTGGTACTAAAATGCATACTTACCTTGAACATTATGTAAAGGATGGTGTTCAACCCGCTAAATCAACTAATTTTATGCACCATGATAGTTGGGATATGGCTGAACAAATTATCCAAAATGGCTTAGTTAATTGTCAAGAATTTTGGGGAGTAGAAGTACCTCTATACTATCCAAAATTATACGCAGGTACAACAGATTGTGTAGGTGTACATAACGGTATTCCAAGTATCATTGATTTTAAACAATCCAATAAACCAAAAAAACGTGATTGGATAAGTGGATATTTCCTACAACTTGTATTTTATGCTGCTGCACATAATGAAGTACATGGCACCAATATCAATCAAGGTGTAATCATGATGTGTGTTAAACCTGATGAAAAAACTAAACCCATGTATCAAGAATTTATATTAAATGGTAGTGATTGGTCAAATTATATGGATTTAATGTGGGGTAGGTTAGAAGAATATTTTGCTATAGTTGAGGCTAGACTAGCAGTTTGACTAAATAAATATATCACTTAAAAGATATATTATGGCAATCATTCAAATTAGCAAAATTCAGGTAAGAACAGGTAATGTTGCAGATTTACCTCAACTTAGCGCAGGTGAATTTGGTTGGGCAGACGATGAACGTAGGTTATTCATTGGTAATGACGCTAATCGTGTGGGTGATCCTGACCCAAATAACACTGAAATTCTTACGAAATACAGTCCTATAGAACTTAATGGTAACGTTACGATTGCTAATGTTGCCAATTTTTCTTTAGGTGGTGGTAATAATGGTTATTTTTTACAAACCAATGGAAATGGTATTTTAACATGGAGCGCAGTACCTAACGCAGTAGCAGGTACAGTAGCAGGTTCAACTAATCAAATTCAATATAACAACGCAGGTTCACTTAATGCTAGTGCTAATTTAACTTATTTTGATGCAAATACTACACTCGTTGTTACAGGAAATACTAATACTACCAACCTAAGCGTATCAAATACTGCTACTATTAATATTGCAAATATCACTACTGCTTACTTCTCAGGTAATGCAAATATTTCAAACGGTTTGATTTTTGCTACAAGAATTACAGTTGATCAAGCCAACGTTAATGCCAATATAGTATCTAATACAATTGTCGCTAATCAATTATTACGTGCTGCAACCACTCTTGAAGTAAATGATGGTTCAGGGTCAAATACAGCAGGTAATTTAATCGTAGGTAATAGTAATGTATGGGCTAATGCAGCAGGTATTAGCTTAACAGGTAATGTCAATGCACAAGGTTTTGTAAGTGGTGCAAATGCTTCTTTCTCAGCTAATGCTAACATAGGTAATGCTACAGTTAATGTATTCATTAGCAATGGTAACGTAACTGCTACAAACAATATTACAGCTAGTAATTTATCCATAGCTAATGCTACCACTGTTAATACCTTAGCTGTTACCAATATTGTATCTAATCTTATACCCAACGCAAATGTTACTTATAATTTAGGCAATGCTACAAGTCGTTGGAATGATATATATTTAAGTAATTCTACCATATACTTAGGTGACTCAACATTATCTGCTAATGCAGGTAATGTCACTATAGGCAATGCTAATTTAATTGTTAATGGTGCAGTAACAGGTAATTCTTTAACTTTAAGTGGAAATATAGAAACAACAGGTAATGTATTAATTGGTAATGGTACCGTCAATGTTGCGATTAGTGCGGGTAATATCACAGCGACAAGAAATATTGTATCTGCCAATGCAAATATTAGTAACATTGTAAGTAATACTATTACAGCAAATACAGGTAATTTTGCTGCAAACGTAGCAATAACAGGTAACCTTACTGCTAATAATGCTAATTTTTCAGGTAACATTACAGCACTTACCATAACAGGCAATGTTAACACCTCAACTGTTGTCAATGGAAATAGCAACATTTATGTTGCACCTAACGCAAATATTAGCTTTGCGGTAAATGGTCAACCTGATATAATTGTTGTAACTTCTAACGGGTCTACCGCTAATACAACCATAGCTAATTCTGTAACTGTTGGCAATGTTTTAACAGCAGTTACTCTTATTGGTAATTTAGTAAATGGTAACAGTAATATTAGCATTGCAAGTAATAGTAATGTACAAATTACCGCAGTGGGTAACTCAATTGCTAATTTCACTGCAACAGGCGTAAACATAAATGGTAATATTAGTGCTACAGGAAATGTAACAGGATTAAATTTTGTTGGTAATTTGGCAAACGGCAGTAGTAATATAGCCATTCCCTCTGTTAACGGAAATATACTTTTTAATCCTTCAGGAGTAGCAAATGTTGTAGTCATAGCTAACTCAGGTATAGCTGTTACAGGAGAGGCTATTATAAGTGGTAATGCGGTTTTAGGTGGTAACTTAAACGCTAACTTAGTTACAGCAAACGTATTGAATGGTTCATTAGCAACAGCAGCTCAACCAAATATTACTTCTATTGGAAATTTAAGTAGTCTAACAGTAACAGGTTCAGCCAATGTAGTAGGTAACGTTACAGCAAATATAGTCATAGCAGGTAATGGTATAACAGGACAACTTACAACCAATGCACAACCAAATATTACACAAATTGGTCAATTATCTAATTTAGTTATTGGTAGCACAGGAACAGCTACATTTTATGCTAATGGTAGCTTTTTAAGTACAGGAAATGGTTATGTAAGTAGTAATTTCGGTGTAGGTAGTTATTTAACCGCTACATTTGGTAGTAATAGTAATGCACAGCCAAATATTACAAGTGTAGGAAACCTAGTTAACCTTACTGTAGTCGGAAATACTTCAGTAAGCAATATAGAAATAACAGGTAATATTACTTCACCTAATAGTAATTTAACCTACGATAGTTCAAATGCATTACTTACCGTAACACGTATTACCGCAGCCAACACAACTATTGGAAACATACAAGCTAATATTTTAGCAGCAAACACTGTAAGTTTTAGAAATACTACATCAATAGTTCCATCAGTTTATTTTTATGAAACCTCTGTTGCACCAAATCCTTTAGTTACTTTGGATACACAGGTAGCAGTTAGTTACTTGTATACATCACCAAGTTCAGGTAATTTCATATTAGACATTGTAAATCTGTCTAATACCACTTTTATTCAACGTAATGTTACGGTATCAGCAGTATTTAAAAATGCAAATACAATAGGATATGTGGCTAATTCTATACGTATTGATGGGTCTGCTGCAAATATTTCATGGATAAACGGCGCACCAACTCCTGTTACAGGTGGATATGACGTTTATACATTTGATATCTTTAGATCATTGTCTGACACGTATTTTGTCATTGGTAAACGAGAATCTACCTCCTAATTTATTGACAGGACTAATATATTTTTGTACTATTAGTCCTTAGTGCTACTCAAAGTGTAAAATATAAGCTTAATTACTAGCAAGCGTATATTCTAAATAAAAAATCACTTAACAGCACACAAAATAATAAGGTTTCAAACAATGACAATAAACGTTATAAAACGAGATGGGACACGTGTTCCTTTAGACATTTCTAAAATACAAAGACAAGTACAAAACGGATGCAGAGGCATAGATAACGTCAGCCCAAGCATGATTGAAATACGTGCGCAAATACAATTTACCGATGGTATGACCACGCAAACAATCGATGAGTTATTACTCAAAGCTATGGTAGACTTGATTGATGAAACTGAAAATCCTGAGATTAATCATGTAAATTATCAATATGTAGCAGGTCGCCAACGTGTCAGTATGTTGCGCAAAGAAGTCTATGGAACATATGAACCACCACGTTTGTACGATATAATTAAACGCAATATAGAATTGAACATGTATACCCCTGACTTATTAACGTGGTATAGTGAACAAGAATGGGATACTATTGAATTATTCATGGATCATGATAAGGATCAAAAATACACCTATAGTGCCATTGAACAATTATGCGAAAAGTATCTTGTACAAAATCGTGCAACGGGCAAACTATATGAAACACCGCAAATAAGATATGCAATTGCAGCAGCTACAGCATTTCACAATGAACCTAAAGATACTAGGTTAAAGTTAGTAAAGGAATATTATGAGTGCGCTTCAGATGGTCATTTCACTCTTGCCACCCCTGTGCTTGCTGGGCTTGGGACTACTACTAAACAGTTCAGTTCTTGCGTTCTTATCAGTAGTGATGATACCCTTGATAGCATATTTGCTGCAGGAGAAATGATGGCAAAATATGCGAGTAAACGTGCAGGTATTGGGCTAGAAATTGGTCGTGTACGCCCACTTGGAGCACCTATTCGCAATGGAGAAATTAAGCATACAGGATTGATACCATTTTTAAAGAAATGGTTTTCTGATTTACGTTCATGCTCACAAGGTGGTATTCGTAATGCTAGTTGTACTGTTACACTTCCTATATGGCATGCACAATTCGAAGATTTTATTGTGCTAAAAAACAATCAAGGCACAGAAGAAACACGTGTTCGTCAGATGGATTATAGCGTAGTAATTAGTAAACTATTTTGGCGCAGATATAAAAACAATGAAAATATTACACTATTTGACCCACATGAAGTTCCTGACTTGTACGAAGCTTATTATAGAGATACTGCTGAATTTGAAAAACTATATGTCAAATATGAACATGCAAAAAATATCAAGAAAAAAGTTATATCAGAAGAAGAAATATTTAAGAATGGTATATTAAAAGAAAGAACAGATACGGGGAGAATATATCTTGTCAACATCGATAACGTCATCAACCAATCATCATTTGACACTAAAACAGACCCTATCTACCAAAGTAACTTGTGTCAAGAAATATTGTTACCAACTCGCCCATTCCAAAGAATTGATGACCCTAATGGCAGGATTGCCTTATGCACACTAGGTAGTATTAATTGGGGCGTGTTCCGTAGCCCACAAGAAATGCGTAAAGCGTGTCGTGTTCTTGTTCGTAGCTTAAGTAATTTACTTAATTATCAAGATTTCTTATCAGTACAGAGCAAATTAGCCAATGATGATTTTGAACCATTAGGGGTTGGTGTAACTAATTTAGCCTATTGGCATACACGTAGAAATTATCGTTATGGTACATCTGAAGCACTTTCTGAAGTAAAGCGTTGGATGGAACATCAAGCCTATTACCTTACTGAGGCTAGCGTAGAACTAGCACAAGAACGTGGCGCATGTAAACGTAGTCAGTATACATACTACGGTCGTGGTATATTCCCTTGGGAACGTAGAGCACAAGGTGTGAATGATTTAGCTGATTTTACACCAAGCATAGATTGGGAACCATTGCGTCAACGAATGAAACAATACGGTATACGCAATGCCACACTTATGGCAATTGCACCTGTTGAAAGCAGTTCAGTTGTATTGAATAGTACCAATGGCATAGAAATGCCTATGGAACTTATCAGCGTAAAAGAAAGTAAAGCAGGATCATTCGTGCAAGTTGTTCCTGAGTACAAACGATTAAAAAGTCGTTATCAACTCATGTGGGAACAAACGGATTGTGTTGACTATCTTAAAACCGCAGCAGTATTAGCAGCATATATTGACCAAAGCATAAGTACCAATACTTTTTATAATCCTGCTCACTATAGTGGTGGCAAAGTTCCTGCAACTACTATTGCTAAAAACTTGATGTTAGGTATACATTGGGGATTGAAAACTTATTATTACTCATTGATTAACAAGATGGGTGCAAAAGCTGCATTGAAAGATGATAATGTTATACCATTTGTTGCTAATGTAGAACAGGAAATGTTAGAGGAAGAATGTGAAGGTTGCGTATTATGAAAGAAGCAGCAGTAGAGGGATTGGTTGTGCAATTAAAGAGCGAAATTGATGATATAAACAGTTTGATTGCTAAATTGCACAATACATATGGGGTAGATGTTATATTACATTATGATCATAATAATGGTTTGAGCAGTGCCCCAAAATTAAATGTTATAAGAATTACACAGACAGTGGATTATACAAAATAATGTTAGAAACGTGTTGTGATATATTAGTAGAAGCTTATCATAGAAATTGGATTACAAGTAGAGATGGTAACATTAGCATTCGTTATCATGATCGTAATCATTTTTATATAACGCCTAGTGGGGTACGTAAACAAAAAATGCAGTACGATATGTTTAAAAAAATACGTATTGTTCGTGATGGTACCAAATTATACCCTGAAGTTATTAACCAAGATGACATAAGTGGTAATCTTAAACCAAGTGGGGAATTACCTTTACATTTTGGTTTACAGAAAGAATTAGGGCAACATGCAGATGATATTCGTGTTGTAGTGCATGTACATCCAACTTATACCATTGCAGCCATGCATGCAGGTATTGTGTTACAAAATTTAGTCAAGGATTTTCCTGAATTAAGTCGTTACACTAAAGTTGCTCCTAATGTTGGTGATGTAGCTCCTATTTCACAAGAATTAGGTGATGCATGTCATGCTGCTTTTGGTTTAACTGATGGTGGTTTTATAAAGTATGATATTGTAGGTATTAAGGGACATGGTGTAGTTGCAGTAGATTCTACACCATGGAGAGCATTTGAGCATATTGAGCGATTAGAACACATATGTAAAATAGTGTTAGCAAGTGGTGTACATAATAAAGCAAAACAATGGATTGAAAGATGAGCAAAGAACAATATAATTTAGCAACTAAAGTTGATTATTTAAACCGTCACATGTTTTTAGATGGTGCAATTACGGTGCAACGATTTGAAGAAGTAAAATACCCAAAAATTGCCAAGTTTGAAGAAACCGCACGTGGTTTTTTTTGGGTACCCGAAGAAGTTACACTAACCAAAGACAAAATGGATATGAAAGATGCTAGCGAAGCAATTAAACACATCTTTACTAGTAATCTGTTGCGTCAAACTGCACTAGATAGTATACAAGGTCGTGCTCCATCACAAGTGTTTACTCCTGTGGTAAGCTTACCTGAGTTAGAAGCATTGGTAAATAATTGGTCATTCTTTGAAACCAACATTCATAGTAAAAGCTATAGTCATATTATACGTAACATTTACGGTGTGCCAAAAGATGTGTTTAATACCATTCACGATACACAAGAAATTATTGACATGGCAAGTAGTGTTGGGAAATATTACGATGAGCTACACAGATTAAATTGTTTGAAAGAAACTTCCGAAGCTCCTTTTATTCCTTTCCTTGAATCAACACATATCAAAGCAATTTGGTTAGCACTTAATGCAAGTTATGCATTAGAAGCATTTCGTTTTATGGTGTCATTTGCAACTAGTTTAGCAATGGTAGAAAACAAAATCTTTATTGGTAATGGTAATATTATTAGTTTAATATTGCAAGATGAATTATTACATACTGAATGGACAGCATGGATGATTAATCAAGTTGTTAAAGAAGATGCACGTTTTGCACAAGCTAAAGTTGAATGTGAACAAGAAGTATATGCATTGTATGAAGATGTTATACGTGAAGAAAAAGCATGGGCAGATTACTTGTTTAAGAAAGGTCCTGTCATTGGGTTGAATGCAGAAATTCTAAAAGAATTTGTTGATTACACTGCATATAGTAAACTACGTGATATTGGTATTAAATATCATGGTAGTCATCCTAAGAGTAATCCCATACCATGGTTTAACAAACATCTTAACGTAAACAAGAAACAAGCTGCATTACAAGAAACAGAAAGTACAAGTTACGTTATTGGTGTGATGAGTGACACAGTGGAAAAAGAATTACTACCACAGCTTTAATACTATATAACAAAGGAAAATAAATGAAAGCAATTGTATGGAGTAAGTATCATTGTCCTTTTTGCGACCAAGCAAAAAATTTGTTAAGACAAAAAGGATATGAATTTGAAGAACGTAAAATTGGTGATGGTTGGACAAAAGAAGAGTTATTAGAAGTAGTACCTAATGCTCGTACTGTTCCTCAAATATTTATAGGTGAGGAATATGTTGGTGGTTTCGAAGAACTTAAAAAGAGGTTAATGTGAATAATTTAGAAATCAATGAAGTTTATAGTTTTAAAATGAATAGTGGTGAAGAAATGGTTGCCAAAGTTGTTGAAGTAGTGAATGGTAAAGTAAGTGTTACACAGCCTGTGAGCGTGGCACCTGGGCCGCAAGGCATGGGACTAGTCCCAAGCTTATTCACCGCAGATCATGGCAAAAATTTGGTCATAAATATAGATAATGTAGCAGTTTATGGTGTTACGGATGATAATATTAGGGTAAAATATATTGAGGCAACAACAGGTATTGCTACCCCAACACAAAAAAAGGTAATTTTAGGATAGTATTGCATGCCAAAACTTAGTAGAAAAGGTGATCAAAACCAAATGGGTGGTAGTATTTTGCGTGGTGCACAAAATGTTTCCTGCAATGGAAAACCTGTAGGATTGCACGTTAGCCAAATTTCTCCACACCCAAAAGGTAATAAGCATAAAAATGCAGTCACCACCTCTGCTAGTGAAACTGTAATTTGTGAAGGTTCACCTGTTTTAAAAGAAGGTAGTGGAAACAGTTGTGGTCATAGCATTGTACAAGGTAGCGATAATGTATTTGTGCCATGAGTTTATCAGGTAAATTTACTCCGCTACAGCTAAATGCTCTGAGTGGGTTGATGCGTAATGAAGGTTTACGTATTAACCCTACAGTTTCAGCATTTCAGGGAACATGGACACCTTCAGGGTATACCGCAGGTTCTATTACAAATAATTCAGTATTATATAATTTAACACGTGCTTTACCTTTAATTTTTACAATAGCTAATACCGCAACCTATCGTAATGCAATTGCTATTGGAAATGGTGTATGCCCACCATTAGGTAATAGTAGACCTGCAACCTTTGTACAAACTTATGCAGGAGCAAGTGATCCGTACCCACCCGCAGGGTACCCAGGCAATTATTCAGGTGAACCAACATGGTATTACATTTCAGGTTGGAATGCTACTACTTACAGCACAGCACAACGTAATACAGTAGATGGTGATACATACTTTAGTCAAGGATTTACCGCATTATTTGCTAGACAAGCATATTATGAATATTGGAACTTGCCAAGTGGTAATCACTACCTACGCTTGATTCGTAGCTTAAATCAACATAAAAGTTGGCGTGACCAAACTAACGAAATTATTGCTAGTTTTAAAAACACTAAAGGATTTCTTGATAATGCGTATAGTAATATCAATGATTTAACTTCAGCAGATATTGCAGGATTAAGCTTAGCATTTAAGTATTTTGGTAATGATTTAATTGCTTTAGGTAATACAGTAAACTTAGCAGATATAGAATTTTTTGGTCAAACAGACAAGTTTTTATTACAGTTACAAACTGCTAACGCATTAACAGATGCTTTGAAATTGGCTTTATTAGCGCAAGGTTTAACTACTGAAGAAATGAACAATATCTTAATTAGTAAAACTCCTGCGACTGACGAACAACGTAGAAAAATATATGATGCTTTATTATTAATCAAAGGTGTTGATTTAGAAGAAATTAAAACTATTACAAATTGTCAAACAAAAGAGTTAGAAACATTGGCTGATTTAATAAATGTTAGAAAAATGTTTCCAAATTCTTATAATACGATAACTGTGCCACGTTGGAGCACTGATACTATTTCAGTAAAAATTTATGATTTTATCTATGTTAATGGTGGTGTAAACAATCGTATAGCTAATCACAGTGCATATCTTGGTAATTCTATACCATCTGATATTGCAATACCTGCGGGTGCTTTTGCTTTTACTATGCAACAAATTAAAAACATTCGCCAAATGCCTTTTCAAAAATTTGCGCAAGTTGTTCTACAGCTTGAAGTTACCAACAAGGATTTACCACTTATTAATAATGATGAGGGGGTGCCTGGGTCGAGGGAGGCAGCAAACGATGCCTTAGCATTAATTGCTTTAGGCAGTGGTAATAGTAATACCTATTGTTACGTAGATTTTGTTGGGGCAATGAGTGGTGATCAATATAATGCACTATGGGCAAATATTGCTCCATTATTAGAAAAATTAGCTACACCAACCTTAGCAACAGCTTATTTAAACATGTGGAATTGGACACAACTCAGCCCAGGCGACCCAGGCTACCTTGACAATTCTGTTTTACAAGGTTATATTGATGCTGCTAACGCTGAGATTGCAGCCATTGTTTCAGCTAATGCAGTAGATGCTAATCAATTAAATTTTTGGTGGAATACTTTAGGAGCACAGTTATCAGTTGAACAACGTGCTATTGTGTTTAGTGCAACATCACCAACACAAATTACGGAAGATACAAATCGTACTGAAATTTATGATTTTGTGCGTAAGCTAGAGACATGGGCAGTAGAGACAGATTATAAAGAAATTTCTAGATCGATTGAATTAATTGCAGATACAGACAATTTAACAGGACAAAGTATTATTGGTTTAATGCGTGAAGCACGTAATGCCAATAGACTTGCGTTGATTGGTGGTACACTTGATAATGACGTTAGTAACACATTAGCTACTCCAACAGCTAGTGCTACTGCGATTGTTACTAATGGTAAAATTACAAGTGTTAATATGACTAATATTGGAAGTGGGTATGATGCTGCAAACCCACCTAAAGTATATGTCAATGGTGTATTACCTCCTAATGGTATTGCACCTGTACTAAATCCCACCATGATACAAGTTGGAGACCCAATTAACAACGAAACAGGAGGACTACAAAACCCAGGTGCCGCAGTCACCAACTTGAACATTGATAACCCAGGCTCCAACCTCAGCGACCCTGTAGACTTAGTTGTACAGGATCCACCTACACCTGACCGTAATGGTTACCCACAAGTAGCAGGTGTATTACCGAACTTGGATAATATCAATACGGTTCCACAACCGTTGGTTAGTTCACCATCATCAAGCTTTACACCACAAGAAGCTATTGATGATGTCACAATTTGTAATTGTGAGTGTTGGATATTTTAATCCACAAGTAGTATAATCCTAGTTTATCTAGGTTCTATAAGAAAGGAGTATATAAATGCTTAAGTTAAGCAATATAAGACTAATTTCCTTATTGATACCTTTAGCAATTATGCTTCATATGTATCAACCTAAATTCAACGTAGCAATCGTTGATGAGTCTGTTGTTTCTGTCGTGGAAACAATTAAAGAAGTAACGGAAGTAGTTAAAGAAACACCTGTAGTAAAACAATTTAGTGCAGATCAAATTAAATGTTTAGCCACTAATATTTACTATGAAGCTGCTAATGAACCATACATGGGTCAAGTTGCAGTGGCAAGAGTAGTAGTTAATCGTATGTTACATGGGTTTGGTAATACTCCATGTAAAGTTGTTTATGCACAACATCAAGTGCCTGATCCTAATGAACCTAACATATTTAAAAAGTTATGTCAGTTTAGTTGGGTATGTGAAAATAAACCTACGCCAAATACTAATAATTCTCAATACAAAAACGCAGAGGAAATCGCTCGTAAAGTATTGCTAGAAAATTATGGTCATGATATGATACCCAATAATGTGTTGTATTTTCATGCAGTTTATGTCAATCCACAATGGACTTACAAAAAACTTAAGCGTATAGGCAATCATATCTTCTACATGAAAGGTAAGGAGAAAGAAGTTGAGAATAGCACCGCTAAGGAGACATAACATGAAAAAATTTAATTTGGACGTAATTATAGGTATACTAGGGTTGCTATTCATTGCTTTTATTATTATTGGCTCACCCTTTGCTTTAGTATGGGCATGGAACGTACTTTTTTCTAAATTGCATTTTATAGAATACACTTTTGAAAATTGGGTGGCAGTATCTATTTTTATGTGGGCTTTAGGATTGTTAAAACTAGACATGTCTAAAAAATGAAAATTGATCCTGATAATTACAGTGTGCCTAAAGATATAGCCAATGCTGCGTGGTTTTTAGAAAAACTACAAGATAAAGCATATGCGCAAAATGTTTATGCAGCTATTTGTAATAATCGTTTTTTTAAGTCAGATGATAGTTTGGCAATCCTTACTGAAGATTGTTGGACAGCAAGTTGGAGAGTATCAGGAGAAATTATCGCAAAACTACGCAATCGAAACGAAGATTATATTGATTATTATTGTAGTGGCTTAAGCTATGATTTAGAAGAAGACTTGCCACTACGTAATTATGTTGAAGAAGGTTTAGTTACCGAAGAAGTACGTGAAGATTTTATTAAATTAGGTTGGATAATTAAACCTTATGATTAATTTCATTATATACTTTAGTATGGTATTTTGCTATACTATTAAATAGATGCGATATATCATTTTTTCTAATTGCTTCAGCTAACATGCCTGTATAAATTGCTGCGCTTACACTAGTGCCATTATGTGGTGCACCATCAACATAGTAGTTAGTACCACAAACCCATGTTAGCTCAAGCATTTCACTAAAATTACTTAAGCTTGCTTTTACCCCAAGCTTATTCAAACAGCCAATACAAGTTACATTATCTGCCCTAGATGGAGAATATTTTTCCACAGGTTCACCTGTATTACCTGCTGCTACAACAACATAACATAATTGCCCTAGAGTAGAAAACAATTCATCTAATTTAGGATGAGCAGGAACTGCCCATGCTGCTAATACAACATCACTTGGTGTGACTTTGCTTAATAATGGTTCTATGATATTTATTAGTTCATTAATGCTTGCTGCGTCAGGAATGCTTATATTTTCAATGTTTTCAGCAGTATGATGTTTTATGATTTTAGCTAGCGTACTACTATGCGTATTGAATATGTTATTAGTATCAATTAGATAAATCATCGTTGTCAAGTAAGTGTTGGTAAAGTGATTTTTCTTGTTCTCTAATTTCAATTTCTGTTGCATCAGGCCACGAATTATTAAAATCTTCCCATGCTTTAAAATAATTTTCTCTATATGTCCATTCTTCTGTGCCTACCATGCAATATTCTTGGTTATCTATTTTTCTGTTAGCTTCAGCAACAATATCATCAACAAGTTTATTATAATTTAAAAGGTTACCTTTTTTGTAATACTCTTTAACGGTAGTAGCTGCTAGTGTTTGCAAAGCTTCTAATGTAGGTAAAGGTGGGGTAGTATATTGATGGTTAGTTCTGTTATTAAAAGTATTTTCTGCTCTAGTTTTTACATCATTTAAAAGTTTTAGATACAACTCAAGCTCTTTTGTTGAAAGTAAAAGATCGGTTTCTTCAAAACCTGTAATAAATTGATGTGAAAAGTTACTTGTTTCCATATTTTAAAAAGTATTTCCTGCTGCAAATTGTGCAGAAAGTCCACCAACGATGCCTGGACTGTTACTGCCATAAACGTTTATGCCAAAATTCCATTGGGAGGTAAGGCCTGGGGCGTTCCCGTCAATAATCACTGCACTGCATATAAAAGAATAACCACCACCCACTGCTGTATAACCCGATGCCCCATATATACATAGTGAATTAGTTTGAATAACTGCTGATACACTGCTTACCCCAACAAACCATGTTCCTGACATTGGACCGCCATCTGTCCAAGAAAAAGCACCTGATGCTCCTTGATATCTTGAGTTTGCATAAGTTGTATATGTGTTCCAATAGTTAACACAAAAATTAGAGCCACCGCCTGGACCACCATAGGATGCCCACAACAATCCAAAATCTTGATTAGCTAATAAAAATCCTGCTTTATCTAAATGTATGATATTTTGATATTCATCGTCATCATAGTAAACATGTCTTGTTGAATATTTCACTTCACCACCAAATATGTGAGAACGGTATGGAAATTCATAGTTTATTATCTCAACCATATGAGCATGAGTTAATAATTGCGGACTAAACAAATTACAATCAACGGCTAATTGAGTAAAATGATTTGAGTTCCATAATTCATTGATGTTAATTATTCTTGTAACAGGTATAAGTTTTTGTTGTGAACAAAAATCAAAAGCATATTTTATTTCATCATGGTTGATACATTCGTTGTTATAAATTAATTTAAAGATAACAGGTGTAAATTTTACTCCTGCATCAAGAAATGCATAGGCTAAAAGTTCACTATCTGAACCACCGCTCAAATACAAGAATGGATTGTCTAATGATTTTACTGAATTTTTAAGTGTGTCTTTATAGCTGCAGTTTTTTACCCAAACATTTTCTTTATGATTTTGTATTTTACAAGGCGTAAATATTCCTCTTTTTACAATTTGTCTTAACTCAAACCTTTTTGCGGCATCTAGCTTTGATACTTTTTCAAAACCTGTTAATTTTTTTCTATTTTTAACAGAATACATTGTTTGATATATAGTGTTTTTGTCAAAGTGTGACCAATATTGGTCTGCACGTTCAACCATATGATGAAAATCATTTACATAAACTCTCATCAATAATTCATTAGCCATTAAACCATTATATATAACATGTACACCCTTACTTTCAAAGTAACGATCTATATCAGTCTTAAGGTAATAATTGGGTTCGTGTTTAAAAAGCATATTAAAAAGTATTTCTAGCACGTAATTGAAAGGTTACTGAACCAATAGTAAATGAACTAAGATTACCAAAAACATTCATAGTATATTCATATTGTGAAATTGCACCTGAAATACCACCTTGACAATATACTGTTTGGATTACATCAAAACTACTACTTACCGTAATGTATCCTGTGGTGCCTGGGAAGGTTCCACTACCCGCTCCTTGTACATCTATAGGATTAGCAGCAGCAAATTGGTAATACCAATCAGGACTACTTATTGGAGCAACCGCCCATGGAAAGGTTCCTGATGTGTTGCCTGGGTCAGGTTTATTTGCTTGTGCATAGGTTGAATACTTATTCCATAATATTTGACAAACTACTGTACCTGCAGGTGCGGGATTTACTGATTCCCATAACAATGATAATGTGGCTCCACTTTGTAACCAAGGCATTTTATCCAAATAAATCAAATAGTGTTTTTCATCATCATTCGGTAAAATATGGTTGGTTTGATACCTTACTTCTCCACCAAATAAATGAGTACGATTTGGATATTCATAATCCATTAGTTCGACCATGTGCGCATGTGTTACAATTTGTGGGCTTGTGCGTTGTATATTCATTGCTAATTCGACAAAACCCACTGAGTTCCAATATTCATTTATGTTTAAATCTTTAACAATAGGTATAAGTTTTTCTTTATGACAAAACTTAAAAGCATATTTGATTTCTTCAAAGTTAATACACTCGTTATTATAGATTAATTGAAAAATGACAGGTTTGAACTTGACACCTGCATCCAATAATGAATAAGCAAGCATTTCGCTATCTGCGCCACCACTTAAGTATACAAATGGTGCATCATATTTTTTAACGGTATTATATAAGTTTTGTTTGTAACTTAGGTTTTTTACTTCTTTATCTTCACGGAAATTTTGTATTTTACTTGGAGAGAACATGTTTGTTTTGATAAGTTGAGTTAAATTAAACCTTTTTTCAGCATCTAATTGTTTAACTTTTTCAAATCCTGTAAGTTTTTTCCTTTTTTCTACAGGATACATAGTTTGGTAAATATCATACTTTACATGATTAGACATTGTGTCTTTTGCTCTATTTACGATTGGTCTATAATCTTTGATAAAAGAACGCATTAAATATTCATTTGCACCCAATGAATTGTAAACAACATGAATACCTTTTGATTCAAAATAACGATCAATGTCCGTTCTAAGATAATAGTTTGTATCTTGATTAAAGTTCATACTGTATTCCTTGTTGTGCCTATAGCATTTTAGTTAATAATAGTATTTATTCGAATACAGCTTATAAATAATGTATCATGATAACTAAAATTTCATGGGAAGAAATTTGTCAAATTTGGTCTACTGAATTATGGCCTACAAGACAATCACCAATTGAACCTAATAGTGCTATGGTTTACTTAGGTGGTTATATTGACGATAATAAACAAACTACTCCAACATTTTTTGGCTATAAGATTAACAAAAATATTATAGCTGTTAATAGTGGGCATATGTGTGCAGAAAATATGTATCGTTCACGTGGTTTGTGGGTGCATCCAAATTACCGTAATCAATCCTTTGGGCAAATTTTACTTACTGCAACAATAAATCAAGCTATTATAGAAAATGCCACTATGGTATGGAGCTACCCACGCAAAACAAGTGTCAAAACTTATGAAGCAGTTGGTTTTATAATTACTTCACCTTGGGAGAAAAGCGAAACAAGTGACCATAATGCGTATTGTTCTTTACTTATAACCAATCATCATAAATCTATCATACCCGCTAGAACTAAATCCCATCTTGATGTGATGAACCCCTAAAAATAATTTTTCTTGTAGTTTAAATTTAGAGTTAAAATCTGTTAATGAATTGCTAGGGTATTTTACTAGCCATGGATAATTAACATCAGTTATATTCGTACTTTGTAAACAAACTAAAACACCTTGTGGAATATCATCAAACCATTTTTGATCATCAAAATGCTCAAAACTGCAATTAATAACAACATCAGGTGGGTTTTCCCATGATAAATTGTTTACGTCAGCAACAAAATTTTTTACTTTAATAGGAGCATGAATAGTCCATGCTGCACAAATTTTGTCAGCTATGGGTTGGCAGTTTGGGTCATTGTCATACCCTATGATCATTTCATAGTAAAAGGGTTTTCTAGTATGCATTAACAAAGCTACGGTATTATACCAACTACCTAATACCCATACTGTTGAATTAAATTTAATATATGGTTCTAACTTTTCACACAACCATATTTTACTTTCTATTTGTCCGTGGCTAAAGGCATCATAATTCATAAAAATATTTACAGTATGTAATCGAGTTAAATAATTTTATGACTACTAAAATTCTTATCATGGGCTTGCCAGGAGCAGGTAAAACATATTTTGCAGAACGATTAAAAAACTATCTACAACAGCCACGTTCAATAACTGAAATGCCAATTAGCATTTTAAGCAGATACGAAATTGTTCCTAAAGAATGGAAACCATCCGTTAAATGGTTTAATGCTGATGATGTTAGAAAACGATACAATGATTGGGACTTTAGCACAGAAGGTCGTATACGCCAATCTATACGTATGGCAGATTTTGCTATAAACAGTGGTAGTGATTATGTCATATGTGATTTTGTCGCTCCTCTAGTTGAAATGCGCAATAATTTTAAAGCAGATTGGACAATATGGATGGATACTATTGACAATAGTCGTTATGAAGATACTAACAAAGCATTTGTCCCACCTGAAATATATGATTTTCGTATTACAGAAAAAAATGCTGAATTTTGGGTAGCATATGTTGGTGAACGAATTATTAGAGAACAACGTAGACCAACTTTCGATTGGCGTAAAGAAACGGTGCAGATGCTAGGACGTTGGCAACCGTGGCATGCAGGTCATCGTGCTCTTTTTGAACGATTACTTAAACGCACAGGACAAGTCATTATACAAATACGTGATGTGCAAGGATGGCAAGGAAGTAATCCTTTCAATGTAGAACAAGTTAAAGGTTATATTAAGCGTGATTTGGATCCATTGTATCAAGGGCAATATGAAATTATGTTAGTACCAAACATTGTACATATTGGTTGGGGTCGTGGTGTAGGCTATACAAGTGGTGAAGAAACATTTGATGAAACAATCACTAGTATCAGTGCAACCCAAATTAGGAAAGAAATGGGTTTAAAGTAGTTGACACCTAAATAATTGTCTGCTATATTACGAAACATGTTGCCCCCTTAGCTCATGCATGGTTAGAGCAGCGGACTCATAATCCGTTGGTGCGTGGTTCGACTCCACGAGGGGGCACCAAAATATGCAAAAAATATGGCTTTTTTGTAGGGTTTTTGCAACAATGTATAAATAACCTTACATTAAGATACAAAAGTAGTTGACAAAACAAATTTTATAAGGTAAAGTTACAAACATGAAAAGTCTCAGAAATACAATGAGTTTAGCGAAGGGTACACAACCAAGTTGGTGTGCGATCCCCCATGCTCGCTCATATAATTTTGAGGATATTGGGGGCAGGGGTTCAGGCTAATCATAGATAGTACATTAGATTACACTGAACCCTAGGAATAAACCCCTAGGGTTTTTTGTTTTACGTGTGTGAGAAACGAGGTCTCAGTGGTGCACGATAAACATGCCACGAACGGTCGGAGTCTCGGTATGAAACTGTGGCGATAACACAGGAGTAAGATGAGCAAGTGGGGGATGGCCCCACTACATTCTTAAGATAATTGAGTACAGTTGTTTTAAGAATGTAAAAATATATCCCCTTAGCTCAGTGAACTTAGAGCATACCGCTACGAACGGTAAGGTCGTGGGTTTGAATCCTACAGGGGGTGCCAAGTTTAGGATGCTAACAGCAAATTATGATGCTTCGGGAGCCGTTGGTTGTAGGTTCGAATACTACCATATCTTGTAAAAGGTATGTAGCTTAATGGTAGAGCAACGATAACGCATCCTGTTTTATATGTAAGCGTGACCCGAATGGCTAGGGAACGGATTGCAACCCCGTTTTATGCAGGTTCAACTCCTGTCGCTTACTCCATATGAAAATGTCTCCATAGCTCAATTAGGCAGAGCAGTGATCTCCAAAATCAAAGGTTGGCCGTTCGATTCGGTCTGGGGACGCCATTTTTGTTTGAATAAATACAACATGCTAATTAAAGAAATACTTACAGAATCAACCAATCGTAAAATTGGTAAAGTCATAGGTGGACAAATTTATGTTCACAAAGACTATGTTAATTCACCATTACTCAAACGTGAAATACCTTTGTCATGGTATAAGTTAGCTGTTTCTAAGTTACCACCTGATTTTGATTACACTGTGGTACGTTATGATTTAAAAGATGGTTCAATCGCATTTATTTCATCACCTGACTTTGACACAGCAGATGAACCTACAGTAGGCACATCTATTAAAGTTACTAGAGATGGTAACGTTAAAATTACTAAACCATTAGCTGATCCTTGGATATGGCATCATAAGTGGGAATGGGTTGGTGATGATTATAGTGGGTTTGATGTTGAACAAAGTAAAGCACGATCCGAAAAATGGAAATCCATTGTAGGTGTAGACAAAGCTGTTTCTTCTAGAATAGGTAAGAAAAGCTATTGGGATCGTGAAATCGTACCTAAAATAAAATAAAGTTTACGGAGAGTGATGCAGGTGCGTTGGTGCGCCGACCAGCCTTGAAAACTGGGTTCCGCTGAAGAAGGGGATGGGGTTCGACTCCTCCGCTCTCCACCATATAGGAAATAAATATGTATACCTTCCCAATTTTTTCTAATTTTATATTAGTTGATAATCTTGAAATTGACAATCAAAAATTAAAAAATTTTTGTTATGAATTAAAAAAAGCAGACTCAGGTAGAGTATTGACTAATTGTGGTGGTTGGCAGAGCAACTTAGTGCCAAGTAACCATCCAATGCTTGATGACCTATTAAGTCATATTATGGCTAGAGTTAATAACACTAATCTTATTTTAAAACTGCGCCAAAATATTTCGCAAGAAATAACTGCAGTTTGGGTAAATATAAATCAAAAACATCATTATAATCTTCGCCATAATCATGGTTTATCTTATTTGTCGGGAGTGTACTACGTAGAAGCTGATTTTGATACAGGTGATATTGTGTTTAACAATCCTAATTCTAAGATTGAACAAACCTATTGTTATGCCAATTTATATAGCAATGGGGAAATTATCAGCGAATACAATGAATTTAATTCTATTGAATGGAAAATACCTCCAAAGACTGGCAAATTAGTTATTTTTCCCGGCTATTTAGACCATTATGTACTAACTAATAATACAAATAAAGATCGTATTAGTATAAGTTTTAATACTGCAATCGTTGATAATTTTATTACGAAATAGTATAATTACAGTGCGGTGGTATCTACCATATAAATACTGTTATGACAACGTGGCAATTACATTTGTATCATGGTGCTTGGTTAGCATTACTTATAACAGTAGGCATGCTTACTTATTGGTGGGTATCATTATTAATGTTTATAGCAATATTTGTATACGCATTTATTTTTGCATAATCGGAAAGTTGACCGAGAGGCTGAAGGTACCTTCCTGCTAAGAAGGCAAGTGGTCAAAAAGCTGCTTCGTGGGTTCGAATCCCACACTTTCCACCAAAAATTTTAGCCGTTGTAGTGGCTTATAAATAAAATCATATTCCAATGTAGCTCAGAGGTAGAGCAGTTGACTGTTAATCAATTGGTCCGTGGTTCGATCCCACGCATTGGAGCCAAACATATTATTGAGTTTGTATGACATTTATTGAAAATTTAAAAAGACAAGTAAGCAACTTTGAAAATAAGCCACTTACTGATTTAGCAAAAGCCCTTTACGTTGATATAAAGTTTTTAAGGATAGCAATTCAAAAGAAAAACATTCAACATAAGTGTATTGATAATAAAAATTTTTACAAAAAGAATCGTGTTGAACAACGTAAAATAGAAGCTTTAAATTATAAAGGTGGTATGCGTTGTATGGCATGTGGTATTGACGAACCTATTCTTGGGTTATACACGTTACATCATCGTGATCCGTCTGAAAAAGAATTTACATGGGCACAAATGCGAAATAAAACATTGGAAGAAATCAAACCTGAACTAGACAAATGTGATGTACTATGCCCAAATTGTCACGTTAAAGTTCATTTTTACGAAAGACAAAAAGCTAGTGGTCGTTTACCCAATAAACCAAGAAAAAAACGATAGAACATGTGATGGGTGTTCTAGATGTTGCGAAGGGTTTCTTTCTGCTGACATTTATGGTTTTGATATGAGTTTACGTGGTGGTAAATGTAGATTTCTTGTTAAAAAAAGATGTGGCATATACCCTGTGCGTCCACAATTATGTAAAGTATTTTTATGTGGTTGGCGAGAAAATTCAACCATACCTGACAATATGAAACCAAGTGAATCAGATATTATCCTACTACCTAAATGGATTGAAAATTATTTTTACTACAGAATGGTTCCAACATCAATTACAATAAAAGATTATGTTTACGAATGGGCAGAACATACTGCAACATTAGGTAAACATCTTATAGGTTATAAAAATGGCATGTTCACTGTGTTTTCTAACGATGAAACATTTAAAGAAATTATTACAAAACGTGAACTAGGATAAATTATTAAAAAGGAAAACGAATGTCAGAATATTTTGGTTATCATCTTTTGTTAGATTGTAGTGGTTGCGAGAAAATCGATAGTCGTGAAAACATATACAATTGGATCAAGTACCTTGTGCCAACTATTGATATGATTGCTGCAGGTGAACCATGGATTGAATATTTACTTGAAGATGATCCCAAACAAGGTTATACATTAATGCAAGCGATTACAACAAGTAGTATTACAGCGCATTTCATGGAATTAGATGGTTCTGCATATATCGATATTTTTAGCTGTAAACCATTTGATATAAATTTGGCACAGTATATTGTCCAAACTTATTTCAATCCAAAGAAAATTCGTGTAAATTATCTTACACGAGATGCTAGGTAAATTATTATTGCCCTTTTAGTTAAATGGTATAACGGTTGATTTGTAATCATCAATTGGCAGTTCGATTCTGTCAAGGGGCACCAACTTAACTTATAACTTATGAAAATTGAACAAAAACGTGGTATGAGTGGTAACCTCAAACCATTTGACCGTAACGATCACTCTCAATATGATAGTAAAGGTAAGAAAGCATTTATTAAGTATTTGAATGGTTTTTTACCTACAACTTTAACAACTATAGAAAACCCAAATGATTACGGTATTGATTTACTTACCCTAGATAAAGATACAGATAAAGTTATCCAAACTTGGGAAATAGAAGTTAGACATGGTAATTGGCGGGATGATACACCATTTCCATTCAGTGAAATTAATTGTATTGAACGTAAAGACCATCAGTGGCGTAAAAGTGCAGAATATCTTAAAAAGATTCCACTTACTGTAGCTGAAGATCACAAAGTATGTTATGTTCAATTAAATGCGTTATGCACAAGAGCAGTATTAATTGACAGTGAATTAATCTTGTCCTATCCATTAAAACCTTGGGCTAACCGTAAAGGTGATGGCGAATATGTAAGACAAGTACCTGTTGCAAAAACCATACAAATAAAAATTGCTTGACAATATATCTAAATTTAGATAATATATCTCTATTGACAACGAAACGGAGATTGAAATGAGTTTAGTGACTATCAAGTTAGCCCCCGAAGAAGTTTCAACCGAGTTTTATTTCTCAAAAAATCGTATTGGGTTAGTTCGTTCAGTGCTTGATTTATATAAAGCTGCAGCACCATTTTTCACTGATCTTGAAGGTACAAAAGCTGCTGAAGAAGCTTTTGACCTTACTAACAATCCTTATCGTCAAAGTGAACGTGTAGAACTTTACGGTAGAGGACGTTCGCTTAGTATAGGTGATATTGTTGAAGTGTGTACCAATGGTGAGACCACCGAGTTTTTATGTGATAGTTTTGGTTGGATTAAACTGTAAGGAGTTAAAAATGATACCGCAAGCTACTAAAGATTCACTTGACAGATATGTTAACGAAGGCATTATGCCAGGTAGTTTTCTCCGAGCAGTACTTACTAATGATTTAGCGGGTGCTGTATTTAAAGCTGATTCTAAAAATTTAGCCGCATTAAAAGATATTATGTTGTATGTTTACAACGAAATACCTGCTAATGCTTGGGGTAGCACTGCAACTGTTGTAGATTACGCACAACAAACATTTAAAAAAACCGCATAGTTGACTCTTTGTCCAAATTAACATATAATTAAATTGTTGATTAGGAGATTGATATGATATTGAATGTTAATTATTACAATGGTTCAGTAACAGTAATCAGTCTAGAAAAAGAAGCATGTTCATATGTTCAAACAGATGGTGGACGTGCTTCAGATGGATTTAAAGGTACAAAAAAACGTGATTGTGTAACACGTTCAATTTCAATTATATTAGGTTTGCCCTACCATCAAGTGTGGTGGGAGTTGAATGAAATGCAATATGCAGCGGGATATGATTTTAATCCTGACAAAGGTGTTATTACCTCGGTATGGAAACAATATTTGGAAGAACGTGGTTACAAGTATGTATCAGTAAAAAAGTCACGTAAGTATGTAACGAAAAAAGATATTCCTACAGGTAAAGTAATTCTGCATACTAGGGGACACTTGTCTGCGTGTATTAATCATGTTGTGCATGATGCTTTTGATAGCAGATACAAAGCGAACAAGCCACGTAAATTGTGGGGATATGTTGTTGTAGCATAATCAAGTTCATTCTTCTAGGGGTTACGAAAACGGACTTTCTATCCGTGAACAGCGGTTCAAATCCGCTATGGAACGCCATAACGCCGCTTTAGCTGATGTGGTCATAGCATGGGTCTGAAGAATCTAGGAACGTGGTTCAATTCCACGAGGCGGCACCAAAAAATGCTTGAAAATAATTTTAGTTTGATGTAATATATATACTGATTGATTTGTACGCAAGTTAGTCAGTTTAAAAGATCTTTAAAAAAGATGTAAATTTTGGGTGTTTAGTCCCGTAACGGTATCGGGGGGAGACTGTAAATCTCTTGTCTTTGGCCTTCTCTGTTCGAATCGGAGAGCACCCACCATATTGAAGCACATTTTATCAGGGCAGTATTGTTCAGCGGTTTAAAGCCGTAAGTGTGTTTCAATATGGTGTAGCTTAACGTTGAAGAGCAGTAAGAGAGGATACGTGAAAACGGTGGTCGTACTCTTGTCAGCACAGGTTCGGGAGCCTGTCACCATAAATTATTAAAGTGCATTTTACGTTTATAAATAAAAGTACTTTTGGGGGTATAGCTCAGTTGGGAGAGCAGTAGCTTTGCAAGTTAAAGGTCATCGGTTCGAACCCGTTTACCTCCACCATATAAAAAAGGGAAACAATGTTAACTACAAATGTAGAAACTGTTGGAAAAATTATATATCCTTATGTATATTTGCATAATGCGTTTAGCGAAGAGCAGTTAAAAACAATTGAATCATACGGCGATAAATTAATTGCAGAAGATGCCTCTGTTATAAATCAAAGAGACACCAATCAAAAAAATAAAAAAAAAATAAAAAGTTTTAGTAAAGAAGTCCGTGATTCAAAAGTAGCGTGGATTAACATCGACCCTGCTATCAATTGGTTTTTTGATGAATATTTTGCTAGAGTAACAAGACTTAATAACGATTTTTATCGTTTTGATCTCTTCGGTTTCAGTTTATTTCAATACACTTTGTATGATACTATAGGCGCAAAATATGATGATCATATGGATTTAATTATGGGTCCTATTCATAACTCACACCTTATAAGAAAATTAAGTACAGTATTATTTTTACAAGATAAAAGCGAGTATGAAGGTGGTGAATTTAATATTTTTTCATCCGTTTCAAGGGATAAAATTACAGTAGAACAAAAACGTGGAACTTTAATATGCTTTCCTAGTTGGATGATACATCAAGTTACACCAATTACGGCAGGTTCAAGAAAAAGCATTGTTGCTTGGGTAGAAGGTCCAATGTTTAAGTAAAGCAAAAAATTATTAATTAACATAGAACACATGAAATATATTTTAAATTGGATGTTCAAAATCAAGAATAAATTGAAAAGCTAGTTTATAATCATTAAAATACTTCATCATAAATTTTTGATCATATACATCACGTAATATGACAATGCATACACCATTATGGTTTCTACATAAGTAAATATGTAAACCATTTGGTGTTAAAGTTTCGTAAACATCGTTCATAACCGTATTTAGTATAGGAAATATAATGAAAGTTAACAAAAAAGAAGAACCGTTCTTTAGTATTACTGCTAAAGATTGTGAATGGTCATATACTAAAGGTACAGGAGCAGGTGGACAAAAACGTAATAAAACAAGTTCAGCAGTGCATTGTACACATCGTGCAAGTGGTGCACATGGTTATAGCGAATCTAGTCGTAGCCAACTAGACAATCGTAAAGATGCATTTGAAAAAATGGCTAATAGTGATAAATTTAAAAAGTGGATTAAATTAGAATATATGAAACGCACAGGTGAATTAGTAGAAGCTGAACGTGCGTTGGAACGTGAATTGAAAAAAGTTAAAGTAGAAGTAAAGATTGATGGTAAATGGGTTGAAGTCAGTGAAAATCAGTTGGTTGATGATCCTGATACATTTGATACAAGTTTTTTAAAGGAGAGTCCAAATGGACAGTGACAAGGTACGAAAGATAATGGGGGTATAACTTAATGATAAAGTAATTGGCTTTTAACCAATAAATCAGAGTTTGATTCTCTGTGCCCCTACCATTATAATTAAGCATATTGAACATAGTGTTCTTAATTATAATAATTTAAAGAATACTCTCTGTGGCGTAATCTGGCAGCGTACTGCGTTTGGGGCGCAGCGGTCTTGGTTCAAATCCAAGCAGAGAGACAATTAAAATGCCCATGTGGTGAAATTGGTAGACACGCTTGCCTTAGGAGCAAGTGCCTAGCGTGGGGGTTCGAATCCCTCCATGGGCACCACAAAATCTTAACTTATACTAGTTATAAGGATAAATATTATTTATTTTACAGGATTAATTATGTCAACTGTTAATGAGGCTTTCTTAGGGTATGAACCTGCATGGGCACAGGAACGTGCAAGAATTTGCAGAAATTGTGAATTTTATAGTGCAACATTATGTAAAAAGCGAAATGAATACGCTAAAACATTATACACACATCATAATGAAAAATGTCCAATTAATAAATGGGATATAGTCGTTTTTGAATAATTAATTTAATATGCCAAACTTTTAAGTTGATTAAGTTTGGCATCATATTTTTTACTCCAATTCATAACCCAACTTTTTAGCTTATTTATATAGCTAGATAGTACGCCTTCATCTAACTTTTGTTTGTCTTTAGGGTCAATTCTTAATGATGGTGCTTTCTGAGTAATTGTTACCATAGTCTTTTTTAAATTTTCAAGCACAGTAATTAATTCGGGGGTGAGCTGTTTTTCTAATACTTCTAAAATATCTTTATATTTTGGTGAAGTAGTGACTTTGGGATCTTTTGATAACGTTACAATAAATGACACTGTGTCAATAACACGTGTTTTTACTGCATCTTCAACATCAAATAAATCTGCAACATTTTCACGTGTTGATTGTTTTACTTCATCTTCAAGTGCTTTTAATTCTGTTTTTAGTTCATTGATACGTTGAACTTTTTTTGCAAGATTTGTATAAATTTGACTTTGATGACTTCTTAATTGAACCGTAGTTTTATCAGGTTCATCGGTATATGGAAAGTCACTTAAACGTGCTTCTTTTATAATTTCATAACATTTCATAATTTTATTTATCCTAAATTCACTATTATAAATATCATAGTGAAAAACATCTATGAGTATATAACTTTACCTAAAAAAGACCGTCAAGAACATTTAGACTTGGATGATTATTGTATTGAACGTGGTGGTGGTTCTACTTTATGTAAAGGTTTGCTAGCACATTTGCTTGAAACTACCATACCAAATGGTTATGGCATTTTAGTATGTCATGCATGCAATAATGGTAAATGTAGCAACCCTAAGCATTTGTATTGGGGTACACCTAGTGAAAATCGTATGGATAGGGTAAAATATGAAAATAGAACATTGTGTGAAATAATGGAAGATCACCACAGAAGACGTAAGAGATACTAACATGAACAATTTAAATGACTATATTAAGGTTTACGAAAAAAAATTAGAAAAACCTTTTTGTAAAAAAATTTTATCATCTCTTAAAAATTGCACTTGGGAACGACACCAATTTAATAAGGTTCATGATTTATATAATCATAGTACGTTTCAACATGAGTTTGAACCATTAGTATATTTCAATAAAATAAATGAGTCACAAGAATTAGAACAAATAATTGATGAGTGTTTTACTAGGTATTTAAATGAAGATACTTACGGTTTAAAACTATATTATAGTAGGTTTCAGGGATTTTATTCGCCAAGATTTACTAAATATACAACTAATTCCAAAATGGAACCACACGTTGATCACATACATTCAATTTTTGATGGACAAATTAAAGGAATTCCTGTACTTAGTTTAATTGGTGTGTTAAATGATAATTATGAAGGTGGAGAACTAGTAATTAGAGATAAAGTTCTCAAATTATCTGCAGGAAGCATTATAATATTTCCAAGTGTTTTTTTATATCCCCATAATGTAAATAAAATTACAAAGGGTAATAGGTTTGTTTTTGTAAGTTGGGCATTTTAATGCGGGTATGATGTAAAGGTAACCTGTTTCCTTGCCAAGGAAAATTTGCGAGTTCGATTCTCGCTACCCGCTCCAAAATAAAGGTTTACCATGAGAAAAATAAAACATTTTAAAGTTCACAGTTTAAAAGCAATAATTATAGACAACTTTTTTAACAATGCTGAATATAATGAATTATTAGAAGAATCATTGTTTCTATTGAACAATGATTTACTAGAACCGCCTAATCCTACATTTTCTGCAAAAGATAAAAATGAAAACTTGTTGAGAAATAATACAGGTCTGTTTTTAGATCTATATTATAATGAAAATAGATCACAGTCAAAAATTTTAACATTAACTAGACAATTATTTTCCCCTGAAGTATGTGAAGAGCTTTTGAAAATTGATTATTTTTACCACTACTTTCTTTATTCAAATACTGATTGTACAATGTTAAACTATTACGAAGACAATGAATTTTATAAACCCCATACTGATAGCTCAGTAATAACAACACTTTTTTGGTTATTTAAAAGTCCTAAATCCTTCAAAGGTGGAGACTTAATTTTAAATCATAACAAAAAAATTAAGTGTTTAAGCAATAGATTAGTGATTTTCCCTTCTATAATAACTCATGAAGTAACAAAAGTATCAATACCAACACATTTAAAAAATCAAGGAAATGGCAGATTTTGTATTACAAATTTTGTATTAATTAAACATCATTAAGTACATTAAAAAAATACAGCTAAAGGTCAGATATCTTAAGAGGAAGAGAGCTTTTTTCATAAGAAAGAAAATGCAGTTTCGAGTACTGCTCTGACCACCAAGTTTAAGGATGCTAACAGCAAATTATTACATTAGACTGCTAATCTAAACCGTATAATGCATCCTGTTTATGTTGGGGCATGGTGAAATGGTATCACATCGGATTTTGATTCCGCTATTCTAGGTTCGACTCCTAGTGCCTCTGCCCAACATTCTGACCGTAGTTCAGTTGGATAGAACAACAGCCTTCTAAGCTGTGGGTCGGAGGTTCAAATCCTCTCGGTCAGGCCACACAATGGTGACTGTAGCATAATGGTAGTGCCGCAGATTGTGATTCTGTACAGTGTGAGTTCGACTCTCATCAGTCACCCCATATTTCGGTTCCATCGTCTATTGGTTAGGATAGAGCACTGTCACTGCTCAGAGATGGGTTCAATTCCCATTGGGACCGCCATAACATATAAGTATAAACTATGAGTTAGTTGATGATCCCGATACGTTTGATACAGATTTTTTAAAGGAGAGTCCAAATGGACAGTGACAAGGTACCTAAGATAATGGGGGTATAGCTCAGTAGGTAGAGCAAATGGCTTTTAACCATTAGGTCGTGGTTCGATCCCCTTTGCCCCTACCATATCTACATGGTTACTTAACATCTCCATCCAATCAAAATCACTGTAATGATAATTGTTTAAAATAAGTAATACAAAATCATATATTTGTATACCTCGTGCAAACACTTTTAAGTCGTGTTTGCAATTTTTTAAACCATTTTCTACAAAGTCTTCAATTAGATTTTCAGTTTTCTTTTTTTGTTTGATTTTATTTTTTACTTTGTTCAATTTTTTAATTGTTTGATGACAACTTTCTAGTTGGTTGGCTAATTGTGACTTTTTGTTTACTGCTTCATTTTTCATGGATAAAATTAAATCATTACTATCAGGATCATGTGTATTAATTTTTTCATTAAATAATCTTAATAGTACATCCTTTGCTTCACCATACATAAGTGAATCAGTAAAAAATATTCCCTGTGTGTCATAACTTTGTTTTTTGATTGGGTCAGAAAGTATATTATAAGCTAAGCTAATATTTTTAAAGGTATTTTCATCTCCACCCTTATCAGGATGATGTAAATTAGCAAGTTGTTTATAACGTGTTCTAATTTCGTCTAGCGTGGCATTAGGTGATAATCCTAAAATTTCATAGGGATTCATCAAAATATTTAGTGTAATACAATTGTTGATATATAATGTTTATAGGGTGGTTAGCTCAGTTGGCAAAAAATATAGACCTATGCTAAATATACGTGGAGGTCTATACTATGCCAAGTGGTATAAAAGGAAGCAACAGAAAATATAATTGCCTAAATTGTAACAAAGAAAATTTATGGGGGCATAGCAAAATTAATAAATTTTGTAATAATGTGTGTCAAGGGAAATATAAGTGGATAAATGAAACTATAGGTAGAATTGAAGCAGGACTGGTTCCAGATGGTTCTAATGCTTTAAAAAAATATCTTTTAGAAACAAGAGGCGAAAATTGTGAAGAATGTAAGCAAGGAGGTATTTGGAATAACAAGCCTCTTGTATTACAAGTAGATCATATGGATGGTGATAGTGATAATAACTATCCAAGTAATTTAAGATTACTATGCCCTAACTGCCATACTCAAACTGAGAATTTTGGTAGTAAAGGTAAAGGTAGCAGGTATAAAAAAGTAGCTAAAAGAAACAGTTATTTGAGAGACTATAAAGGCTTGGGTGCGTAGAGAGGTAATACGTCTCCTTTACACGGAGGACGATGACAGTTCGAGTCTGTCCCCAAGCACCAAATTTAAAGTGTAGGTCGTGAGTTCAAATCTCTCATGAACAATTAAATGGTGAATATATTTAAAACCTCTGTAGTTAAATGGTATAACAGTCGATTGATAATCGACCATTACAAGTTCAATTCTTGTCGGAGGTACCAAATCATAAGGAGTAAAAAATGCCAGCAGTTTTTCTTTGTTCTGACCATCATTTCGGTCATGAAAAAACTTGTACTGTCTTTAAAAAAGCAGACGGTACACCCCTTCGTCCATTCAAAAATGCGGAAGAAATGGACGAAGAAATGGTTAAACGCCATAACGAACGTGTTCGTCCAAACGATAAGTGTTATTTTTTAGGCGATGTTGCAATCAACAGAAAAGGCTTAAATACCCTACGCAGACTAAATGGCGATAAGGTGCTTATACGTGGTAACCATGATATTTTTAAATTACAAGATTACTTAGAGCATTTTAGAGATATTCGTGGATACCATGTGATGAATGGCATGATTCTAAGTCACGTGCCTATTCATGCAGATAGCATTGCTAGGTTTGGTTGTAACATACATGGACATTTGCATGCTAACCGTGTCATGATTACAACACATAATAAAGCAAACCCTATCGTAGATGTTAGATATCATTGTGTTTGCGTAGAACAAACTGACTTTGCCCCTATCTTATTTGAGGATGTGATTAAACGCATCAACAATGAAGGGGGTACTGTTGGTTTTCGCAATGGCAACGCCCCTATTATGTAGGGGTTGTTGCCAACCTACATTGTCATCATGACAACGCACTTGACTATAATTTGTACTTGTCGTATAATTGGATGGTGGTAATTGATTTAGGAGATTTGATATGACGTTGATTTCTCGTACTAGTTTGATTACAGGGTGTGTTAACACGATGGATTTGCCAATTACGGAAGATATGATCAGTGATTGGGTAAACAGTGATACATTAATACAACATGCTTTTCCTACTCTTAATGCTGATGAACGTGAGTTTTTGTTGACAGGTGCAACACCCGCAGAACTAAGTGAATTATTTGATGAAGAATAGCTTGACAACATATCCTAATTAATATACAATTGATTCTGTTGAGTTAATAAGGAACTAATCATGAAAACCGTAGCTCTTTACTCTTTAGTTGGTACTTCCAAAGCTAAGACTGCCAAAGCAATCTTGTTCCTTGATACCCGTACCAACAAGGAAGCATGGATTCCTACCTCTATTGCTTCAGTCAAGTTTATCGGACCTGACTACGCTGTAAAAGTCACTGTGCCCGATTGGTTCTTCAACAAAATTTCTTGGAAAGAACCTACCACTTTTGTCAAAAAAACAACAAACCCATACATCGGTGCTGATATCGGTAACATGATGGAAGAGCGTATGGTTCTTGCAGAGATGTACGATAGTCTTGATGAGACTAATTCTGATGATTTTAAACAACAAGAAGAAATTCAAAAACGACTACATTGGATTGATGAAGCAGTAAATATTGCTTGACAAGAAATTAATTTAGATATACAATACTTAAATGGTAAACAAAACGGAGCAAATGATGGAAAAAGTTCTTTACACTAGCCCAATGTTTAACAAAGTATTCTTGATCCCAACTGATGCTGTAAAAACTTATAAAAAGCGTGATGCCGCATTACTTGCCTTGAAAGATCTTGGTGGTATCCATGCTCCACATACTAAAGAAGTTACGAAACTTCGCCAAACCATGCTCAACGCTAAACGCAAGATTGAGCGTGAAGGTTGGTTTTGTGTTCCTGTTTAATTGACAAGAAATTTATTTAGATATATAATTCTTCTATAGTAAACAACAAGGAGTTTTAAATGGACTTTGAAACAACCGTGTTAAAAAAGGTTTCTGAAATAACGGATGATTGCTTTTTTTACTCAAGTGGGATTTTGTCTGTAATTTGTACTCCATATCAAGCCAAAAAAATTCTTAAAAAGTTGACCACTGAATTAAATGTAAAACCTAAGCTTGGAAAAGAAGGTTCTTACGGTTTTACCTTTTACTTTGATTAATAAGGAGTAATAGATGGAAATCTCTACTGCAATTAAAATCCTACATAATGAATGTGACTTTTTAGGTAAAGGTATGCTAGACGTTATTGATGATATACAAAAACACGGTCATGCAGTATATTCTAATCAGGTGGTGGTTGCTTGCAATGTTTATGTTGCATCACGCCGCAAAGTTACTTTTACTGTTTAAGCGAGGTTAATATGGAAGAAATGATTGCAGAAATTAAGCAGTTTGCGCTAGATCATTACGAAGCAGGTGGTCATTGGGTAGTAGAAACTTATAGTCAGGAAGATTATATTGAAGTACTTACAAAAGCAAAAACAGTAGCTAAAGCTAAAAAAGAACTGAAAAAATATTGGAAGTTTATAAATGAAAGACAAGCTGAGTGTAGGTACGAATAAAGTAGTTGACAATTTATCCTAATTGATTTACAATATATTCTGTTGAGTTAATAAGGAGCGAAGAAATGACAACTTATACTGTTCACATGATTAATTTCGGTCTTAACAAGGGTACGTTTCCTACTGCTGAAGAAGCGATTGCCCAAGCTAAAGCAATAGGGTTTGAGTGTGCAATATGGGTAAACGAACCAAATAAAGATCCGTTGCATTTGTGCAATGTTAAGCCATATTAGGAGTATAAGATGGACTCACGCTCAGTATCAGCCTTTGATTTTCTAAAGCGAGCAGAACGGTATGCTGAAGCTCGTGGTGATGAGAATTTTTTCAAGAACTTCTATGTCAATTATCGTGAGTATAACTCAGTTACTGATTCAGTTTGGAAAACACTAAGTTACCTTTACGGTGACGATGTTGCTAATTTGCTAGAGTTTCAATAACCTATTGACAAGCTATCCTAATTTATATATAATTGTTTCTGTACTGATTAATAAGGAACTGAAATGACTACTGCTCTTGATACTAGCGAATTCATCGGAACCACTTCTTATCACAAATTGTTTCTTGGTGACTTGCTTACTGATGGTGCTATGCACGTTGCAGAAACTTGCGGTGCATTTTGGTTGATGGATGAAATTACTTTTGCGCTACGCAATACACGTAATGCCAAAAAAATTAACTTCAGCACGTTTGTTGTAGTTACCCTAAAGAAAACAAGAACGGGTAGTGCTACGATTACCTTTAGTGATGGTAATGACCTTAGCTTTACCAAGCGTATTGAGTACACAGATTTCCCCTACGATACTTGCAAACTGTATGCAGTATTAACTGAAGTTCAAGGTCGCAAGCGTTATGTTATTATGGTTCCAAGTGAGTACTAATTAATGAAAATTGTAGATAGATATTTAGAAGCAAATCAAAAAGCATTTGCTAATCCCCGAATAGGGGATTATTGGAGTGAACACTTTTGTCCATACTTCATTATCGTTGATATCAATGATGACAAGTACACGGTATTGAGTTGTTTAGGTGGTCCTAACAGTTTTACCCGTAAGGATGAACTCAATGCTAAAATTGAAGTAGATAGTGGACATTGGACTTTTGATTTAAGTAAATCTATGGTTGTCAACCGTCAATGGATAACTAAGGCTGTAAAGTATGAAAGCATAGATGGCTTTGTAGCTGATGTAAGTAACACTGAAAAGACTCAAAATATTGTATCTGAATGGAGAGAGTTTAAAGGTAAACAAATTCTTCAACAAATTGAAAACTTGCAGAATGAGTACTTACAATTTACTGAGTGGAATACACTAAAGAAAGAAATGTTGTAAAAGAGAAATCATGTTTGACAAGATATTAAGTTTTTGTTATGATTATTTTGTTGTCAAAAAGGAGAAATTAATGAAGCCAACTTCTGAAATGTATACAACTTTGACTGTTACGGAAAAAGCTGAGATTAAAAACTATGGAATGACTATTAAAGCACTTTGTGACGCAGTTGAAACTTCAATGATTTATGAAGGGTGCAATCCTGAACAAATCGTAAGAACGATGATTGTTAACGTGATGCACATGGTAGGAAATGATCCTGATGATATGTTTGATGCACAAAAAGATATTAAACGTGCAATTTTTGTCTTACAAAATTACTGCACCAATCAGTATGTAGCTATTAAGTTGTTGACTGAAGATGCAGATATTGCGTTTATTGACGGTGATGTAGAAGCTTTGATTGATGTTCTTAGACAAGCTAAAAATGCTATGGTAAACACAGAAATTGAAGTAGGTTAAATTTAAATTATAAGTAGTAAAGTAATGCGAGTGTGGTGAAATAGGTAGACACAAGGGACTTAAAATCCCTCGCTTCCGAAAGGGGCATGTCGGTTCGACTCCGACCATTCGCACCAACTAAATAAAAGTACAATTGCGGGGTAGAGAAGTAGAAACTCGTCAGTCTCATAAGCTGAAGATCGGTGGTGCAATTCCATCTCCCGCTACCAAATATGCGGGTGAAGTGTTTGTGGTTACACGGCGGTCTTCCAAACCTCAATAGATGGGTTCAACTCCCACCATCCGCTCCAATTTTAAAAAGGAAAATAATATGAATACAGATATTCAAAAGCTTTATAGTAAAACAGGTAATCTATTTGAAGCCACTTTAATAGCTGCACAGCGTGTTCGTGAACTTAGTGCAGAACGTAAAGCATCAGAAGAAATTGCAGCACGTGATGCTGTTAAGGCAAATCGTGCGGTATTTAATCGTAAAGCTGAAACTAAAATGTCTCAAGCATTACGTGAAATTGAAACAGGTGAAATCGATCACCGCTATTTGCTTAAAGTTAAATCTAGAGTAAAAAAGAAAATGAGGTAAATCATGATCAAAAAAGAAATCGATGTTTTAGAATTATTAGAATTTCTTGAAAAATGCGGTCCTAACACTAAACTATACATCGGTTGCGATAGTGAGCGTATGCGTATCAATGAAATATGGTATGCTGATTATATTCTTGCAGTAGTTGTCCATATTGATGGTAAACATGGATGCAAAATTTTTGGAGCAGTACAGCGTGAACGTGACTTTGATCAAAAAGCAAATAAGCCACGTATGCGTTTAGTCAATGAAGCATATAAAGTTGCAGACTTATATTTAAAACTTGCACCTTATGTTGAATTTGATATTGAAGTACATTTGGATATAAATCCTGATGAAAAGCATAACAGCAGTATTGCAATACAAGAAGCTGTAGGTTATATTCGTGGTACTTGTAATGTTATTCCACTCGTTAAACCACGTGCGTTTGCCGCATCGTATGCTGCAGATCGTTACAAAGAAATTGTGGGTCATCGTCGAGTAGCGTAGGAGGGTTAGTTCTCTCCTATTTTTATGAGGAGAGAAATATGAGCATTAAATCTAAAGCAGTAAAGCTAATTAATCGTAGAACTAAAGAAGAATGGTTTTGCGAAAATTTTACCAATCAAAAAAATATTGATGGTACTATGTTTGTAGAAGTGTATAAACCTGAAAACGGTCGTAAAGTATGGATGAACGTAACAAATTTAGATAAGAAACGTGTTGACAGTAAATAAAGAATTATATACTATACACACATTAAGGATGGATACAGCAACTTTTTTACATGACTAGAGATTGAGTAATCGATCAGCCTGTTGGGGTTAGCCAACTTTGGGCATAGCCAAGATCTATGATAGGCTTGTGATACAAAGTCCCTTGTGGTAGTGGGCAAGCAGAAAATAAATTACCGTATCGACCATCCTGTTAGTTTAAGAATGCTAACAGCAACTTAAAAAATCAAACTTGAAAATTGAAAAAAAATGCATTCTGTAAAGGAAAATTAAAATGGAATTAAAAACCGCAATAGAACAAGCCGAAGTAACAACTACCACTAATGGCATGGCTGCATTTAACGGAACAGGTGATGCTCTTGTAGACTTGTTCTTTAAAATTGGAGCATCACGTGGTAAAGATATTACCGCATTGTTTGAAAAAGCATTTCAAGAAAGTCCTGAAATCGCAACTAAAATTTTGCTATGGGCACGTGATGTGCGTGGTGGCGCAGGTGAACGTCAATTAATACGTGACTTACTTTTATACATGGAAATTAATCATCCTAGTATGCTAATACGTGTCATTCCACATATTCCTACTTTTGGACGATGGGATGATATGCTTATTTTTGCATCACGCACTATGAAAAATTTTGCTTATACATCAATTCGTGAAGCATTATTAAACAATGATGGGCTGTGTGCTAAATGGATGCCACGTAAAGGAAAAATTGCAGCAGAATTGCGTAATTTCATGGGTCTATCTCCTAAGACATATCGTAAGCTATTAGTCAATGCAACTAAGGTTGTTGAAACTAATATGTGCGCTAAAGAATGGGATAAGATTAACTATTCGCATGTACCATCAATAGCTGCATCTATCTATAAGAAAGCATTTGACCGTAATGACCATGATCGTTACCAAGAGTATCGTGATGGGTTAGTTAACGGAACCACTAAAATTAACGCATCAGCAATTTATCCACATGACGTTATTAAATCAATGTTAAGTGGTATTACTGATGTAAGTGTTGCACAGTGGGAAGCATTACCTAACTACATGAGTGATGCTAATGTGTTGCCCATGGTTGATGTAAGTGGATCAATGGGCTGTCCTGTAGGTGGAGCTAAAAACTTAACTTGCTTGAATGTTGCACTAGCATTAGGTTTATATTGTGCTGATAAAAATCGTGGTGCTTTTAAAGATATGTTTTTAACATTTTCTACCAACACTAGGATTGAAATACTTAAAGGTAATATCATTGACAAAATGAATCAAATGAATCGTGCTGATTGGTCAATGTCAACTAATCTCATGGCTGCATTTGATGCTATTCTAAATGTAGCAGTTACCAATAAAGTACCTGAAGCAGATATGCCTAAGTTTTTATTGATTCTATCTGATATGCAGTTTAATCAAGCAGTACGTGCTGATGATACCGCATACAAAGCAATTGGTAAGAAGTATGCTGATGCAGGATATGATGTACCTAAGATCGTATTTTGGAACTTAAACTCACATGACAATGTGCCTGTGCAGTTTGATACACGTGGTGCAGCATTGGTAAGTGGTTTTTCACCTGCTATCATGAAGTCTATCTTAGGAGCAAAAGATTTCACACCATTAAGCATTATGCTTGATACTGTGAACGTTGACCGATACAACGTGCTCTAACTATTACAAATCTTTTAATTTTTGCAAGTACTAGCAATAGTACTTGCTTTTTTTTCGTCTAAAAGTATACTTTTTACACACAGCTATAAATACGGATATTATGATGCGTTTTATAACAGACTTGACAGATAACTTGCTTAATTTTATAAAGGATGACCCTGTACGTCCTGAGATACCTATTGAGTATAGAGTGGCACAAAATAGAATAATTGCTGCTACTATGGATTATGAAACACCATCTGCCATTGTTTGTATATCATTCCATGATTTTGTACCTGCTGATGTAAAAGATTTAGATGTGACAAGTTCAAACCCAACAACAGCAGTTTTTTATACAATATGGAGTTATAAAGCAGGTAGTGGGGCAAATTTATTGCGTAAAGCTGTACCACAAATAAAAGAACAATTTCCCACAGTAAATCGATTTGTTACCCTTAGTCCAAAAACAGAAATGGCACGTAGGTTTCATTTAAAAAATGGTGCTATTGTATTGAGAGAAAATACTGAAACCATTAATTACGAATACACTACGTAATTAATTGCTATTGTTGACACTTTTCTATAGAATAAATACCAATAGAGGAGATTGTCATGAATAAAGTAGATAAGGAAGATTTAACTGAAGTTACACAACAATTACTTGACAACTCCACCGAAGTAGCATATGAGTTTGTCGAAGAAGAATTAATACCACAATTAGAATATTTTGAATACGAAAGTGATGAAGATGAATATATAACAGGTTGTGCAACCTTTGTATTATTCACTAGGCTAATCGGTAAAATGAAAGAGATTGGTTATGATGTTGATGAGTTAAAACAATTAACTGAACAATATTATGATATGAATTATAATGATACCTTGCATTAATTTCTATTATAACAAAACAGATTCACTACCTCAACACGAAATAATTTCTAAATCACTTTGTATTCATGCTAGCCATGTTATGCAAATGCCATCACAGATTGACATATGTTTTTATCAGTTACAACATTCTGTTTATGGTGGTATTGACAAGAAAAAAGCAAATCGTTTAGTCATTGATTACCATTTAAATTTAAAACAACTACCACAAATTTTAGTACACGAACTTATACATATCAATCAACGTTATACAGGTGCGTTAGAAATTACAAAAGATGGTTGGTATATATGGCAGAAAAAATTCTTTCTCAAGTCTAATCCACAAGAACTTACCTATGAACAATATTTAAATTTACCATGGGAAGTTGATGTACAATGTCGTTTGCATACAACACTTAAAAAAATCCTTGACTTAGCTACAGTTACATGATAAGATTAGTCATGCTAACAATACTTTAAGGAATGTAAATGAGTGACAATTTTCCAAAATCAGCAAGTGATTTTCTTGAATTACGTGAATATCTTAATTTTTTACAGGATGAACTATCTAAAGCAGACCCTAATTCAATTAGTCAAGATGAATTAAATAGTTACGCCAACTTATTGCTTGCCATAGAAAATAGTCTTACTCTTGCTGAACTTGATAGAACAGATGATGTACAACACGTACGTGATGCGCAGAATGACTTATCTAAAATTTTTGGTAAAACCATTTTTTAAAGTATAATATGCATACTTACATTAACCTCAAATAGGATTATCTTATGGAAAAGCGAAGTGAACGTTTGAAAAAAGTTGTAGGCATTACCACACATATTGACGAAGAACTTGGTGAAATTTATACATCAGTACGTGTTGGAGAAGATTTAGTTAAACGTATCAAGTCATCAAGACAAAACGGTTATGTCTTACGTAAGGGTAGAAGTGTTAAAGAGCAAGCTTCAGAATGGCAGCAATTGCCCTTTCCAATGACCAAAATTGAAGCATTTAAATTTGCAGCTCGTGATCCACAATCCAATTTTATAAACAATCATGTATGGGTAGATGCTTTTGAGGAAAAGATTGAAAGCATTGAATCTAGGCTATACCATGAAGCACATCGTAAACCTCGTAAAATTAAAGTAAACAGTGCTGAAGAACTACTAGCTATGTTGCAAATTGATTCAACTGATACTACTGAGGAAAACCATGTCAACGTGGGATAGTAATAGTAAAACACGCTCGCAAGTAAGAGAACGTGTTAAATTTGATCCTTCAAATAAAGATCATATCAACGAAGTAATTTATTTTAAGCAAAATTCAAAATGGAAAACAGTTTGTCCATTTGAAAATGAATGGCCTTGGAACGATATTCCTCGTATGATTGATGATCGACTATCTAGATATTATTTACAAACTATGCAATAAATTAAAGCCACTTTTACAGTGGCTTTTTTTTAGTATGTATTTAAGTTAGCTCGTTTCCATGAACCGTTTGCTATACACACGTAAATATAGCTTGTGTCGAAGACGATTTGTCCTGGGATGCCTGGGTCGGTGCTTAATGGTGTAAGATTATTAGTAACTAAATTACCTGTTACATAATTACCTGACACATTACCTGTCATTATCGCATCAACTGTTCCATAGAAACTACCACCTGCGTAAACATTACCTTGAGTGCTTATACCACCATTTACACGTAAAGCACCTGTTGTCGTACTAGTAGCAGGATTGGTTGAAGTAACATTAGCCAAGGTTGATACCACCACATTAGATGCGTTTATCGTAGTAACGTTACCTGTTGTTGCTATTAATGTAGAAGTACCCAAGTTACCTGTATTAGCATTGCCTGTTACACTGAGCACACACTACTAA